TTCCAGTGCCGCCTGGAGTGACATGTGCATCAAACGCAGGAGGGTCGCTCGGACCCAGATTGATCGATACAGTGGGAGGATCGATCGTGATAATCGGACACTGAACTTGAGGGATCAATACCTGCGGCAGCTGTAAATTGAGGCTGATCTCAAACGTACATGGATCAGCATACGTTCCAGTGCCGCCTGGAGTGACATGTGCATCAAACGCAGGAGGGTCGCTCGGACCCAGATTGATCGATACAGTGGGAGGATCGATCGTGATAATCGGACACTGAACTTGCGGTATCTGTGGCAGCTGCAGCTTAAGACTGATATCGAACTTGCATGGATCATCAGGCGCATTGGTTCCACTCGGTGTCACGATCGATCCTCCCACTGTATCGAAGTCGTACGGCTGGTTGATATCGACGCTCGTCTCGACTTGGATCTGCGGACAGGGCACGTTGATCTGCGGAAGCTGCAGCTTAAGACTGATATCGAACTTGCATGGATCATCAGGCGCATTGGTTCCACTCGGTGTCACGCTGGCCGTGAAATAAGCCGGCGAGCCAGACGGCTGATTGATGTCAGCGCTGGCTTCGATCTGAATCTGCGGACACGGCACGTTGATCTGCGGCAGCTGCAGCTTTAGGTTGATGTCGAATTTACACGGGTCGTCTGGCGTGTTGGTGCCGCTGGGAGTCACGCTGACCGTAAAGTAACCAGGCGAGTCGTACGGCTGGTTGATATCGACGCTCGTCTCGACTTGGATCTGCGGACAGGGCACGTTGATCTGCGGCAGCTGCAGCTTAAGATTGATGTCAAACTTGCAGGGATCACTATCCGTGTTGCTGCCGCTGTGATGCACATTGGCTGTGAAGTAACCTGGCGAGTCGTACGGCTGATTGACGTCGACACTGGTTTCAACTTGCAGCTGCGGACATGGAACGTGTATCTGGGGCAGCTGCAGCTTGATTTTGAAGTTGAAAAGACACGGGTCAGCCGGCGTGTTGAAGCCGTTGTGATCGTCACTGATGGTAAAGGACGGCGGATTGCCGTGCTGCAGCTCTCGGTAAATAGTCTGGATCTGAATCTGCGGACACGGCGGCTCTGGTATTTGCAGATGCAAAACCATCTGGGTTTTACATCTGTTGGTGCCGCACGGATCTTCGGAATTCTCGTTATAGATCCTCACCTCAGAAACAGGCATGGCAACAGCCGGTATCAAAACGATGGGGGCGACCTCGAATTCAATTTGCGGGCAGGGGACAGTCGCGATTTCCGGCGTGACCGGCAGTTCTTGGTTCACGCAGTCGGGAATGATCTGCGGCGACTCGGGAATCGCACAGTTCTTGATGATCGGTTCGCGAGTAATCTGAGGTAAAAACGGAACGTCGCACTTGTGCGTGTTGAATGCAGCACGGACCTTGTCGCCGCAAGGCTCAATAAGCGTCAGCGCCCAGATCGGGTTGGGAACACCCGAGATATTGTCGTAGTAGGGGTCGTCGTACAGGCTCAGACCGATTGGCCCGCCAGGATGATCGAAATCCAAGGTCTGCCCAACGTTGGCTGCTTCACATTCAGCCTGGGTTTCCCAGCCGCTGATAAAAGTACCCAACGGTGCCATCGTCACTGACACGTTGCCCAGACCGCTATCCACGGCAGGAGCAATCAGGCCGGTCAAGGTAAAGCCTCCGCCAGCCATTGCGACAATGCGCCAGCTTTTGCTTACCGTCCAGCCGAATCCAGGTGAAAGTTGAAACGAACCTGTGACGTAGGTCATCCGGTAGCGGCCGGCCGGAAACGTAATTCCGCCGTTAAAGTAAACCGCGTCAGCCGAAATGATGTTGCCCGTGACCTCGTACGACGCACCGACCGGCACGTAAGTGCCGGCGGGTTGACTCGGTCCACAGGGTACGAGCGACATCGAAGCCTCCTTGCTTCGTCGGTTCAACTCAAGATCTCAGACACTTCGCTGAACGGATGGTCGCTGTAACAAACAGTCAACCGGGTCATGTTCACGTCGATGATGACGGTGTGCATGGACGGTTCGATGCTGATGTTGACGCCCAGGCCGTTCAACAGCGACGCGAACTTGCCGCCGACGCCGTTGATTGACCGGATGACTTCATTGCACCGTGGCCCGCCTTCCAACAGCCCATCCGACTCGTCTGAGTCACCCAGGGGCGGCGTCTCTCCGGGAAACAGCTTGGGCTCGTTGTTGCATACAGGTCCAGCGCCAGCGCCAACGTCGGCTCCGATCACCACGGCATTGTTGAAGTCTTCCTGCCGTAAAGCTGCATTGTACCCGGCGACGAACCGAACGTCTCCTCGCAGGCATCGGGCTGTCACGTAGATCGTATCCTGGGCATTGGGAAAGTCCCAGACAACATCAGAGCAGCCGACCGGTGCCGTCACGCGGACACGATTAAGGTTGGCAATGTTGATCGACGAGACATAACCGCCGGATACGTTCTGGACCAGCGCGGGTTCAACTACGCCAAAGCTGATGCTGCCAGTCAGATGCTCGCCATCGGTTAGCGTAGCGGCCAGATTCATCATGTCGCCGGTCACCAGATAGCCCGACCACAAAGGTTCAGGCGGGCATTCTGAAAGCAGATCGTTGGATACTTCAAATATCGGCGAGTCGCTGGATTCGCTGTAGCCGTAAGCCTGCTCGACGTCGTCGACGTGCTCGACGGCGTATTGCCCGTCCGTGACCAAATCGCGGGTAAACGTCAAAGGGCGCTGATATAGCCCCGGAGCGTCGCAGGCAAACGCGAAGGTGACGATGTTGCCGCTTCGAACCACCGAGTCAAGCCATACAGTATGCTGTCCGGCGATGTAGCCACTGTACAGCCCCATGACAAAGCCAGCGTCGACAACCGTGTTGTTATCCAGCACCTGTATCGTGCCGGCGCTGCCGATGGGGTTGGCTACCGTGTCGGTTATGAACGGGTAAGCTCTGAATCGGTTGGTGTTATAGAAGCCTGGCTGTGCCATTTTCTAAAGTTCCTTTGTAATCACGCAACACCGGTGAACGTGCTGCCGACCACTTCTATCACAGTGCCAACGGAAGTCGGATGAACACGCAGCACGGTATCCGCAGCCGTGTTGTTGTTGACCGTAAGCTTGACGTCGCCGTTATTATCCGGCCCGACGACGATCGTCTGCTGCCCGTCCGTGAACGTCAGCGTCTTGAGAAACTGCGGCGTCTTAAACAGAGAATACGGAAAGCACAGACGCCGTTGAAACAGCGGATCACCGACGACGTCTACGCGAACTGCCATAACCTTTTCAACTGCGGCGGTACAGGGGCCAGCGACGACGCTGCTTTCTTCCAGACTCAAAATCACGCCATCAGCGCCCATCATCCAGACATCACCGGAAAACACTGAGCCATCCGGCAGAACAATGCCACGAACACCGGTCTGCGGCGTCGGTACGCAGCAGGTGGCGGCAAATTCGGTCTGGGCAGCATTGAAGGCGAAAGAGCCTATGCCCCAGGTGCTGAACACGGTCAACTGTTGGGGATCACCTATCAGCAAGCCCGCCGGCCGATTGAACGCATCGGTGAATACGACGTTGGACTGCGGAGTCGGCAAGTTAAATGAACCGCTGGCTCGCTGGGCGTTATCCTCGTCGCCCAGCCACAACGTGACCATGTCGTAAGCCACGTCGACCTGGCTCAATCTCATGTGCGGCTGACCACCAACCGGGTAGAAAATCGCATCTATGACCGTCCCTTCCAGAATGGTCTGACTGCCGTTGGTCAACGCGGAATTCATGGCAAATGGATAGTTGGTCGGCTGATTCTCGTTGCGCCATTCAGGAAACAAAATTTGCGCCATGACCGTCTCCTACAGTTCCTCGACCTCAAAATAGCCGAACCGGGCATATCCGCGATTGCAGTGAATTCCACAGTAGCCGGCAGCAGGAAGATACTGCGAGGTGGACAACGTCAGACTGACGGCGACAGACATGCCGGACAAGCTGTTCAGCTGGATAGCAATGTTGACGTTAGCACCGGTGCCGGGCGTCACGTCAACAACCAGTTTGTACCAGATGTCCAGATTCAAGTTGGCGATGTCGGCAAACACCGGCTCAGGTATGAAGCCCGTTCCGTTAAACTGCAGAACGTTCAACTGCTGGGCGTCGTAGTCCAGCTGTATCAACATGTACACCGATCGGCCCGGATAAAGCGGATGCGGCCGGTAGTTGAGAACGATTCCGGCGTTGTGGCCGGTGTTCACCAGTCCGGACACCAGTTTGAATTCCGTGGTGTACCGCCGAGACAGCGGCTGATGATCGAAGCCTTCCCACAGCGCTATGTTGCGCTGGGTCGGCCCTATCAGTGTTTCCGTGGAGTAAGAGCGGTGATAAGGCGAGATAGTCGGGTCATCGGGAGCATCGTCGTCGACAAACTTCCACCGCCCGGATGCCGTAATCCAGTGCGGCGCAACGGAGTCAGACTCGCCAAATCCTTCGACGTAAGGCAACGATCCGGTCATCGGAATCGATTCGCTGTTACTGTGGCTGTGTTGGACGGAATCCGAATGCGTCGGCGGCATTGACTCGCTGACCGATTCGCTGTTCTGACTGCACTGATTAGGATAGTCGTTGGGTAGCTTGCCCGTCTCGTCAGGCAGCGTGTTTTTCTGACAGGCTACGGCGAGCGATAAGCCGCAATCCAGCACCACGCCACTGCCGTCCGTCACAGCACCCATAATGGCACAACCATTGAAAACCACGTCGATGTTGCCATTGCAGTCTGGCGCAATAGTGTTCAAGAATTCAACGGGCTGAGGATCGCCGCAAGTTCCGCTTTCCGGCCGAGCGCCACAAATACCGGCAAACTCACGGAAGACGTTGGCCTGGTTGGTAGTGGACAAAACGTTGGGATCGCCGCCCGGTTGAGCGAGGCGAAAAACGATCACGTCGCGGACTACTCCGTCAATTTCGTGACTTTCCTTGCTGACCTGCAGCGGAGCGTCCACCTGCAGATTGACCATGCCGGTCATTGGCGTCATGTTCATGAACGCCAGGCTGCTGACCGGCAGCGGTCGGTAAGCTCGGGCTGCTCGGGGGCTCAGTAGTCCAGCCTCAGGCCCCGGCAACCGGCCCGTATAGTTCTCGCCTACGCCTTCGCCGAAAACCACCCATCCGCCGACGCCGTCAGCCTGGCCTTGCAGCGGATAATGAACGTAGGGAGTCACCGGCTGGGCCATGCTGAATACGGCCACGGGGACAAAACTGGCATTGTCGGTGGGCGAAGCCGCCGCCTGAATGGTGATGCTGACCAGCGACGAAGTCACGCACACACTGGCCAGGAACGGATACAGACCCAGCGTTGACGGATACTGCAGCTTCAAATCCGCCAGGATCGTGTAAGGCAGCATCTGCCCGTTCGAGTCAATGGAGGTTGCCGCGTCAGACAGCGGGTAAGGCCGTTCCTCGTTTGCGTCGTACCAGTGAAGGGCAATAGCGCTCATACGCAACTCCCGCATCCGGCAGTAGGGCTGATGGGCGCTATCCGCGTCAGCGCCGCCCGAACCGGATAAGGCGGCGGCGACGTAGCCCAAAGACTCAACACGTTAGACGGTAAAGTCGCAGCTACAGTTGCCGGATCAGCTTGGCTACAAAGCTGGCCACTGGCGTCATAAACGTCCGGTGCGTGCGCTGACAACGTGATTGACAGAGAATCACCGGCATTACAACCGTCCAGCGACAGACGAGTTCTGAACTTACTGGTGGCCTGGGTATCGACATAGTCGAAGTTGGTGTCAAGAATCGGAAACACACCGGAGGGCAGATACGGCGTGTCGTTGTAGTTGGTGTCCGAGCCATTGCGAATTGTCTCGCGACAGCGCAGATTGATGTCGTTGCCGCGATCGGGAAGAAGCTGCATGGTTAAACGCAGCACCAGGGGTTTGATACAGCAGCTGGTCATGTTGCACATGAGCCCAGCTATGAACAAGTTGCAGTAGGGCTCGGCGTTGAACACCAGTTTCAACGGTTGAGCCAGACGGCAAGTGCGCTGGGCTTCCCAGCGGGCAATGTTGGCGGTGAACTGGTCCCGGATTGCCTCGGCAGTTACTCCCAGCGCCTGGTACTTGTTCCACAAGTTAGTCAGACCGCGATAAACCTTCACGAAGTCATCGTCGGTGCAGCACGGCGAACAGTCGTTGTACATCGTCAGTGCGTGAGCATCGGTCAGCACTACTTTTCTGGGATCAGTGGTCGTCAACTCTACCGGGCGCTGCAGACGGTAACACCCACTGGCATCCCAGGTGAAATTGCCGTTGCTGGCCGGCGAAATGGTGTTGATCGTGAAGATAGCCGGAACGGCATCTGCGCACCCAGGGTAACGCCCGACACCGTCTCCGGGGTTGGCCCGGATGGTAATTTTCTTAGTATAGCGTCCACCGTCGACCAACGCAGGGCTGGAGGACGTCAAGTTTACATTGTAGCCTTCAACCAACGTGACACTGCCCGTCAACTTGACCAGCCCCACGCGAATTGATCTAACACGTTGAGGCAATTTCATAACCGCACGAGACGACAGAATACCATTGACGGGAGTGAAGCTTGAAGCATAGGTGACGCCGGCAGCGTACTGGGGAGGATACGTGTGCCGGGTTGCCCGTAGTACGCCGCTGTCGCCGATCCACTCCATGACCTCCAAGACGCTGCCGAAAAAAGACGATGAATAACTGGCAGCCGACGAGTCAAAGACCACGTTGCCGTTGACGTCGCTGATCGTAATGTCTCGCCGCGACGGCAAAGCTTGGTCGAATCCTGACAGGAAAGTTACGGACAACGGCAATTCAAACGAGCACGAGTCATCGTCATAAGCTAGGAACATATCGCCGAAGATGTACCGCAGGTCATCAGACGGCGCAACGAAAGGATAATCCGTAGCCAGGCTAGGATCTTGGTTTACGCCGGTTGACTGCCACAACTCCGACATCGCAGCTCCTACGAACAAACAACGCAACCAGTGTCATTAAGCTTGCTGCCCAGTACGACCTGATCCATGTTGATAACCTGTGACTGCAGGTTATTAACGAAGTTCGACAAAGTTGAATACTCGCTGCCGAACATCTCCAAATCCTTGGTGATCTGCTCCAATTCGGCGCACCCGCAGCACGGCTGACTGCAGCTGTCACCGATGGTTATGCCGTTTTGAATGCCGTCGATATTGACGCATTCATTACCGGAAATAACCGAAAAGTTCCCGCCCGGATCAGGTCCGATTCCGTTGATAGTCAGAATCGGATCGCCATTTTGGTTGCCCACGCAGACACAAGCCTCAACAAGACCTTCGCCCTGAATTGCCGATATCAGAATCTGCGGGTCCTGGCCGACTTGAACCACCGTGGTCAGCTGAACGTTCTGATCAGCCACCAGCACAATATCGCCGTACAAAGGCTGGCTGATTTGAGCGCCGGCGGAAACCCGAATAGAGCTGACGCCTCGGATGATTGGTCGAATGCAGTCGGGATCGATAAGCGTGTTGGCGTAGTCGAAGTTGAACGATCCAACCGGTTGCAGGTCGATGTCATCCAGCCGGCCGATAACGATCTTGCCCACCGTGTCGGAAAAATCACCAATTCCGCCGACCGCGTAGACATTGCCGGGGGCGTGGCTGCTGCGTGCAATCAATGCCGTGGCCACACTGATCGGCGATCCGATCGCCGGCTGATAGCCGATGATGATAGAAAATCCGGTGGCGTAGGCTGTCAGTGTCAGGATGAAAAAATGGCCTGGGTCGATGTTCAAGCCGGCATGGACAGGCAAGTCCAGCTCCAACATGAACTCATCAGGGATCGTAAACGTTCCCGTCTGGTCAACGCCATCGCCGTTCTCTGCCAGCGGATAGCTGCGCTGGCTGTTGCTGTTTTGCCATTCTAAGGCCCAAATCCCGGCTGGCATCCGTGCCTCCAGTCAAATTAGAAGATCGACAGACTGTCATTGGTGGCGCTGCCGAGAATCGCGGTGATCCGGAGAATGCCAACTTCACTGGTGTAACTGTCAGTCGACAGCCGCAATACCGTAAACAGGAAGTCGTCGCCGGCAGCCACGGAAATCACGTCGCTGACGACGTCGATGTACTGGTTGGCCACTGTCAATGTGGCCACCGTCACGATGTCGATGGCTGAGTCGCCAGACGGCAACAGAGTCGGACTGGCCAGTGACGAAGGAATTCGGCAGCCGGTAACGGTCAACTGCGGCAGCGTACCAGCGGCCCGGCCCAGCAACCGCAATCGCAACTGCATGACTGGATCGTTGAAGCTGAGAGTATCTGGAATGACGAACCGTCCTCGAACTCCCTGCTGCTTGCCGGCGGCCATGCCCAGGTACATCACGTTCTGAAAATATTGCTCGGTGGCCTGGCCTACCTTGATCAAATCCGTGGTCAGCTCCTGGTCGAGATGGCTGGCAAAGATGATCTTTACCCGGCCGTGATGCACACGGGTCAACGGCGCTGGCAAAGGTGACAATTGTTCGTATGTCTGAAAGTCGCTGGACAGAAGGATGTTGGAGCTGCCGGCGTAAATGCCAGTGGCCACCGGCCCTCGGTGAAAAATACCATTGGCCTGATCCCACTGCTTGATAGCCATCCAACCGCCCGGATCAACGTCGTCCTGCAGGTAACTCAAATCAAGCCTGAATTCCAAAGCTCCGGTGACTGCCGGCAAATCGGGATTGCCGTTGCAGGTAATGATCAATCGATTGTCGCGAGTGGTGCAGCTGGTCACCACGGTTTGATCCTGCAGGAACAACTGCTGGATCATGAATAATTCCAGCGTCCATTCGTACTTGTACGGACACTCGCCGAAGCTGTCGCTGAACGCAATGCTGTCCGACGTGCCGAGTGTCGGGTCCCAGGGAACACTGTCGTAACAGTCGCTGGTCCACCAGATACCGTTCTGGTCCATGATGACCAGGCCGCTGGCATCCTGGGGCACGGGAACGCCGTTGCGATACAGGATCGCGTTATCGGGCGGCAGAGGCGGCCAGGATCGCTGCAGGGGCACGTTGTTCCACAGGGTATAGCCGAAGACAGCTCCCGTTGGAGCTTTGCCGTCGAACATAGAGTGACCGGCCGGCAGCCAGCCTTCGATGTCCGGGTTGGGGCTGGTAATAACGTGGTTGTTGCCGATGCCGGGGTTGGTCGTGTCGCCGGCAGGCCGGGCTTTGAGCTTGAAGCGCAAATGCCTATGACCGTTGATGAAATCTTCCACACGCGGGCAGACAAAGACATGACCCTGGCCGTCACACTTTAGCACGGGCACCGCAGCCACCGGCCGGTTCTGCGTCAGCTTGCCGGCCGTCAGACTGGACAAATACCAGGTACCGGCTGCCACGGTCTCGCCGGCGATGACTGCAGCCGTGAAATTCAAAGGAGCATATCCGTACAGCAGAATCTCAGCCATCGTCGGGCTGGCTTTGGACAGGATCACGCCCCAGACCTGCGTGGAGTCACCGATTACCAGGCTGCCGCTGCTGTCGATCGAGGTGGATACCACCGCCGGTTCGTACTGGCCGCGTGCGGCGTTGAAGTAGACCGGCGTGCCGACGACGCAGATGGACGAGACCTGGGCCTCGGGAATGATCACCTGGCTGCCCAGCCCGGCGGCGTTGAGCAGCTGATAGATGTACATGATGTTCTGCTGGAGTTGATCAACTGGAGCGTTGATCGACCCGGCGGAAACCGGCTGCCCGGACATGACTTGCTGAATCAGTTGTTGCAGTCCCACTGGACACCTCCGTGTGTCGGCGCAAAAGTTGTTTAGAAATTACTCCAGCGTGACCTGCCACTCGATGCCGATCTGACTGGTTGACAGCTTGGTCTGCTGGTCGGCAGCCAGGAAGTAAAACCGGCTGAACACTATGTCGGTGGTCTTGTCGGCGGGGTTGATGATCGACACCAGAGCGCCGCCGTAGACGGTAGACCCAGCCGAGTCGCTGAACGCCTTGCCGTTGATGCCGGTGATGCCGTTGCTCATCGCGAACATCGTCATGCGGTTGACGTCGGTGAACAGGGCCGGGTCGGATACGTCCAGCGTCGTGGCAACCAGCGGCACCCGCAAGTAGTCAGTGTCGCCACTGCTCGCCAATCCCAGATAGTATTCGATGCCGCCGGTGCGGTCGAAAGTCGGAGGCGACACCGGACCGCCGGAGTTTTTGAACTCCAGATACATTGCGTTGATCGTGTAGTTGCTGCCCGGCTGAGTCAGCGCCCTGACCGCCGCAGCTCCCCAGCTGTACAACACGTCGTTGTGCCGCCACGGGGTACGAGGCCGGGGGATAAATCCCCTGCCACTGGCGCTGTGCATGACGATATGACGGTCATTGCCGATATGTATCGGGTCGAGTACGTAGCGTCCGGCGTCGAACCCGTCAGGCACCATGTAGGCCCGAGCCTTGCCTTTCAACCATGCCGCAGGAATTCCTTCGCTAGTCATGAATCGTCCTTATGCACAACGGCCGCCAACCTGGAAAATCCGAACCGACTCGCTTATGAACGACGGGTCGATGCCTTCGGAATACAGATTGCCAAGAAACACGGCCTGGGTTTCGCTGTACCCCGGTGCCTCTGGGGTGCCGGGTCCGTTCATTGTAATGGATGGATCGGCGTACGTCAGCTCAGCCAGCACAATCATCGCACATTGCGGCGGAATGACCATCCGCAACGCCTTCGCCGCCGTGATGCCGACGCCCTGGGCACACGCGACGGTTTTGAGCCGCACCAGCATAACGTTGTTCCGCAGCACGTTCTGACACAGGAATTGCAGAGGGTTGATCGTTGCCGGCAGCGTCGGTGGATTGGGGTCTGTCGACTTGGCCGCTGCCGGCCGAGTGTCCAGCAGATTGGCCAGCGTATAGCCGGCATTAACGCCACGCTCGTGCAGCAGATCGAAAAATAGACTTACGTCGCCGGGAAAGCCGTCTACCTCGAAGCTTACTTTGACGAAACCATCGTCGTCCGTTACGGACGTGATCGGCACTGAGACGTTGCGGAAAATCAAGTCAGCGTAGAAGTCAGCCAGCAGCCAGCCACGTGACAGGCTCAGTCCCTTGACGTACTGGTATGCTGGCACCTGCCCGCGATTGAATTCAAAGAACATCAGCGCATCAGTCAGCGGCTGATACTGCCGCAGCGTGTCACCGACGTTGACAATCGGCGTGGCCGCCAAATTGAACGAATACACTTGCTGGTCGGTAATGACGATCAAGCGGTCAGGCTGGGTAACGATCAGCTGAACAATCTCACCGTCGCTCTGGCACAGCGGAACCCCGGCGATTGCCGACCATGCACGATATAGATGCCGAAAGGCGCTGCCATCCACCAGGGCGTCGAACATCGCGTTGACAAAGTCCTTACCGGCCGGCGTGGACGGCGCATTGAGATTCATCGCATAGCCGAACTGCTGATTGATGGCGTCACGATCGAACTGACCGCGAAGAATCCACAGGCTGCACTGCATGTCGACGACTTGACTGCCGGACATCACCTCAATTTTGGGACACAGGGGATCGTTGAAAGGGTCGTCGCGGAAGATCAGCATTCCGTTTTTCAGCCAGTAGTCGACGTTGCAGATCAGCGTCCGGCTGGTGTTGGTCAAGCGATTGACGATGACAGGGGCCGCAACCATCCCGGCCGGTGCCGGGTAAGCCGGTAGGATCGTGCCGTTGTAGGGAGTGTCAAACCGCGTGCTGCCGTCAAAGAAACTGATACCGTCACCGTAAGTCGGTATGCCATAGTTCTGATCCTTTTGACTCTTAATCAGCACCACCGGTTGGATCTGCTGCAAATGGGTCACAGGAATAGACTTACGGCTTATCGAAGCAAGCATGGCGTAGAAGTCGCTCAGCGCCTGATTGCCTGCGGCAGCGATCGCCACAAGCAACGACTCGATCATGTCGCCGTTGTCGTAGGTGCTGCTCCACAGCGAGCCGATGGCTTCCAGCAGCTTACTGGGACTGTCCAGATCAGATTGCGGATATTGGTACATGTCTACCATCCCATAATTAAACCACCTCCCGTGTCATAAAGCGACACGGGAGGTGATCGACACAAGAGGTGCGTCCATCGCTTAAGCTGCCCGCCGCAGCAGCCGTTCGCGAAGCTTAGCTGCGTTGAACACCTTGAGATCAGCCAGCAGGTCGGACATGCCAAGACCGCTGGGACTCTTGAAGGTCTTCTGATTGATCCAGTCGGCTGAAACCGGAACGTAGGCTTCGTCGCAGATGCCATCCCAGAACGCCCAGGTCATCACCTGCGTAGCTGCCCAGGTGACACAGGTCAGTGTGTCGTTGCCGAAGTAGGCACCGATCGGCACGCAGTGACCGCCCCAGGTGCCTGGAGCGTTTTTGCCGGTGAAGCCGCCGGGAGGAACTCCCCATACGCCGCCGACCTGATTTTGCGCCGAGCTGGGCAAGTTCAAGCCGATGTTGACCGCACCAAACAGCTGAGTGGCGATCTTGACTTCATTGTGATTCTTGGGATCGATCGTGGCATAACCCAGGATCTTCTTGCCACCGATGCCGACGTGCATCCAGTAGTTCATCACGTCGACGATGGCGCAGCCGTTGTCGTTGGCACCAGTCTTGGGGTCATACGCGGCACCTTCCTCACCGGTGACCGCCACGTAGGCAGACTGAATCGCCGCATCGGGTGTGACGTACATTTTGCCGCTGGCCTTGACTGTCCAGATCTCGTCGATGTGGCCTGGCGAGGCACACGTGCAGTCACCTTCCGTATCATTGAGCATCATTTGGAAACCGGTCATGCCGCTGAGCCAGTTGACCCGCAGCAGCGGATGGCTAGGCAACTTGGCGTGATCCAGGTAAGCGCCGAAGCGCGGAATCGACTTGTCGACTTTCTTGGCGTTTTTGCCAAGTTTGTAGTCCACGATACGCATATTGGAATCCTTTCCGAATTAGGCCGGCACAGGAATTTCACTGCTAACGTCGACGGCGACGTCTGAAACAGCAGTGAGAAACTGCACCGTCCTCGGACTGATCATGGTTCCGTTCAATGACGGAACGATTAAGACTTCATCTGATCTCAGATAAACCATCTGACCGCTGGGCGCACGAATGCGACCAAAGATGTCGATGCTGCCGACACTCATGCCCTCGGGCAGCAAACTGCTGACTGCATCCTGTAGCGTTGAAGCGTAGAGCCGGCCGATAAAGCCCGTGCTATTGACCGCCGCCGCCAACGTAGCCTGAATGGCGCTGACATCGGGGTCGGCCTGGTTGTAACGCTTGGCGATTCGCAGCGAGACTTGAGTGAAGCAGGGTATCGCTGCCTTAACCAGCAGATCGCTTCCTACGCCACGATTGTCGTAACCTCCGGCAAAGCCCTGAATACAGTCTACTTGAGGCAGATAGCTGACGGTTACCTGGTAGTTGGCCGTGGCCCCGACTGTCAAGTTTGTAGCCAGATCAGCGAAAGTGACGATCGAAGTTTGGTATCGGCTGTATACCCCTTCGCTGACAGTGACGATGTCAGGTACAAAATCAGGTCCGCTCAGATCCAAACTTCGCACTTCCTGCAAGATCGACAGCGTACCGAAGTTAGCTGACGTTGGCTGGCGAATCGCGACGATCTCGTAAAACCCCGGCGCAGCGTCCCGCGTCAATGACGCCGACCATTGCCCGTTGCCGTTCTCGTCGACGGCGATCAACGTGCAAGGCATATTCAAAGTCAACGTGGCCAGCTGCGGAGTGGTTCGCACGTACCAGTCGATTCGGCCGCCGCCGACGCTGCCCGGAAAGATCGTGTGCTGATCCCGCAACATTTCTTCGTCACCACAGCCGATCACCGAGCCCACGACTCCAGCGAACGCCGCGTTGGCTCGCAACATGGCGGCCATGTTTACGCGGTTGCTGCTGGCTTTGGCGGCAATGCCCTGCTGGAATCGCGTCAGCAACTGATCGTTGGTTTCAGCGTTGACTCCGCCGATGAAGTCGTCCGTGGCATAGCTGGTCAGGTAGCCGGTAGGCAAAGCCGCCGGCACGACCAATGTATCCTTGGTCAGAATGTAGCTGTTGCCGACGTTAGTTGCCGTGACGCTGATGTTGAAAGCGTAGTTGCCGTCATCAAGTTCTATCAGCAACACGTCTGACTGCCCGGTGACCTGAACTGCTTCCGGTTTGGCGGTGTACACCTGGTTGACGGCGAACTGCAGCCCGTTGGCCGTAAAGATGGCACCGCTGGCGATGGTGACGCTGGTAGATTGGGTTAGAACAATGGTGATCTGCCCGGTTGCAGTTGCTCCGGCTTGTCGTGTGACGTTCCAATTCGACAGAATATCGTCGACTACTCCCGGATCGGCCAATGACGGGTTGGCTTCGACAGCCAGCAACGAACGAGCGTTGAGATAGTTATTGATCATCTCCTGCGTCATGGCCTGCAAGAGAGAGCCGTAGTAAACGATCGTATCGTGAATGACGCCGCGCTTGAGATCCAACGACGTGTTGGCCTCGGCTGCCAGTTGTGTGACTGTAGCCAAAGCCGCTGTAACGACAGTGGGGTCAAGCGAATCCAGAGTTGCGGGAACGATCGGCATCCTTGCCTCTAGTTGTGAATCACCACCGGAATCGGCAGAATCACAGGCCGGCTAGTCCCTGCCAGGCTGTTGATCTGCAAGTACAGTTTCAGTGTATCCGTCTGAACCGTCAATGATATCAGATCGACTGAATCAAGTCTTTCATCGTCAGGGTCAGTAGTGTCTTCCTCGGCTTGCAGGTTGGTTCGCACCTGCAACTCTGACAACCAGAACGCCTGCTCGGCGTCCAGCGTGGTCCGCAATTGACCGGTCTGGGCCAGCGACATGAAATCACAACCTCGCAGCGGCAGATAAAGCAAGGTGCCGGTGATCGTCAGGAATTCTACCAGCCATCGCTGCGCCAGTTTCTGAATGCCCGTGCAGATCTCGCCGGAAATGACGCCGGGGCCAGCCAGCTGATTGGAAAGAAGAACCTCTCCGGACAGCTTGGCTCCCTGGAAAGCCAGCACGTCGTAAGTACGACCGGCGTAGTTGGCGGCGCTGGACATCAGACAGTTCCTGTTCCTTTGCTTTGCTTAGTCAGACCGCGAACGTATTCAAGCTGACATTGCACCAGAGGCCCGCTGTCATCGCCGTGGCCGTTCTTGCGGCCCATGGCGTGACAGAACGTACGGGGACGTCGCATGGTGTGTCGCATACGCCAAGCCCGCTCCATTGCTGCCAGCAAGTCAATCTGCACTGTCGTGACCGCCAGATCACCGCTGGTGCCGGGGTTTTTTACGTCAGACATCGCATCGGCAAACCATTGGTTGCTTTGTGTCCGGCTGAACATCTTTTCCATGCCCTGGAAATCGAACAGGTCGCCGTTCCAACCCTGCTTGTCGGGGATCAGCCATTGCGATTGTGCGCCAGTCAGAACGTTTTTCTGTTCTTCTTGCGCTTGCTCTTTGAGCTGGGTCACCTGCGTCTGCAGGACCGTGTCGGTATCAGCTCGTGCGTTTCCTTTGGCCATGACTAAGTTCCAAACGGGCTGAGGTTTTGTTCCTTGTTCAACAACTGCTGAATCTTAAGTTTGCGCTGGCTGATGGCACCAGGAGTCAGCCGCAGCTTGTCGGCAATCTGCTGGTTGCTGAGCCGCTGAGCGCCACCCAGCCCCATCGACCATTCCATGATCTTCTTGTCGGTGGGCTCCAGATCGCCGTAGACCATATGCAAAAACGACTGGCCTGGCGCTGACTTGACGCCGGGGGAGTATCCGCCACCTTCGCCTGCCGTTTCGCCGAGCGAGTCAAAATAGCCGCTGCTCATGGGTGCTTGAAAGCTGCGGACGTAGGCAATGCGACGGACCGACAAGCCAGTGTGGTCGGCCAGTTCGTCCAGCGTGGCGTCTCGCCCCAGTTTGTCGTTGAGTTCAGTGCCGGATCGCTCCAGCAGCGAACGATCCAGCATCAACCGCTCAGGCACCCGCACTGGCGTGGTCGTCTTGGCGGAGTATCGTTTTAGTCCCTGCAACTGAGAGTACAGATGGTTTTTCAGCGAGCCGCGATCCGGGCTATAGGTCTGAAACGCGGACAATGCCAGCCGGCGGCCCTTGGCTTTGACCAGCGGATTAACATCGCCAACGTGAGTTCTGGCGGCCGACTCGATGATCGGATCAGCGGTATCCAGCAGCGCAGAGCTGGCTTGCGGAGATGGCTGGGCCTTCCAGGTCTTCCACTGGGATTCAATATCAGGCTCTTTTTCGTTTTGCCAGGCCATGGTTACTTCATCTCATAAGCCGGCAGCAACGGGGCTCCGGTCATCACGTTATTTCCGTAAAACGGATGGTGATCAATACTGGTCCGCTCTGCACCGTTTTCCGCTTCTGTCCTGACATGCGACAGTACGAAGCTGGTCGATGCTCTGCGTCCCTCGGCGTCAATCTCACAGGTGACACGCGTCACCTGTCCGTAAATATTCGAACCTAATTCGTCCTCGGCTCCGATGAACTTTTCCGGACTTCCGAGAATCTTCAAGTGTGAACCAGGTCCGATATCGAACCTCAGTTTACCCGAAATCGTTCCAACACGTCCACGAAGCGAGTTTTGAATGAAAACACAGCGGGCATATTGCTGCAGCAACGTGGCAGCTTGAGGGATGAGATTGGCCGGCGTTGGTGGCTTGCCGTTGGACATGGCCGGCGGGACTGGCGGCGTTACGGTTGGCGTAGTCGCGGTCTGCGTAGCCGCATTGTTCAAAACTCCAGTGGTGTAGCCCAGGTTAGACGGTGAAGCACAGATCTCGCCGATCCAGGTCGGCACTCGCACATACAGGATCGCTCCGTCGCTGTCCCCCACGGCGTCAGAGGCGTAAGCGCCGGCGATACTGGACGGATCGCCTGTAGCCTTGTCGGTCACCGAAATGCCTGTCTCGGATTGAACTGCACCGTGTGCCACAACTGCCCGCAACGGCTTGGGCAAAGTCCCGGTCTGATCCAGATAATCGTACTCGTCGGGCGTTATCGTCCTCCAGATGCCGCCGCTGTAGCCGGGGCAGCTGGCGACGGCCACGGCCCGGTCGATCATCGGGCAAATGTCGATGCCGAATTCCGGACAGAACTTGCCGATCATGGCATCCCACAGTGTCAGATGCACTACTTCGCCGGCCAACAGATAAGACGTGGCTTTGGCTATGCCGTATTTGGCCTCGTCGACGTTCAACCCTATCATAGTTAAATTCAAGCTGTACTTATAAGGCAGACTTTGCAGCGGGCCAGCCCAAACTGGACTTTCGAATCTCGCTAATGCCTTGGCGGCTCGATCGTTTTTCTTGAGCAAATCAACACATTGCGCATTATTATCTGCGGCAGAAATGGCGTTTTCTGTTTCACCTAACGGCTGGAACCCTTCAATCTGTGTCATGCCCCACATGAAATCTTTGAGTGTACCCCAGATATCGCCGCCTTTGTTCAAATCGTCAACAACGCTTGGTCCTCCTATCAGACTGCCTAGAAACGTGCCTTGATCTCCGATGCCGCTTTGGCCGGTGGGCAATGGAGCAATGATAGAAGGGAAGGTAAGGCTTTCGTGATTCTCCGGGTGACTGATCGACGACAGAGAGCTGGTAAAGTTCATGTCCGTCAGCCAATGCAGCAAATGAACGACGAAGGTGATCTTGCCGCGAATTTTTGGCAGGGAAAACCCGACGTAGTAACCGTCGAAAATCACATTCTCACTGGTCGGCCACAATCGATCACCGGCTTCGGTTCTGTCGTTAGGCGAGAACTCTGACTGCGGGCCGAAAGTCAGCATTACCTTAGCCGGCAGCATCGACGACATACTGCTCAGCGCCGAGTGAATGGCCGCATTCTGGTCGACGTGATTGGCATCTCGTCCTATCGCCAGCATGCACATGGATTCAGGAATCTCGTTGATGGCCCAACTGCCAGTCCACTGGACAACCTCAAAATTGATAACGATGGGAGTTACACCACTCGCATCAGCGGCGGATGCGGCGCTGTTGTCCAGTTGCAACGTTAGCGACTGGTTGTTGCCCAGTGTCGTGTAGGCCCAATTTTTAGCTGGCGCTTTGGCCATTGCGGATTTCCTCTTCGCGGTAAATCATCGCCAGCACCAGGCCGCCCAGCTTATAGGGGATCAACGGATGACTGGTCCACAACGACTGGAACAGGGCATAGTCGCCGGACGGCTGAACGCCAAATAGCTGCAAGCCGGTCGGCTCGCCGACAACTTTCAAGGCTTCGACAAGTTGACCCATGTCCCACTGCGGACGGTTGTAGCACCAGACTTTCCATTGCAGCGTGCCGCTTGTCGCGTTGGGTACCATGATCGAATAGCCGCTGCCAATTAGCGGAATGAAATCCAGCACCGTGGTGTAAAAGTTGTTTTGAAATCCGGGAGAATGTTGCAGCACTTGAAATTGGTTGCCTCCCAGAGCAGTGACTGTGTAGTCGAAATAGGTCTGACCGGCTAGATCAGGTGCAGCCGGGGTGCCGTTCCATGACAGACCGCCCTGGGTATTACCCAGCGGCGTCGACCACAACTGCCAGGCGTTGCCGGTGACCAGATCGCTGGACGGGTAAGTGATGCGAGGGTCCAGCGCCGTGATGTAGTCAACCAGCTCGGTGGCTCCGATAAGCCCCAGCAGCTGAGCCGCACGATAGTTGAGCATGGCGCGGTCCGGGCTAGAGCCAAACAGAATCGAGCGGATCTGCTGAATGTAGGTTGGCAGCGTCAGCGCCCGGTATGAAGGATCAATTAGTTCCTCGCCGGGGCAGTCGTCCAGCGGCTGTTGGGAAGAGTCGATGTTGACCAGAAGATTTCTAGCGTGGTTAATCATTTGTCGGGTATCACCATGAGATTCATCGTCCACTGCACCAGAAACAAACTCGGGTCCACGACGTCGCCGGTGATGTCGGACACGAACGCCTGTAACGTCGTACTGCTGCCGATCAGGATATTGACCGGCGTCGGGCGAGCCGACAAGCGATACTGCTTGTACCACTTGAGCATTTTTTCCAACCCGTGCTGGCCGTCGTCGCCAGGAGCGCAGCTTTTGGCAAACGACAAACCCGAGATGGACATGGTGCCGATCCGTTCGCCGAACACGTAAATATAGATGTCTCCGCCCAGCGTGTGCAGAAACTGATAGCTGGAAGACTGAGCAACGGTCATCCGCGTGATGATCGATTTCTGCTGAGCAAAAAGAATGGACGGGTTGGGGCTGACCAGAGGTTTGGGCAACACGGCTGCCACGCCAGGATCGTTCATGGCAACCACTCGCCCAGGCACTCCGGAAAACAGAATCATGTCCTCTCCTACTTGGAAGCTCCGTCAGGTATAACAGCATGGCCGACACCGGGGCTGCCGGCTGTCGTACCCGTTCCGCTAGATACAGCTCGATTGTCCTCCGTGATCTTCATATCTCCGACTATGCGCAAAACCTGACCTTCGGCAAGCTGCACGGTCATCGTGCGCCCAGCCTGCTCGACCTGTCCGCTACGCAGACGCTGACCGTAGATAGCTTCCACGTCGCCAGCCGAGTCGATGTTGCGCTTGCCGATCTTGTGTCCGGTTGGCTTGCCGTCCTTCCCAATCTCGTCAACAGTAGTGTAGAATCCGCTGGCGGCCTGCAGCTCCATGCGTGAGACGGCGGCTTCGCCGTACTTATTGGCGAACATCTCGCGGCCTTTGACCCCGCCGTTCTCGTACTCCTCGTACAGCTGCATGAAGGCTTTTTCGTCGTCCGCATCTTTGATACCGCCTTTTTCTCGGCCGACTTTGAGAAGTTCCTTACGACCGCTGACCAGGCTGGCGGTGATCTCCCGCCCGTGCTCGGTTTGCATGATCGCCGACAGTTGTTGCAGCTTGGCTCTACCCTCCGGGGTGCGTGAATCAACGGACATGCCATAGGCATCCAACAGCGACGTGGCCACGTCCATGCCGGGCTTTTGTATTAGATCACGCTGCTCTTTGGCTTGCTCGCTCTGATAGTCGTAAACCTTGTGAGCCGCTATCACGTCTTCGACCGACACGCCGCCGCGACGCTCGTCGATGTTCAGCTTGCGCACGTCGTCAACGGATACGCCCAGTCGTGTTGCTGTATCACCGATCCGCCCTTTGGTCGCCGCCAGTTCATCGAGCGTGTGTTTCTCCTGATCGGACAACTCCTTGCCTTCGGCTTTGTTTTTCAGCGCCGGCGCTGCCTGCACCTCAAGCTCGCCGGCACGGCTGATATCAGCAAGCTCACGGTCATCCAGGACGTGACCTAGTCGCAGAGCCGCACGCCGTACGTTCTGACGCAAGGCGGCGGTAGTTGCGATGGTATTAGAATTGATGCCGCCTCGCAGCAGCAGCGGCTTGGCTTTGTCGACAATGTCTTGCTCTGCCGGCGTCAACGTGGCTCCGGCAGCCTGACGAACCTGTAGATCTTCGGCCTGCTTAATTGTCTTCTGTTCATCTGGCGTCATGTTCTGAGCACGGGCATCCAGCTTCTGCAACTGATTCTGGTACAGCCGAATGTCGCGGGCCTCGCCTTCGCTGGCATCGTGAGCCAGCTTGACAGTCTTCTCGTCGACTCCCGCCGCCTTGGCCATCGCCGTGACATCGGCGGCATCCCAGTGATAAACGCCTTTCTCGTCGACCCGGCCCCACTGACGGCCGCCCAGCAGTTGTTTCTGTCGCAAACCTTCTGATTCAAAGAATAACTGCCGTTGTTTCTCCAGCTCAGCCGGTGCCAGGTGTTGTTGGGCCAGAGCAGTATCCGCGTGCGCCTGCCTGATTTCCCTGGCTTGTGTCATCGTCGTCTTGTCGGCGTCGGTCCAGGTAGTGGAATCACGCTGGGCGATCTCGTCAGCGGCGGCAGATATGCGTCGCTGTGCGGGGTCCAGCTTGGATTCCACCTGGCGACGTAACGAAGCTGTCGCATCGAGCTTGGCCAGGTCTTCGGGCTTGAGATCACCCATCGCCACTCGCTCCTGGGCGTAACGCAGACGCCCGACTGCGTCGCTGGCTGTAGTCATCTGAGCCATGGCCTGTTGCCGAATCTCCGCAGCCTTGGCCTGATCAACTGACGGATTCAACCGACCGGCGATCAAGTGCTCTACGACGCCATCGGAATACTCGAACGCCATCTCCCGCAACCGCTCGTTGGCAGTCCTGATGGTCTTGGCTTCGTCAATGCCCTGCTGTCCGAAGGTGCGGATGGATGCGTTGCTGGTCAGCAGCTTATCGGCCACGGATTCGCTCATTTGAATGCGTGACAACGTCTGTGCAGCGAAGTCCTTGCCTTCGGCGGTGTTGAACATGTTGTCCAGCCGCTCATTACGTTCCTTAGCCGTAGCCACCCGCATTTTAGGCTTGCCGTCTTCCATAACCGGTTTGCCGGCTGCGTCTGTATCAGCTACCAGACCGCCGAATACTTCGTCGACCTTGGCCAACTCTGTTGCGCGTTTCTGGTGATCAGCTTTGTTCAGAGCATGGCTGGTATCACCGATGGTCACCGGCTCACTTTCACCGCTCAAGTCCACGCCGATGCCGGCAAACGACTGCTGGGCGTTGGTGGAGATCGTCTGCAGTGTCTGGATCTCCTTGCGGATTCTCGTTGAAATCCGCGACTGGTCTTCCGGTTTGGTTGCCGCTGCGTACTGCCGCTGTAATGTCTCAAGCAGATCCTGCTGACGTTTAAGATCGGCCATGGCCGGAGCGACGTGTGTCCGCACGTCTTCGATCTTGACGCCACCCAGCGTTTCCGCCGCCAGGCCGTACAGCTCGTTGTCGTTGCCGCCTTCATTCTCGCCCAGGCGCTGCAGATAGCTTACTGCCCGTCGCATCATGCTGCCGCGACCCAGCGGCGACAGCGCTGACTGAATGGCACCGGTAAACTGATTTTGCTGCTGAATGCGGAAAGTCTGCTCCTGCAACGGTTTATTGGCGGCGATGAAGAAGTTCTGGCTATTGCCCAGGTACGCCATGTCTGGACTGTAGCGGATGGTCTGATCCCAGTGACCCTTAAAGCTTTCGGCCATGGTCTGAAAAAACTCAGTGGGGTTTTTGCCGCTGGCCTGCAGCTGGGCCATAAGCTTCACGCCGCCTTCGGTCTTGCCTAGTTCATCTTTGAAGATGTCACCCATGACTTTCCGGCGCTGCTCATCGTCAGCGAACGCCGAAGCATCCATGTCCAGTATCCGCTGGGCTGCTGCCTGCCCGGCGATCTGTCCTGCTTCGTACTGGTCCTTCCCCCGTATACCCTGGCGTCCCAGCTCTCCGGCGATGAAGCTGGTTGCGTGGCGTCCCAGCCACGGTTGAAAGTCAGCTGCTGACTGTTCTCGCCGCACAACATCACCCAACTGTCCGCTGTCAACATACTGACGGTTGGCGAAGCGCTGCTGCAACATCGTCTGGATGTCAGCCGGGTTTATGCCGGCATCAGAGAACATGCGAACAAACTGAGGTTCCTTGATGTCGCTGAATTTATGCGTAACGCCTTTGAAGCTGTAGGTGTCTAGCCCGGTGGTCGGCGCATTTCGCAAAGCCTCAACAAACTGTCCAGCTTCGGTATCCGGGCCTAACTTGTTGGTTTCAGCTAACCGCAAGGCCAGACCGAATCGATTGGCCATGGCGCTGCCGGCTGCGTTGGTCCGCAGGTTGGCGTCCAGCTGCGTCAACTGATCGGGAGTGTACTTGCCCCAGGCGACATCGGCGGCATAACCGCCGGCACGGTAGGCCCCGCCGAAAGCGGCGGCTCCCTGGGCAGCCTGAACGCCGAAGATCGGCTCGATGCCCATCTGTTGAGCCCGTGCGCTGGCGTGCTCCTGCAGCATCATCATCGCGTCCATGCTCAACCCGGTGGAGGTTGCCAGGTTGTGAGTCATGCGGACCATCGAGTCCAGCCGGGCTGGATTGATCTGTCCGACACTGCCATTGGTCATCTTCTCTAAAGCGTTGATGAGTTCAGACATTGGCGCATTGGGTCGACCCATGTCGCCGAAGATGTCACGCACGGCCGAGATAGCCTGCACGTATCCCTTAAGCGTGTTATTCACCCGGCCGGAATCGAAGCTCATGATGCGCTTGGATACTTCACTGTCTCCCAGCATTTTCTCGATGTCTTCGGGTTTCAGCTTTTCAAGATCGAGTTGTTGAGCACCGCTGACTGCGTCTCGCTTAGTTGGCAAGCCAACTGTCTGCCTGAGAGCCGCTGCTTCCAACGTCGGCCGGTCAATCATCCCCAGCCGATCCATCGGCGTTCCCCGCATGCCTGGGATCATCCCACGCAGAGACATCTGCTCATACAGTTCGCCGACGCGGCCTGCGGTAAGACCACCGGTTTCCCGGCCGCCGCCCGTGGTGTACAAATCCGTGAACATGTCACGAGCCGACTGAGCTACCCTTTCCGGGTCCATTCCCAGACGGCCAGTGACTGGATCAATGCGATACCGTCCGGCGCTCATCACGCGGCCGGCCATGACAGCACCAGACCCGTAGACGCCCGACATGTCGTCTAGCATCTCGGGAAACATTTTAGCCAACAGAGGGCTGGCCGTGACCATGGCGTCCGACAAACCCCGGCTGGCTCTAATTTGCTCGGCTCCCCAGGACGTGCCGGTAATCCGGGCCATACCCCGCATGGTGCTGATCCATGATTCGCGATCCATCTCCGCTGCCTGTGTCTGCAGCTGCATTGTCTGCTGGTAGTAACGACGAGCCTGCATGGAATCGTAAATGTTGCGATCGTGTCCCAGCCCCATCGGCGAATAACCCAGCTTGTTGAACAAGCCTCCCAGCATGCTGTTGGCCAGCATGCCGATAAGCGGATTTTCTTGTGCAAAAGGCATCCCCTCGAATCCGGTGGAAAACGTGGGATCTACTCCGGAAGCCAGTGGGGCGTAGCTTTGACCGAAAAAATTTTCCGCTTGTTGTTCGGGCATCTGGTTTACCGCCTCATCGGCGTACGACTACGCCGTCTTTTTTGCCGCTTCTCCGCTTGTGCCGCCCGCTGCCGCTCGACGCGAAGCTGCGGGTTGTTCGTAACTTTCGCTGCCTTCTCTTCTTCCAGGCTTTTCAACCAGCGGGCTGCCTCTTCTTCCGCCTTGCGCTTGAATTCCGGGTCGGCCGGATCTTCACCGAAAGCATTGATGTAAGCCTGCCGGGCCTCGTCGACCATCTGCCTGTTGCGCTCCTTCTTACCCTTATGCCACGGCTTAATCCGTTGCAGGTAAGACTCGAACGTGTCCTGGGCGCTGTCCTGCGACTGCTTGAAACTATCCGACGTCAGGCTTCCATTAGCCAACTGTGCCAGATAGAACCGGTACGCCGCATCCACGGTCTCGGCCGTCTTCTTCCTCTCCAGCCCGTCCAACAAAATAGTCAGCCGCTTCCACCAATTGCCGTCCAGCAGCCGAGCCTTGGAGAAATCGATCAGGCCCCCGACCGCAGCGTCCACTATCAGGGCGCAGCCACGGTCGGTTTCCAAAAATCCGTGTTGGCTGTCAACGCCTCCAGTCTCGCCACCAGACGGTTAAAACGGTTGCACTGCTGCTGCATAATCCGAACGATCGATTCGTTCTTCAAAACGTTTTTCAGCATGTACTCTTCGATCTGCTCCAACGGCCGGGCGTTCTGATCGGTTTCCCAGTAAGCCGTCGCATTGGGATTCCTGGTGACATCCAGCCCATCCGGCAGATCGTGATCGAATTGATCGCTGCGCATCCGCTGCAGCTGCAAATGCAGCCGGTGACGGTTTAGCCGTTCAAAGAAGTCCATGTCATTGGTGATCTTGCGTGTACTCTTTTCCGAGAAGCACTGGTCGAAGCACGCGTCGATCTCTCGGGTGGCCAGAGTTCTGAACACCACCGTCAAAGCGCCGCCCAGCAGGTGATATTCCTTGACGAAAGGAATCTCGCCCAGGATGGCCTGCAAAAACGCCTGCTTCTCGTCCAGCGGCGGCTCGGGCTCGTCGGGCAGGGACAAATCCCACCGGCAATGCGGGCAGTTAGTCAGCGGGGCCAACGGGCTCTCCGTGCGGTTCATCGCCGCTGCCTCCTGCGGCGTCGGCGGAGAAGTCAGCTCGCCGGCGGCCTGCTGACGGGCTTTGGGATTACCGGCCGGCTTAGGCGTCGCTGCCTGCGGCTGCGACGGAGCCGTGTCGACAAACTGCATGTTCTTCTGCCACTCAGGTGGATTAGTCAAAGCTTCGGTGGCGGCAGCCTGCTGCGCCTGGGTGCTGATTTCATCCATGGCGTCCTTGAGAATGCCGGCGTACTTGGCCTGCTGCTCGGGCGGCAGCTGTTCAATGGGGATCGTGTTGACCTGTAACGGCGGTGTGCTGGGGTCAATCGTCGGCATCAGCTTGGCCTGTGCCATTTCGTCTTTGATTTCCTTGGCGATCTTCTGTATCGCCGGAGCCATGTCCTGCGGGATAGGCTGACCTTCAACCCAGCCGATCTGCCGCAGAAGCTTTCGCTCTGCCGGCAGCAACCGTGCCGGGTCCATCAGCTTGACCGGCTTGCCGGCAGGCAAAGGCATGGTGCCGATGACGCCGGGAGGCAAACCCGCTGCCGGCGGCACGTTGAACGCCTGGGCGGTTGCAACCTGCTGTCCGGCAGTGAACTGCGCGGCTGCAACGGGTTGACTGGGGCGGATCGAAATACTCTTGGCCATGATCTAACTCCTCTAAAGTTGTTTTGCGATCACCGGATGATCACGTAGTCAGTCTCCGGTGTACCCGTGGTAAAGTCGGCTATGTCGGTCGTCTCGTAAGTTGCTCCGCGATCCTGAGCATAGCCCTTGTCAGGATCGAAAAACGTCATCTTGTCAACTTGCAACAGTGTCTGGCTGGTCCAGTTGTCGTTGCCGGGCCACGGCATCTGCTGCTGTCCCTGATACGTTACAGGATTTTCGTCCCAGCCGCTGCCGCCGGACGCCATTTTCAAACGCTGCATCATCTGCCAGCGACTCTCGGGAAACTTGAACTGATTGGTGCCGTACTGCTGGTCTTTGTCGCGATACGAGAAGTGGGCCTGCTTTATAACCGTGTCGTCGCCAGGTTCATTAGGCTTGTACAGGTAGTTGGCAAAAACCGAGTCGTAGAACGTAGTGCTGCCGGATTCTTCCTCACTGATCGCCTGGGACGCCTCGGCGAATGCCGAAGCGACGTCGCCGGGCTTGAGATTGCCGACAAAGGGAGCCCCTTCGCCAGCAGCAAAGCCGCCAGTGGCTGCCACAGCGCCTTGCACGACGATCGGCCCCAGATACACTGCCGCCCCGCCTACGATCAATTCTCCCGAAAGAACGGCGGCGCTGGCGGTAAAGTTGTAGGTGGCTGTCGCCTCAAAGCTTCCGCTGCCGCCGCCGGCTGAACCGATCCACAGATTTATCGACTCACCGGCGAATGTGTCGACCGTGCTGCCGTTGAAGACAACCTGGTTCTGTCCGGAGTCGGCGTCCAGGACGATCAGGCCAGTCTGGCTGTCGCCGCCGCCGGTGCGCATGTAGATCGTGCCGCCCCAGGCCACCACCCCGGCGTTAGGACTCTTAAGTACGATGCCGCCCATGACCACGTCTTCGCCGACCTTGTTGTCGAACTCCATGACAAAGCCTGGGGCCTGACTCTCCAGCAGTATGCCGCCCTGGGTGGCATTGCCACCGAGCATCTGCAAATTGTGCTCAGCCTTGATCCGCACGTCGTTCTGGTTTGCCGTGATATCGACGCTGTTGTAGGCCCGCTGGATGATGTCGTAGCCGGCCATGGTGACAGCCGACCGACCCGGCAGGTTGTACACGCTGCCAGGACACTCAAAACGGATGTTGCCGGCGGTCATGACGATCGCCGAGCCGTAGCCATCGTAGATGACCACGCCGCCATCGGGGAGGAAGTTGATGCCGGCTTCACGTTGATAGTAATTGACGTCGTTGTACCGCTTGTCGATCTTGACCGTCTTGGGTTGCGGCGGCTGCATGTACAGCTGGCCGTTCAGATCGTCAAACGAGAGCTTGTCTTGCACCGCCTGGGGACCGTTGGCGTTGGGCAGATCCGACTCCTGCGGCACTTTGTAGTCGCCCTTGTGGTAATGAAACGGATGCACAGCCTGCCAGTTGGCGGCATAGGTTACCACATCGTCCAGCGCCGAGGCCGCCAACAAGTGAGGCGTGGCTCCCTTAAAGTTCAGATCCTGAACCTTGTGCGGATCACCGTTGCCGAACTGACCGCTAAACTTGTAGTTGTTCTTGCGAGCATCGTCGCCGCCGTTCTGGTCTTCCGGCAGCTTCATCTCCTTGGCTACCGGGATCAGCACACGTTTGGCGATTATGATCTGCTTGGCGCTCTCAACCATGTAGGTGCCATCCAGCGCCACCATCTCGCGGAACAATCCCAGATCCGGCGATTCAGTCGGATCGTCTTTGTAGAATCGCTTTTTGGCGGTGTTGCCGGGCGAGGGGACCATGAGCGTACGCAGCCGTCCCTGCCCCAGGTAACCGCCGTGTTCCATCCAGCGGGCAATGGTCTGTACGTCTTCCTCGCCGTCAGCCAGGTCGTAAGCCCCCTTGGCAATGCTGTACTGCACCTGGGTGGGGTCGAACTCGTAATGCAGCTGCTGACCGGTGTCGTACAAACCCAGGGCTTCCCAGGGATAAGTGTATTCGGCCTGCACCAGACGGTTCTCGCCTTCGTCCAGCCTGGCAGTGTAGTCGTGAGCGGCGGATTGCACGTCCAGTTGGATGCCGGCCAGGCGGGTATAGCTGTCGAAGTAGTTGAGGAACAACCCGCAAGCCTCGTTGACTCGCAAGTAAGTCTGCCAGCTGTCAATCAGGAACTCGATGCCGGTCTCGGTGCTCAAGGCGTACTCACCGGAAATCGAGTCAATCGGACGGCCGGCGGAGAAGTCCAGCAGGTCGCCCCGATGAAACAAGTTCTTGGTCGGCAGCTTGTAAGCATCCTCCCGCTTGATACCTGCCTGGCCGCCCTGGACGTGCCAGTCGGGCACCAGCAGCGAAGGGTCCTGGTTGGCAATCGGGTAGGAGCCGATGATCACGCCGTGCGTGCGGCCGGCGGGAACCCATACGACAACGTGACAGCCGGCTGGCAGCGTGCCGGAATGCCGTACGCCAAAGGGGGCATGGCCTGATTCACTCAGCGAGCAGCATCCCAGAGGCGCTTTAACTCCATCCAGCTGTACTTTGTACCAGTGGGCATGCGCCAGTGGGTAGACGATCATCCCACAGTGCAGACCGTTGGCGTTGGCGTGATTCAGCCATTCGAGCGGCATGCCCCTGTGCGGATCTGCCGCAGGCTGCTTGGTGGCCCTGGAAATAAGGTTATGACTGTGGTGGTGATCTACCAGATCGGTTATGCGACGGTCATAGGGGATATGACCGCCAATGCGGCTTGCGGAATGGCCGTCACGCGGAGGCATGGTTGCCTTTCGTTTGGACGTATTGGGCTCTTAATGGCCCTGGAGGCGGACCGCACACACGGCCCGCCTCAGCGTCAATTGGGCTATTCAGTTTTTCTTACCCAGCCTGGCCTACTTGTTTTCCAGACTGGCGAACATGAACGTCATGGCTTCGTTGATGATCATGTCCTGCGAGGCCACGCTGAGGCCGACCTGGGTCAGCACGGCGTTGTCCAGCGTGTAATTGTTGGTGCCGCCGCCAGCCGTGGCGGCCGGGGCTGTACCCTGTTGGCAGCTCACACCGAACTGCAGGCTGATGTTCTTAGGGCTGCAGACGTCGCCGAAGCCGGTGTAGATGGCCGACGACGACGCGGACGGGCCGATGACGCGATTGGCGTTCATCTGCCCGTTGGTGCGGCCGCCGACGTAATACTGGTCGGTTTCGCCGACGCCGTACAGACGGGTGACAGTCTGGGCATACTGGAACTGCAGCTGCTGAATCAGCAGATTGGTCCCGAGCGTGCCGAAAGTGGCCTTGGCACCGTCAGCGGTGAAGGTGCCGGCAATGTTGCTCACGTTGCGTTGGAATACATCGTTTGGCATTGTCAGATCTCCGTATCTGAGCCCTGATGGGCATTGTTGCGCGGCTTATTGCCGCTGACTCGTCATCCGTGACGAGTAGACTCTTGTAGTTTAACCGACAGGGTAAGGGTGTGTCTAATCGCAGAGACGACGGAGAAGACGCAGGTACTTACGATACTTTCTTTCCAGACGTGTTATGAGTTCGATTAGGACCGCGTCGTCGCACCACAGCGCCCCACCGATGAAGATTTTCACGCATCGTCCCAAACGATCTATCAAACAAAGTAGCCAGGGACGCGACGGTTTCACCCGCAACGTACCTGGCTACTATTTCATCTTTCGGCAAATCAGTGGTTCTCGGCATTAAATCAGTGTACCGACCTTTATGTCAATAACCACTAAACAATTTAGACAATAAGATGAATTTCAAAAACGTTCAAGGGGTAGGGGATGGTAATGTTGAGGAGCAACACATACCGATCCGCCAGCAGCAAACTCGGCTGCAACGAGACGATCTGGGCATCGATCAGCTGCGGGCCGAGCGTCTTCTTGATCGAGACGTTCAACGTGCTGACCAGCTGGCCAACCACGTTGGCCAACAGCGCCTGCATTGACGGGGTGACGTTGCAGACACCGATGTACGGCGCGAACTCATTGGCGAACTGGTACGAGATCGAGTCCACGTTCCGGGTCACCATTTCTTCACGCTGATTGATATCGGCGTAGCTGCCCGTAGTCAACGCGTGCCGCGAGTAGACCTCGCCGGCCGGCGACTGCGTAACGATCCAAACGCCCGAACCAGCCATGGTGTTCAACTGCGCGGAGTTGAACTTGCTGGTGGTGCGGCTCAAATCGTCGTAGCCGGTGATAGCCAGATTGGTCAAGCCCTGTTGCGGCACGACACCAGCCGACAAGCCCGCCAGGCTGCAGCAAAGGAAGAAGCCGTCCATGAGCGTACCGCCGGAGCCGATCTGATCGGGCCAGACGGCACGGATGCGGCGATCGCCCCAGGAGCCCGCTGCCTTGCCGATAGCCGCAGCTTCGTCGGTGGTGCTGAGATTACGCCACACTTCGATGCGCTGGGCATGCGACACCGCAATGGACGGTCCACTGAGCAGTCGCAGCTGGTCTTCGCTCTGGACGACGTCGATCACGTACTCCTGGTAGGTCTCGTTGCCGAAACCGTCAGTTCCGTAGAACGTGCGGACAACGTCGCCCGACTGGACAGCATTGGTGATGAAACCAGCGTTGGCTGCCGGCACGATCACGATCGTGTACTCGGTGCCGATTGCGTCGGGGTCGGCGCTGATGGTGCCCAGTGCCACGTTGCCGTCCGTGGTCGTGGCAGCGAGGTAACCGGTAATCTCGCTGCCGGCGCTGACGATCGGAATCGTCGGAATGCCCGTCAGGCTGAACCAGGCGACACGCCACAGATCCTGCTCGGGGCTGGACTGGTCGTCGACGTGGGCGGCAAACAGGTTTTGCACCTGCACGTCGTGTGTCAGCGGCACCAGACCGTAGACGTCGTCACGGCCGGTGATCACGCTGAGCACCTGCACCCAGGCGTCAAGGCTGGTCGGATCGGTGACCGCCGTGTACATGACCATCGTACCGTTGGAGTTTTCCAGGGCCTTGAACACGCCCCACTTGAGGGGGTTGTCCACGTCCAGCGCACCGGGGATTTGATCGATGTTGGCCACGTCATCAATGCCGTTGACCTGATTGGCCAGCGTCGGCAGCCAATACCGTGCCTGCAGATAGACCTGGCTGTATGCCTGTCCGGCATCCGATTCCAGCGGCAACGGCAGCGGGATGCCGTTCTGCGTCCACGTCGGATCGTATGCTTCGATGCCCGAGTGAATGGTAAGCTGAATGTCGGTCATGTCGAAGTTGGTCAGCGGAGCAAAACCAATGCGGTCCTGATCGACTTCCAGGACGGGCTTCTTGATGAACAGCTGCACTTCGGCAATCGTGCCGGAAGTGACCTGGGCTGGAATGTTGTTGCCCAACACCACCGTGCTGACGCGGCCGTTGGTCTGAGCCGTCGCCGGAATGTAGTATCGCTCGCCCAGCGCCAAGCCGGTGCCGGTGAAACTGATCGTCACGCCCTTGGTGCCGACTGCCGTGACGGCAGCGGAAACAGTGACGGCGGTAGGACCGCTGACGTCGCTGCCGGTGTCGGTCGTGACAGTGATCGCACCGCCGCCATTGGCGAACTTGCCGCCCTTGGTGACAGTGACGATGTAGAGCGTGTCGGCCACACCGGTATACGGCGTAGTTGCGTGTCCAGCCGTGTCATTGGCCTGCGGTGTCGGAGCCGCGAAAGCGCCGGTGACGTTGACGACAAACCGCATGCCGGCAATCAGGTCGTCAGGGCTGACGCCCTGTACATCGGCTGAGTCGGAGTCAGCAGTCAGGTGACCGCCGGAGTCCAAATTAAACGTGACGGTCACGCCTCGGGTGCCGACTGGGGTGGCCGTGCCGCGAGCGCTGGGCACCAGGATCGCCTGATCGTCCAACCCACTGGCGGAGATCACGCGAAGTTGTGCCGTGGGCAGATTCCCGCCGGTCGAGCTGGTGGTCACGATGAGCGTGTACTGCTCATTGACGGCACCGGTCGGATAGGGGTCGTAGCTGGCGGCGCTGGCCGACACCGCTTTGACAGCGTTGTAGGGGCCGCGAGTCTGGCTGACCGAAGCCGTGGCCGAGCTGGTCGTCTGATTGCCGGTGTCGGAAATGACCGTGCCGATGACGGCACCAACCGGATCGGTCAACAGACCGTTGACGTAGCTCCATTGCGTGATGCCGCCGGCGATGTCCCACCGCAGCTTAATCAGGTCGCCGACCTGCACGTCGCGATCGTACAGCGACGTGTCGCGGGCGTAGGTGCCATTGGTGGCGAAGTTGAAGCTGTTGGAGTGGATCTGGTTGAACTTGCCAGCCACCGACGCGATGTCCGTGACACCGGCCTGGCCGCTGTCAAAGTAGCGCAGAATGGCGTTCTGGATGAACAGCTTGGTGTACGACTGATCGACGACACCGCCAGCGGGGCGACTGGGCCAGCTGATGACCAGATCGTCGAGCGGGTCGTAAATGCCGACCAGGCCGAAAGCCTGTTCGGTCGACTGGGCATAGCGAATCAGTTGGGCGTTGCCGCCGCTGATGTGGGCTTGCAGCGGGGTTTCCGCGACGTTGGGGGCGACGTTGAAATCTTGAAAGACTTGAACTTGGGGGATGACATAAACCATTGTGAGCCTCCGTGCTCCTGCACTGAGTTATCGAGCAACCGAAGACGATTATCCGTAACCGTCTTACACCTCATTCGGTCGAATCTGAAAACTGAGGTCTACATGCCGCAATGGCAATGCTTCCGGAATCACTTTCCACGTTTCCTGGTAAGCCCATCCGACCGTGATGGGCACCACGTAGTTCTGCTGCGATTCCTCAACCTCACTAATTGCTCCAACCTCAGTGACTGAAAACTTCACCAGGCTGAGCTTTTCTTTGACCACCGGAGCAAACTGGGTCAATTCCCGTTGCGTCTCGGTTGCCAGGATCTCACAACTCGCACCCGTTCCTTGGATGCAAAACAAGGTGTGACTTCCGACCCAGAGCGTGACGTAGTCAACGTTGCCTTGTTTGTCTGTGCCCGCACAGTCGTCGAGGACAATCCTCAAGTTCTGGTAGGCGTTGCGTTTCAACAAGATTGCCGGACGCTTTTCAACAAGATCGCCAAGCCATCTGTGAACGCTTTCAATGAGTATACCGGACGACGGGGCGTTCTGCCAAATTGCCGCTGCCAGCGCCGGATCTTCGATAAAGTCGGGATTGGAATAGTGATTGATCAACAGGCGGCGGATGGCACCAGTCAGTCGCAAAGGCCGCCAGCCGGCATGGCAGATGGCCCCGGCCACTTCGTGGGAATCGCCCAGCTGCCGCCTGTCCTGCGTCGGAGCTTCCGGAGGGAGCGGCGGGCACCAGGTCTGCGTGTCATCCAGCAGTTTCTGAAACAGTGTCTTGTCGAGCCGCAGGGATGGATTGCTCATTTTTGTTTCTCCACCAGCGATCGACACATTCCGGTCACCTGATCGATGACCATGTCACGTTGAAACAGCTGGCGGAACACGTCGACTGGAGCTACTTCGTGTTTCTTGATGCTCAACCTGTCGATGAACGGATTTCGTGGCTTGGACGTCGCAGGCCGTGGTGGCGGCGTGCCCGGCGTGGAGCCGGACAGGCTTAGCGGAGCATAGCGGCCAAACTGTGATTGATCGGGAGGTAGGTAGGGCACGTTACCAGACCTCCTTGAGCATCGGGTCAAAGCTTTCCAGCTGCTGCGGAATCTTGATGCCGTAGATCGGGCTGGACGCAGGTATCAGCCGCATCTCGACGTCAGCGGAAATCGGCACGCCGCGAACTTCAACGGTGTTCTCCACTGAGTGGACAAACCAGCGGTCGTCACTGACTTTGTTCACCCAGATGTCCTGCTCGGTGACCATCCAGATGTTGGCCATGTGAGATTTGACCGTGGTGTCAGCCGTGGTGCCCCGTGTAGGGTCCTGGTTGTAGTGAACGCGGCGGGGGCTCATCGACACCCAGGTACAGCCGGCAGGGTAGAAGTAACCGCAGTAGAAGCCTGTGCCAAAGCAATACGGGCAGGCGTCATTGGTAATCTCTTTAGTCAGCGGGTCCAGACAAACCGGGCAGGGCGTGCCAGTGACGCGGCGCTTGAGCAGGTAACCCAGCTGGCCGCCCGGACCTTTCTTGAGCGCCAAAATCTCCTGCCGCAGCCGCTCGCGGGCAATCCGCCACCAGCGAAACTCCAGTGTGCCCCACAAACCGGTAGGCTCACTGAGATATGTGCCGGCCAGCGTGGTCAGCTGGATGCGATAGAAACACCATTTAGTCTTTCCCCAAATACGTTGTGCGGGGTCGACCATGTAAAAAATATTGGTCACTGGAAGGCCAACGTCAATCCAATCGTCAGCTAGAGGATTGTCACTTTGACCTACTTGAAGTGTAAACGTGTAAGGTCCTGGGTCGAGAAAACTGTGTTTCAGCTCGTAAAATATAACAGTTCCGCCGCGAGTCATATAGCTGACGACAACTCTATCGAAGGCATTGTCGCAGACCGGTAGGCAGGGCGAGCACGACGATGTTGCGTTGAAATTAGATTGCATTTACACTCTTCTAATCATACCGAACCGTAGTCCGAGCCGTAACTGCCGGCACACTCGTGCATGGAAATTTGCAATTTCTTAAGCTGCCTGAACTCATCCCATTGCTGCTTGTGCATCTGGTAGGCCGCCAGGTACTCACGCTCCTTGTCCTTGTCGCCGACCAGCTGGCCGCCGCCCTGCAGGTTGGCTTTGTTGCGGCGGTAGTGTGCGGCGGCCATTTGATACAAATATCCAGACGCGGCGCTGAGCCATTCCTGTTTCCACGGAAAGTTTCGGCTGTCAAATCGTAGTCTGATTCGCGGCGGCATGTCGTTGAAGTCAGCCAGGGGCTTGGTCAGGGCGATCGTCAGCTGCTCGTCGGAAAATTCCAGATCGTCCAGCAGATACTGATTCTCAACCGGCGAGGAATCGACGATGCTCATCCGCAACTCGTTGATCGTCGGCGGCCCGTCCGTGTGCGTATACCCAGGCGTGTTGAAGCCGAACAAGCTGCGCTCGACGCTTAGCAGCCCGTCGTTGATCAGGACGATGTCGCCCTCACGCACCAGCGCCCATGACAACCGATAGATGCCACTCTGGCCGTAGATGCTGCTAGGGATTGGCGCTCGAACGACGCCGTTGGTCGCATCGATCACGCTGCCCTCGGATACCTTGATGTTTTGCGGGCCTTGATTGAAGCCGCTGAACTCAGCAATTCGCAGGATAACTTGAGTGTTCAGGCTGTCGTCGTTGTCGCTGTCGCTGAAATCGATCGAACCTGATTCGCTGACTTCGGCCGGGGTGAACAGATCCACAGGATTGCCGGTGCGGTCGCGGAAAGTCTGCTCCAGCGTTACGTTCACGCCTTCCTGGCAGATGAACGCTTTGATGCGAGTGAGAACCGGGCAGCCGTCCATGGCGGGGATGCCCGGCGTGATCACATTCAGATCTGCCGTCAAAGTAAGCCTCCTTGCTTGACTGAAATTCATTGTAACCGGGACTTGACTCATCCGTCCAACGCTATACACTTCCGTTGTGAATCGTTTCCCACGCCCAACCCCGACGAGCCCTAGCAGCCGCTGAACGCGGTTTGTTTCGTTGCGGTTTCTTCCCTCTGCAATCCTAGCAAACTACGTCCGGCGGCTCCTGGGGCTCGTCTTCGCCAGGGCGTACGGTAGCGGCCAACCGGTGTGTTTCGGGAACACAAAATCGTGAGTTCGACTCTCACTGCCCTGACTAACCTGATAGCTAAAAAAGAGCACGACCGAATGGTCGTGCCCATGGCCAGACCGGGGTGGGGAAACCCGGTCTGGCTGCGGTCAGTTTACAAAAGTTGTTTTACGGCTGATGAAGTTCATGCAAACTTCACGTTACTGCGGATCAAACGGCTCGGGCTTGCTGACCTTGTCGTCTTCGGCCGCCATCTTCTCCGCGTACTCCTTGATGGCCTGGTTGACGGCCGCCTCGAACATGGTGACGTGCTCATCAGAGATCGCCGCCCGAATCTCGCCGTCGCTGCAGCCGTAATAGATGTCGTAACGGACAAACGCATCCGTGAACCACTTGAGCGTATCCGGGTTGATCTTCTTGACGTCGATAGAAATAGCCAGGCCGCCCATGATGGTTTTTGCCATCTTTATACCGGGAGACACCTCTTTCAGATCCTTTTCAATCTGCTCGGCCACCCGACTGGCCACCGTGTCCTGCGCCGACTTTAACGAGCTGCGGCCCCAGCGCACCCGATCGCGGGCAGCCTCAATCTTGCTCAGGATTTCGGCCGCAGAGTCATCCTCGTCGACTTGCAGAACGCCGAAGGGGCGGTTGGACATCATGGACATCATCGATCCGAATATCGTTTCCATCAGCGCCCCGACCGGATCGTCGCTGTCGGCTTTCTCGCTTTCCGCCGGAACGTTCGGGTCAGCCACCAAGACGGTAACCTCCATGTGGTAGGTGAAATGTTTAATAACCTGCACGAGATATCGACGGTCCTGCCTGCTCTTGACGACAACCGAGTCGCCGTCCTTGAGCTTGTTGATGAGTTGATCCAAATTGTCCGACATGTTGAACTGGTAAATCATGACATATCTCCGAGAGTGAAAGTCAAAAAGTGACCGGGCGGCGCTCGCTCACCGCCCGGTCCACACAACACAAGGCATTTCGCTGAAACTACTTGGCCGATGCAACGGTCACATTACCCGGATGCACCGCAAACACGTGGGTGGCGTACAGGTCGGCCGACTTGTCCGGCAGCGTCACTGGAGTATCCATGTTGACCATGGACGCCCACACTGACTTGTCGACAACACCGGCATCCATCCAGGCCGGATACGTCGAAGGCAGCACCACGCTGTCGCCTTCACGCCACTTGTCGAGGGTGTCAACCAAAGCTTCGGGGACGACTTTGGTAAATCCGTGTTCATCGGCGACGTACTTGACCACGCCACGGCTGGAGCTGGAAAACCATCCACGAGAGTACACGCGGATCACCGCAAAGCGATGCGGCGTGGTATCGTGAAACAAATCGAATGCCGAGCTGATGCTGGCGCTGCTGCCGAACGTACCGAAGGTGAACACGCAGCAAATCGCCCCGATCGCCAGCGCTGCCATGGTCCAGCTGAGACTTTGGCGAAAGCCCCGGCCACGACCGACAAAGAAACCACCCAGCAGCACGAACTGCGCCAAGACCGCCAGCAAGATGACCGTGCCCCGGAACACCGGGCCGAACATGGCTCCGAAGATACAGAAGAACAGCACGAACACGATCGACGCGATCACCGCGTTGCGCATTCGAGCGAAGAACGAAAAGCGCGGGCCGAACAGGTGGTCAGCGATGTTGGATGCAGTGTCGTAGCCGCTGACGGCCCGGTGACGGCCAGCGGGCGAAACGGGGGGATCGACCGGAACTTCGGTGCCGCTGGTACGGTAATCGTCGGGCGTGACCGGCTCCGAGACTGGTTCGACGGTGTCGGCGTCGAGAATGGACGGATCGCGGTCGGCGTCCGTGCGGATAGTTCGCTGGCGCACCTGGGGTCGGGCGGGCAGCACCGTGCGGGTCGGCGGGGCGGGCTCGAAGCCGCCCTGGTCAGACGTGCCAGTCTGTTGTCGGGCAACGGCGTCGGACAAGGCATCTCCGAGACGTGAAGGACCAATTTCCGGGTTTCCCGGATTGTTAGAACGTGCCACAACGTGCTCCTTTCGAGAGCAGAAGGTGATGAGACCTTTTTCCACCGGAACATCCGGCGGAGAGTTATTTGACGAGGTAGTCAGCCTGTACGATCTGGCTGACTCCGTTTCCGGTGAGCTTCACCGAATGACAGCTGTACGGGTTGAGTTCGTTGAAGCTGGCTAGGCGGGCGACGGCCTTGTCTTCTCGACAGACCAGGTGGCCTTTGGACCGCCAGGCGGGCATGTGGTTCGTGCTGATCGAGCAGGGCATTGTGCGATACAAGATTCGTCGCAGCGCACGGGCAGCCGGGATGCCTGGAATCGGCCCGGTGAACGACAACTCAAGGAAGTTGTTTTCCCATTCCGGATTGCGGCCGGTTATGCCCAGATGAATCCGAGTCAGTGCGCCGGCGAAATACCGGGCCAGCCGCATTATATGATCTTCCCGATTGGCCAGCGGGTACAGCTTCTCGTACTGTTTGAGATAATAGCCGATCGTATCTTCGCTGATCGGCTGCGACCAGCCATACCGCTTGAGATCATTGATCACGTTGACATTGGTCGGCAACAGAACGTGTCGTTCCATCAGCGGCAGCAAAGAATCGGCCGTAGTGCTGAACGTCGTCTCGCTGACCTTGCTGCTTTCCTTGAAAGGCACGACGAACGATAAGCCCAGGATCTTAACCAGGTTTTCAAACCCGGCGGTGTACAGTGCCGCATCCTTGCGGGCTTGCTCGGCTCTCTCGTAAAACAGGTGCGGAGCAGACACGTCTTCCAACCTGACGACAGCCTGAATGCCGCCAGAGTAGTAAGGCTGTACCCGATCTTGTAAACACTTAAGCGTCTTGAGCGCCATAAGCTCGGCGACATCCACGCCGGAGCCGTCCGGCTTTTCAGAACCCCAAGGCACCAAAAATGGAATAGGCCGAAACTCTGTCATCGAAGAGCTGATGACGTTGCGAATGGCCACAATCGATTCAGGACTGGGGCGGGGGCCGTACCGCACCTGTCCGGATGAGATGATCGCATCGGTGACAAGATCAAGCCTCTCACTGTGAGAGATCTTGTTGATGTTTGGAAACTCGCTGATCAGAAACTGTCTGATCAAAGGCGAGTACGGATCATCGAACGATGTTTCGATGTCGTAGTATCCCGAACGTGATGAGCATTCCGAGGGCATATTCGATCCTTTCATGTTTGACTAAGTTCGATCATCTTCGCCGCAATTGCGCTCAGCGTGTCAGCGGAGTAGCGGTTGGCTTCCGGATATCCGTCGTTAGGTTTATGTAGAAAATAAAAATAAACGCTCCCTTCGTATCGCCAGATCTCGCCGAGCAATACGTGCGATTGCAGCCACACGGCAATGACGACGATGTCTTTCGGATCGCCGGCAAACACGAGTTCAAATTCAGGCATTCTTCTCCTCTGATGATGAGAACAAGGAACAGTAGGACTTGGGACCCGTGACAACCGGAACGTCCGGTGGTCAGTTCCTTAGGCCGGCGGGATCTCATCCTCCCGCCGGCTCCCTCGGAGTTTGCAGCCCTGGTCTACTCGCTGGCCAAGGCTGCGGGTTGTGAAAGCGCCGCGACAACAATCAAGCTGTCGCGGCGAAGCGTCGCTATTGATCAGGCGGCAGATGACGCATTCTGCTAGGATACTTTCACGCACGCACTACGACCTCGGCCGGGTCAGTGACGGTGTTAATCAGATAAGGCATGACTGACTCCTTGGGTGAAAAGATAAAAGAAGAAGGCCGGCGAAAGGCCGGCCTCGGAAAGATACTTATCCTTCACTTCTTTTGACGTGTTTTGGGCCGAAATTTAGCCCCTAAATCAGTCTGAAACCAGGGTACCTTTTGTCGTCTTTCAGAGCGCACATGTCAGCCCGGAGCATGACTAACTCAAGCTCGGACGCCGACCGTTTACGCTCGGGAAAGAAAAACTCATTGGGCGGGGTGATCTGCGAACATTCAGCCATGTCAAAACGGCACTGGACGCCGGGCATCTGGACGGCAAATTCCTTGTGGGTGTAGTACAGGAAGCTGTTTTTGTTGAAGCGGGTCTTGTGGTTGGGGTTCATGTCAGCCAGCAGCGGCGTGACGATCCTGGGGTCGGCGATGCGGCCGGTCATCTGACCGGCGGCGTTGGTTTCGATAATGACGCGGGGATCGGCGATGTAAGGCGTGGTGTCGGGCACCCTGACGCTCAGCCAACCGGTCGGCACCAGCGCTCGATAACAGCTGTTCATGAAACCAACCTGGTACTCCTTGGGGATCATTTCCATGACGTGACTGGCAATGATATGGCCGTAGCGGTTGGTGCCGTTGATGCCGGGCTTGTCGGGAGCCCAGCGGCCGTTGGTCCATTCCACTTCCAGATCCAGCAACGGCAGTTTACTGCGCCGGCACCATTCAGTGATTAACGGATAGAGGTAGTTACGCCGGTTGACGGCGGTTTGGGTCTGAATCGCCTGGCTGCGCAGCTTAACGGTGTTGGAGTCATGCACGCGATACAGATAGCCGCAGTGATTGGTGTAGTGAAACTTAGCCCCAGAAATATAAGTTCGGCAGATCAGATCGTGATCGTCGCCGACGCTGAGCTTGGGATCGTGGCCGCCGGCATTGTAGTAGGCTTCCCGGCTCCAGGCCCGGACATGATCCGGAGCGAAATAGACTTCACAGAGCGACCGGGGTGTGATGTCAAACATCCGGGTGGCGATGTAGCGGATGCCGTAAAACTCCACCGGGTAGTTCTCCCAGCCGTAGGCCGTGCTGTAGCCCCAGGTCTCGATTGACTCGTCATGCCGCAGGAACACTGCCACGTCGCTGTAGACGAAGCCAGCGCCGCCGGCGATGCCCTCGGCGACCTTGGCCAGGGTGTCGGGGGTGAGCAGATCGTCGTGGTCCATCTCCAGAAAGGCGTCGCCCTTGCATAGGTCGCAGGCTTCGGCCTTGAGGGCTCCGATATTATCGCTGTTGCACTGGCTGTCGAAGACCTTGATGCGCTCGTCATCCAGGTTCAGCTTCTGCCCCTTGGCCGGGCCATTTAGCACGATAACCCATTCCCAGGTGGGATAGTTCTGCAGCTTGATGGCGTCGTAGACGTCGTTGAGAAACTTTGGGTTGTTGGTTGGCGTAAACAGGCTGATCAAAGGTTTGTTTGTCACTAGATCACCAGATGAATCTTTGTTTGAGACAGATCGGCGGGAAGATCGCATTGCAAGTCGACGTGAAGGATCTGCCCGTCGTATTCCATGTCCTGAATTTTTACGTCGACGCCGTACAGCGTTTTAATCAAATGACAGCGCAGAATCAACCACAGGACAGCGTCGCCAACGGTAGCTTGAGGTTCTGATTCAAACATAGCGATGAGTGTAACAAGACGGCGTCGCCAACGGTAGCTTGAGGTTCTGATTCAAACATAGCGATGAGTGTAACAAGACGGCGAGCCTGACCGAAGCCAGGCTCGCCGGGTGCGTCCATGCACTATACAAGGCAGCGTCGTGCCGCCAGGCCCTGGGCCGAAGCCCAAAGCTCTAAGCTTCCCTTAAGCGGCCACTTGGACGTCGTCGCTGTCCGACGTGTCCCAGCAGGGGTTGGCCCCTGCCAGCGTGCCGTTGTTGAGAGTCAGCATCTTACTGGCACCGCTGGTCAGGTCGACCATGATCGGTGTCGGTGTGCTGATGATGGTGATGTCTCCCCGATCGATCGCGTCGGCGAATGCCTGGTGCTGCCGTCGAGCAGTCGAGCGGTCGGGACCCTGCCCGATGGCCTCAAGGATGTTGCCGAACACGCTGTACTGCTCGTTGTTGGCGAGCTTGACGCCGTGCGGCGGAAGGAACCCGAAATTGCGTTCCTGGCCGCAGGTATTCTGTACCGTGCTGGTCAGGCAAGATTTGTCGAAATGTCCGGATCGTTCACTCATTGTAATTCTCCTGATTTCAAAGTTCGCAGGCAACCACCGGCGGATAAATTTGAGCCCAAACTCCGCCGGCAGTCGCCATCGATTCGTTAAGCCCGTGCAGCGGGCTGTTGATATTGCGTGGCTTGGGCTGCCTTGATCGTCAGGATCGAGTTGTAGAGCAGCGGGTTCTGCGCCAGACTGGCGGCAGCCTGCTTAACTGCAACGGCGTGCTCCTGGGTGGCGGCGGCCTTCGTCCGGCCATTCATGCCGTTGGCGCTCATGTAGCCGTCCAGCTCGGCGATCATCTTGCCGAACGGACTGGGATTGGCGGCAGCGGCTTGCTTCTGGTAGCGGGGGTCTTCTTCGATGGTTCGCAGGCGGGAAGCCAGGTCCAGGAGTTCCTGGGCCTGAATCTGGTCAGCAGGGGCGATGCCGGCGCTGGCCAGCTTGCTGAAAAATACTTCAGCGCTGACGTTGGTGAAAAGAGTGTTGTAGGCCGTCTGGAAGTCGGGAAGGGCCGGGGTCGATGCTTGGGCTTGAGTTTGGGCAGACACGATAGTCCTCCGTGACAAGTTACAGGCCCGATCCTTTCAGGCCACTGCATGAATATTAACCGGCAGGGGGCAGGGGATGCAAGCGCCGATGGTTTACAAAGGTTGTTTTGCGATAGCTAAAGAAAAGCCGCCGGGTGGCGGCTTTTCGATGATGATCACTTGTCAGGTGACGAATCTGTCGGATGGGATGAATCTGTCGGACGGGTGGCAGAGTCGACGACAACAAAAGGTCAGTCGTTTTCGACTTTCGTATCATCCAGCACGTCGCTTCCACATACCGGACATATATCGTCTTCAGCGCCAAGCGTGAAATCGCAAGACGTGCAAACCCTGCCGCCGTGCGATTTTGCCGCCGTACGATTGAGTTCAGTGTCGGCAATGTATCTCTCGCGTGATCGTCTGTGCATCTCGTCGTAGCAGCTGCACGGTTCCAGCGCTGCGTACCTGTTTGCCGCGATACAGCCGGGACATCGGTAATAATGCAACGGCTCTGCACCGTAGGAGGATACACGTTGCAGTATCGATAAAATGCGCAACTGCGGAGTATCGACGCTGGTGATCACGCTATTGAAGTAAGCTGATTTCACCAATCCTTCAATTTTCATCACTTCGTTGATCATCATCAGATAGAAAGCGACGCAGCATTCAGGCACGTTTGAATGCAAACCGCACGTCGCGTCGTGTACCGTCTTGGGATCGTTGGTTGATAGTCCGAGACGACGTACCAGATCGACGCCTTCGGGGGATGACTTGAAATCGAATTTATATTTCTTCACGGGAAACTCCAGGTTAGTAGTCTTTGTGGTCGCAAAGCCAGTCGACAACATGAGACGCGTGCAGACACTCACAATCTACTACTTCGCCACTGGTTCCGGAATAGATTGTGACATCACACATTTGGGTCTCGTAGTTTAATCTGACCGTGAACAAACACGGATGCTCACGCGGTGTGACAAATGTTCCAGCCATGTCGCAAGCTACGTGTGAAAGCAAATCAAAATTAGGTTCTTGCATGATGCCTTTGGGTTGAATGACAGGGGTCAATTGTTATCGTTTTCTGGTTCTGGTCCCCATTCCTCGGTGTCGGGGCCGATCAGTTCCAGGTTGGGGAGAGCGTCGAGGTTTTCCATCCGCTTGCCGGTTACCTCGCGGATGGCATTGCGAAGTTTGCGGGCCAGCTGCCGGTAATGCTTGTAAGGCGGCTGCGACTCCAAGGATTTGATCAGCTCTTTCACAACCGGGCCGGGAATCTTGGCATAGCTCTTCATGAGGCTCCTTATTTTTTACGGCGCTCATTCATCCACTGATCCATCGTCTTACCGTCGAACACGTCTCGCTCGACTTCGTCCATGCTGTTCAAGATGAACATCCGTACGAGCAGCAGGACACAGAACAAAATAACAAGGCCAACGACCATCGTGCCGATAACTTCCATGTAGACTCCTGGTTAGCGGGTAAGAAAAATCCGCAGTCGACGCGATGGGATGAAAGTCTATACGACCAACCGCTGCGGAGCCGGCCGGAGTACGTGCAAGCTCTCTACGGAAGCTCGCAGTCCCGTCTAAACACAGCATTGGGGACCTGCCGCGTCATCGCTCACGTCAATCACGATTACGTTTCAATCATACGTCGCGGGGGCTTAGTTTCGTCAGATGCTTTTTGCAAAGCCACGATCGCATTCAAAGCAGCCGCCAACACGGACACGGATCGATAGGGGATTGTAACGCGGACAATTTCTGTGCCGCCAAGCAAGGGATCGGTTGTGATCACCAGCTGCGTTGCCGCTTCATTATCTTCAACACCTATGAATGGTTCCAGTGAAAGTCAACTCAGGTAAGGATGCGACGTTGACTCAGTCGGCCAGCTTCAAGTTCAAATCGGCCAGCACGCGTTCGATTTCACGCAAGCTGACCCGACCGAAATTCTTGTAAGCCAGAAGGTCATCAGGCGTCTTTGCGATAAGCTCTCTGATGGTGTTGACGTTGGCCTTGAACAAACATCTGCGGGCTCGATGTGATGACAAGTGCAACAGTTCGACGCTGCGATCGAGAACATTGATTTCTTCTGACATGGAAACTCCGGGTTAGAGGTCACTGGGTAGGGGAATGCCCGCGTGGGCTAAACTCTCTCATTTCTTTTGACGCATTTCAAGTTGAAATTTACGTCGCAACCGCCTGAGCCGTAACATGCGGGCATTGGCCGTAGATATGCTTGGCTTTGTTACAGTTAGAACACAACAGTTGCCAATTGTCCTTCGGAAATCCGGCAGCTTTAAGCCGGCGGTAAAGCCTTAATCCGCCGCTGCCGTGTGCTCGACGATCATCAGCCCCCTTACCGTCGATGTGATCAATTTCTAGAAACTGCGGCAATGTTTCCGGACAACCAGGACACGAACATTTACTACCGTAGGCTTCGATGATTTCGGCGCGGAGTCGATCATGCTTGCGATTAGATTTTTTCCGACTCATTATCAAATGCCGCTCACACATTGTCTTGTCTTCGACTGCAAGTTGATCACAGTGCTGGGCAACACAAATCCCTTTGTCTTTCCGATTAGCGTAATCGTTCTTGTCTTCTTCTCGACAGTCGTCGCAATACCTATTGACTCCGTTGGTCGGTTTATCGCATTGCGTGCATTTGCCAGCCTGCTGTCGCTCCGCTGTTTTCTGCCGCCTTACTTCTCGGCACTGATCACATCGGACAGTCCCCGGTTCAACATAAGCCGGGCAGCTTTGACACAGACCGGCACGAAGACGAGCGTTGTAACGCGGAATATCTTCGATTCGTTCCAGCTGCAAAGCGTAACAGTACCGACAACGATCCTGCTCGGCATCAATGTAAAACGCGCCGCATTCGATGCAAATCCCCTGAGCAAGCCGCTCAGCGGATTCGGTCTCTTTGATCGCTTGAGATTGCACGGCAAGTTCGGCAGCAGTCATAATCTGCCGGTTTCGTTGCTTTATAAGACACAGATCACAGTAAACTGAATCAACACCGGCCGGTTGTGTACAGCCAGTCGTCACGCATAAACCGGTCTGCTTGCGTCGAAGATATTTCTCGTGATCTTTTTGCTTAGCGACATCTGTGTGATACTGACATCTAGCTTTTCCCGGTAAAGCCGGTTGACTGCACGAACAACATAAACCCCGTTCACGCCGACTTCGTTGTACATCTGCCGAATGAATCGCCATGACGAACTCCTTAAAAACAGAGACCGTTCGAGAATTATCTCGAACGGTCTAAGTCTAGTCAGAGTTGTAAGCGAAGTCAATCAGACAAAGTCCGCACGGGCCAGCCCTGACGTGAAGCCAATCGTGCCGCCCATGGTCTCATAGGCGAAAAATTCCAACATAAAGGCTTCGCGCCTAATGTACATAGTCGTGTCTTCAAGCACATAGGACTTGCCGATGAACTTGGGATCACTGAACATGTACATCGTGTTGGTCGGGACCAGACCCTTCTTGATCGTGATCACCCAGGTCTTGCCCATGAACTCCTGGAGCGTCCAGCCGTTCTTCATGATGTCCTGAGACAGGTCGCCACCCATCTCGTTGCGGCCGAACTTGCACACATCCTTGATCGTGATGTGGTTGATGAGGATCGTGTGGACCTCCAGCGAGCTGGGGGTGTTGGGCATGATCTTCATCGCATCTTCCAGCGTATCGCGGGTGATGCCACCGGCAATCACTTCGTACTGGACGACGCCGCTGGTCGGGACAACCAGGCCGGGGCCGACGATCGCGGTGTTGATGGCGCGGATGAATTTAGAATCTTCCTCTGCCAACATGTCCTTGATCGCGTTATCACTGAGCACCTGGCGGATGTCCATGATCCAGGTCCGCAGCTCGTCCACGTCTTTGGTGAAACGGGGCGTGACGATACGGTCGAACATGACGCGGTAGCGGGGACCGCGAATGTACAGGTTCTGCGGCAAGGTCGCGAACGCGATGCTGATGGCAGCAGGCGAATTCGGTTCCTTGTCGACCACCTTGACCGGCTTGTCGGTGTCGACCTGGCGGTCCAGCTCATCGTTGCCGATGGGCGTGGCCGGCAGGATGCGGCGGTAAAAGCCGTCTTCACGCATCTTCGTACGCGTGAAGTCGTTGATGGAATCTTCGGCCTGTTTGATCAGGCCGTTATCACGAGAGCCAAGCTGCTGAAAAAGCGTTTGATTCAGCAGCTTAGTTTCTTCGGGGGAGAGCTGAACCATTTTTAGATCCTCCGTGATCAGTTAAAAGTCACCGCCATCCTTGGCGGCATGAAACACTCTGCCATCAGCTTAGGCGCTGGGGGGCAGATACACAGGCCAGAAGGCAACCGCCTCATAGCCATAACCGTTGTCGACCAATCCACGCGACACAACGCCGCAGATCGTGTTCGTGCCGAGCGTGCCCGGCGTGAGCATACCTGCCAGCACCGCACCGCTGTTGACCAGGGGGCTGGTCAGGTGGGTGTTGGGCGGGTAGGTCTGGGTGTCGTCGTAGTTGGTCGAAACCAACTCGTAGGCACCGACCGCGACCAGGAACATCAGCACGCCGGTCGGATTGATGGCAATGAAGACGTCCTTGGTGGTCGCAGCATCACCGCCGTCATTCTGCACGTCGGGGTCATCCGACGCCTGGAAATTGAACAGCGGCATGACCGGACTGTTACCCACGCCCAAGACCGCGTAGCCATTGGCATTCAGGGAGCAGCAAGCCCCCGGCGGCACACGAGTCTGGACGGACGGATCGAACTTGCCCTCGAAATCGAGAGCATTGGGACGCGGCCAGCCCTTGAGGGGGTTGAGCGTCTGGGAAGTCATTTGACGAGGAGCAGCCATTTTAAGATCCTCCGTGATCAGTTGGAAACGAGCCATCCATCCTTGGAGGCCCTAATTCGTTGGTGAAAACTTATCCTTCTTTGTTGACGAGCCGTTCGAGACCAAGCCCGTTGAACAAACGACGATCGGAATCCATCATGTTCGACGTGTGAGCGCCGACCACGACGGTGTTTGGAAGCTTTTCCAGCAACACCGAGCCGCCGTCAGATGCCTGCTTCTCGGCGGCACCCAGGCGATCCTTGGGATGGGCGGATTTGAGCTGTGCCAGTTCGGCTTTGGCTTCCGCCAGCTTGGTAACGGCCGAACCGAGGATGGCCAGCGTTTCGTTGTGGCTGGCCAGCTTGGTGGTCATCGTGTCGGTTTGATTCTTGCCGAGAACGCCGGAATCGACCATCTGCTGGACGAGTCCGGGAATCCGCTCGGCGGCGGTCTTCTGTGCTCCGCGAATCTCCGTGACTTCGTCCACTGCACGCTTACCCAGCGCACTGGACACTTCTACGAAGCGGAGCATGTTGTTTGCGAGTTCGGGTTTCATTGTGACAGCCTCCATGCTGCTTGTTGGGTTGATTTCTTACCGGACAGCCGCTGCAGCGGCTTGCTTTTGACGGCTGCGGCCGATCACCTCAACGAGATAAGCTCGGGCCGCCTGCTTAACTTGTTCGCTGACACCGGCGTCAGCGGCTGCCACCTGCATGCCTGGAGGCGGGCCACCGGCTCCCGGAGGAGGGCCACCCATGCCTGGAGGCGGGCCACCGGCTCCCGGAGGAGGGCCACCCATGCCCGGAGGGCCGCCAGCGCCTGGAGGCGGGCCACCGGCCCCCGGAGGGCCACCGGCACCACCGCCGCCGGCCTGTTCTTCCTGGTAGGCCTGCATGAACTGCTCGGGCGTGATGCCCATCTGTTGCAGCATGGCCATGATTTGTTGAATATCGCCGCCACCGCCGCCAGAAGGGTCATCGCCGCCGGAGGGATCGCCGCCCGGAGGCGGGCCACCAGCGCCAGGGGGAGGGCCGCCCATGCCGGGAGGGGGAGCGCCGCCGCCTGCGGGATCTTCGTCACCGCCGGGAGGAGGAGCGCCGCCGCCGTCTTCGCCCTTGCCGTCGCCGCCGGCCTTCACCCGCTGCTGCACACGCTGCTGGCAGTAGTTAATGACGCGATCGGCATCGGATTCGGCTTCCTTGATGATTTCCACCAGGGTGTCCTGCACCATGCGGTCGGCGGCAGCCTTGTCCATCGTGCCGTCGATCAAGCCGGCCAGTTCCCAGCCTGCCTGGCGGCTGAGTTGAGGATTGACCGGTTGAGCCACCTGCTGGGCAGTCTGCTGGGGCTGGGCAGCTGCGCCTTCCTTGGTGACGTTGGTCTGCACTTCATTGGCGATCTGGGCACAGAGAAGCTCACCCAACGAAGAGATCTCGCCGGCCAGCTTCTGCAGCGGGTCATTGGCCAGATCGGTGGCGTACTTGCCGCCATTGAGTTCGCTGTTGTCGGTGCGGGCCGGATGGGTGGTGGGCTTCTTGTAGCCCTTGTCTTCCTTGGTGGTCTTGGTCTTGGGCACGTCCTCCCCGGTCGGCGTGGCTCGAAGCCCAATGTTGTACTGGTCGGCCTCGGCAGTCCCCGGCTCACCTACGCCACCGGACTTGGCAGTGCCGGCTTCGGGTGTGGAGTCGACCGAGGGCTTGCCCTGGTCGGCCTTGACGTCCTTGGTGTTCTCGGCCGAGCGGAAGCCTTCTTTGGCTTTCTCGGTCCGGTCGTCGACCTTTTTCACGGGGTGAGTGGTTTCGCCGCCGATGCTTCCGGGTTCAGTGTGAGCCTCGGCAGTCTTGGCAATCGTTGAAGCGGCGCTGGATTCCACGCGAGCAAGATACGCTTCGATCGTGGAAAGCTGGTGTTGAGCAGACATCCTTGTCTCCTAAAATTGCATCCTGCTGATCGGCCGAGGCTCGGCCTCACATCACCTTATTCTGCCCGATAGCAAGGGACGCTGTCAAATGGAAGTCGTGGTCACTGGCTGCCATTCTGTACAAGGCAGCCAGTTTGTAAAGACCGTAGTCCTCGGCAAGTTCGCCGGCACCGGGTACGTCCGAAGCCGACTTTTCTAAAGTTGATTTGCATTCCGGGGTCGGCAAATGCCGCAATTCGCACCGCATGGCACGCTCGGCAGCCGCATCCTGGGTCAACCCGTGAGACCCCTGGAGGTTGCGAGCAAGGGCTCTGATCGGTGTCGTGGCGACAGCGTCGGAACACGCATATTTGTTGAACGATAACCGGGCGTCAAACTTGGGATTCTGCGCAATCGTCGTGAAAATACCCGGCAGGCAGACCGAAGCCGCCTTGACAAGATCCGGTCGGCTGGTCCAACGGGCAAAGTCGGCCAGGGTCAACATCACCTTCTGATCAGCCAGGGCTCCCAATGACGCAGCAGCCTTTTCGCTGCCGGGCATGCCCAGCAAGGCCAGCTGCTCGTCGCTGATCGTTCCCTGCACGACAGGGTGGAAACTCTTGCGCACCGGCTCGGACGGCCGCATCCCTTGTTCCTGCCGGGCCAGCGCCATGGCCAGCTTGGTCTGCCCCATTAGCTTGGAATTCCAGTTGTAGGGAAAATCCTGGCTCAGACACACCGCCAGCGGCGCAGTGACGTTAAGCATTTCAGCCATCTCGGCTCCGGGGATGAAATCCTGGTGACTGGCGGCTTTCTCCAGCCAGTCAGCCTTGGTGCCGTAGGCCGTGCGATCAGCCGGCCGAAACACGTCAGAAATGTCGAAAAACGATGGCGTCGGATTATCGACGTGCAGGATGTGTCCGTCGAAGGCGACCTTGGCCAGATTCTTGGAGCAGCCGCCGTACTTGCAGGTTCCCTCGGTGCAGTATTCCTCACGGGTGCGAGCCTTGTGCTGGCAGCCGCTGCAGACGTCAAAAGGCACCCGGCAAGCCATCGAGACTGCCAGGTCTTCGTCCTTAGCCAGCTTCTCCAGCTCTCGGCTGGCGACAAAGCCACCGTTGCGATCCGCCGCCGACTTCTCTCCGTTGAGCGCCGCCAGCAGCTCAACGCGGCTCATCGGCAGATTCATCGCCGACTTTTCCACCCGGCCGTAGCTTAGCCGTGGATCTTTGTTCTGGTGGTTGCGATACCAGCGGGCGTACTTCTCAAACGTATTGTGATAATCCTTGAGCGTCTGCTCGGTCCAACCGTCGCCGTTGCGATTAGGTCCCCACTTCTCGGTAGAGCCCATGGCCAGCAAGTGAACCGGCACTTCGTCCTTGGCAAACTTGATGGAGTCCAGGATGTCCAGGAACGCCGGAGCCGTAGCCCCGGCCAGCTTTATGAAGTCGCTGCGATCGCTGCCGATCAGACCGCGACTGGAGACCTTGATCATCTGCGCAATGGGCTGGTCCCAATTCCATCCTGACGGGCTGAAAATCTTGATCATCATCGACTCCTGCTATTGATGCTGACGGGCGGCGTGCAGCTTGTCCAGTATAGCCTGGGCTTCGGGATGTTCCTGCATGTACTGTTGATGTGACGCCAAAGTGGCATTGCGCTGTTGTACGTACGGATCGTAGCCTTTACCTAATAGCAACGGACCTGCCAGCGTCGCCGCAATCTGCGCTCCCGTACCGCCTCCACGACTCCACAGACTGGGTTTCGCAAGACCACGGCCAGCTGATAAAACACCAGGCAGAGCTTCACCGTGAATACCGAGCGGCAGCTCGGCATTAACGTTTGCCATAATATCAGTCGGGAACGGGCTCTTGGGGTCGGCGGCCAAACGTTGCACGGTATTCAGAATGCCGGCTGACTGAGGCGTCGGCGCAGCCGGACCGGTAGCCATGTGGTCGTTGAACAGCCGGTGAAAAGCGTCTGCTCGGGTGGCGTAGTCTGGCATGTTCGATCCCGAACCAACGCCGCCTTGCTGTTCGTGATCATACAGATCACGGAGAAACTGCGTAGCACTGGCGACGTGGTTGGCCCGCGTCTGCCCAGTCGAGTTGGCCAGCATCGTTGATTTGGACATATCGCCCAGCCCGTGCGATGCAGCTGTGTCTTGCAGCAATTTGGTCTGCTCTGGCGTGAATTTAGAGTAGTCGCTCACCGGTGAGCTGGGATTCATGGCCCGAATTGCCGCAAGCTGCACGTTACGACCGCCATCTACGAGCGTCTTATAAACGGCAGGCGGTACTTTGCCTTCAATACCTTTCATGAACGCGTCGGTGTTGACCATTGAGTCTATGCCGCCTCTTAGCCCCAGCCAGTCAACACCCTTATGCAAGTTGTTCATGGCCGCGTTGTAGGCCGGGCGACCGACTAGATTCCAGCTGGCAAGACCGCCGATACCTAAACCCACGTTAGATCCGGCGTTGCTGATCATGTCGTTAAGACCACGCGGAAAATCAGTCATTAGCTTGACGGCGTTGGAGTGCCCTTGCCAGGCTGCGTCCTGTTGTGCGTTGTTGAGTTCCTGGGCTTGCTGCAAATTCTTCGTGGCTGAACCATCCGGCGGGTTCATGTAATTGCCCAGCTGCTTCAAGCCGTAATGCAGACCGCCGCCGATGGCACCGCCGGCCAAAGCTCCGGTCAAGGCGCTGCGCCACGGATGCTTTTCGCGTCCGGGCTCGTCGTTCATGTAGTCGCTGGCCATGCCAATGCCGCCGCCGATGCCGGCACCCGCCAGACCAGCCAGCAGTGAATCGCCACCGACAGCGTACGGATTTGCCGGTGCTGCCGGTGCTGCCGGTGCTGCCGCACCGGTCTTTTTCAGGCCGGCCTTTTTAACCATCCGGACGGCGCAGGCTCGCTTGGCCAGAATGTCGCTGGCTTCCTTGACGGTCATGTTTTTTAAGTCAAGCGGCATCTGATCCTACTTTTTGACGTTGCCCGGCTGCGGAGCTGCCGGCTTAGGCATCGGGTCAACAGGAGCCGGCTGGGTATCCTTGAGACCTTTTTCAAGATCCAGCATCTGCCCGTGCTCGAACGGTTGGACGTTGCCCTGGAGATATCGCTGCAGATGCGAACGCATGAGCGCCGGCTGAGAAGCGGCACGGGGCGTAAGCCGCGAGATCTCGTTATAGGCGTGCAGCACTTCGTCGGGTTCATGACCACCGATCACGGGATCATTCATCATGTCAGACAGCATCGACTGTGTCTGAATCTGCTGCAGCTTGGCGGCATGCCTGGGATCTTCCAGTTCTTCATAGGGTCCGGCTACTGGATCACCGGACTCCTGCTTAAAAGGGTTGAGAACTTCTCCAAACAGATTCTTGGCGTCGCTGACCATGTCCATCAGCTTGATCGGCGTGGCTGCCGACTTAGTCAATAGATTGAACGACGCGTCCTTGACTGGTCCGTGAATCAGCGGACCCAGGATATCCTGCTTGTGGATTTCGGCCGCCGTCTTGGCGGCGGCTTCCGCATTGCGAAACTGGATGACGTCCTTGGCCAGCTTGACGCAGCGGGTCAGCGCCGACCAGGGCATCTGTTGCGGCTCGACGGCGACGACCTGCTTGCCCCAGTTGACGCTGTCGCCTCGAAGCGAGTTCTCGGCCATCTTGTTACGAGTGAATACCCAGTCCATCACCGCCTGGCCGTTGGCACCGTGATAAACTTCGGCGGTTTTTTCCACCAGGGCGAAAGGCAAATGCCGCTCCGGCGACTGACGGAAGTAGTCACCTAGTTCGCCCATGGCTCCGATCAGCTTCTGGTAAGCGTCGCTGGCGTTGACGCGGGCGTCAGCCGCCTGCTTGGTCAACTTCTCGTCCAGACCCATCGCCAGCGACAATGCCGACTTCTTGGGACACGTGCAATGCTCCATCGGACGATGGCATTCTTTGCAGTGGTCAGCCGTCTTGAGCAGGCCGGCCACCTGGATTGAAGCCGCCTTGATCATCGACACGTTCGGCTGGCGGAGATTGTGATCAAGGAAGAACGCCGGGCCACTGCCATACTCGTTTGACACGGTGGCGTAAGCCTCGTCGGCTGCCGTCTTGACCTGCTTGGGCCAGATGCGATCGATTACCTGGTCGGGATCTGCCAGGGGAAAGTCGGCGAACTTTTCCAGGGCATTGTCGTTCTCCTGCCGCTGGTAAGTCTGCCGCCCGGTGTTGTAGGCGTACGATGCAAAGCGAACCATGTCCGGACCCCAGCTGGAGTCGCGGGCGATCTTCTCGATCGCATCGACAGGAGACATCTCGTCTTCATCGACCAAGGTCACTGCTTGCTTGACGGCAAGAATGACTTTGTTTTCAGCTTCCTTGCTGAGCGTCTGCATGTTGGTCCTCCTGACCAGTCGGCTTTCTCGGCGCTGGCAATGCCAGTTTCTCGATGCCGTCCATTGTACGCGGTTTTCGCCCAGACGAAAGTTCGAGCATTTCGTGGGTACGCAGCTCTGCGGCCGCGTCGTCGTAACGTTCCACCGGTTTGCCAGTAATCAGCTTCCTGCCCTTTTCACCGACCGCCCAGTTCAATCCTTTGAGCGTGGCGGCGATGTTGCTGAGCAGCTGGCTTTGCGGCACACCGTCGCCAGCCGCCGCTTGTTCCATGGTCTTGATTTGTATATGCACCTGAAACAGATCCATGACATTGAAGCGATTGACTTCGAAATTCTGCGCAGCCATCGCTGAGCGGTGCTTCAAACGAGTAAACGTATGATTGTCCAACCACGGAGCAACGTCGTCCTTGCCCTGGGCGATTACGCCTTTGTGGAATCCGCACTGCAGGATGTAGTCCAACACCGCAGGCCCGCCGAAGTAGGCGAACATTTTGGTCGTCGGGTCGAAAAACGGTTCACTCAGCGGCGAGCGGCTGAACGTCATCATCTGCGGATTGTCGGGGTCATTATTGTTGTTGCGCTGCGGCTGATTCATCGTTTGATCCAGCCCGGCGTTGATGGCGGCTTCGTACGCCGGCATCAGCACGCGGTCGACAATCCAGCCGGTGTTTTTCAACCGCCCACGCACGTCGAAGAACATGGCGGAATACCACCGAATCATCTCCGGTCGTGTACCCAGCTCGTCGGCGATGACCTGGTCGGTACAGCCGTTGAGAATGCGGGACTCGATGATAGTGATCATCCGGTTGTTGACCTGCTGCTCGGAGTACAGCTGGTAAGCCAGGAAGACCCCCAAGTCGCGCCAAGCCAGCTGCTCCCGCGTAGCCTGATCAGCCGAGCGGTATCGCAGCACGAATTCCCTGAACCGTCGGACGTACTCGTCGTCGCTCTTGACGCATCGCTTGACCGGCGTGTTGTCGATCATCTGCAACACACGATCAAACCGCCACCCTGGCGGTCGGAACGGACTGAATCTGTGAAACCTGACTTGCACGATTTACCTTTCTACGGTTGTTCACGAAAACATTCAGGCAGAGGAGCATCGAAAACTTTGAGCTTCGTGTTGGCCTCACCGACCAAGCGATCGAGAACGTCGGCATCATCACCCGGATTGGTGCCATCAGGCAGCCCGATCATAAAACGCGGACCACCGGGACTGAATACGTTAATCGTCTTGACCTTGTTGCGTCGTATGATCCGACCAAAGTTCCATTTCGAAGACGTCGGATCAGCTTCCAGCCATGTCATGATCTCCGGGGTGACTTCAACTTGTCGGTTGAACGGTTTGATAAAGTTTCCTTGTTCTGGAGCCAGTTCGCCACATTCGCGTGGGTCATTCCACCATTCCATGGAAAACTCCTCTTAGTCTTAAGCTCCGGTACCGATACTTTCATGTGAGCGCACGGCGATGCGGTACGTGCCGGTTGCGGCCAGCTTGACGTACAGTTTACGGTTTACGCCGATGTTGCGGTTGGGCAGAGCGTCCTGATTTTTGAATGTGATATCCAAATTGGCGTGCAGCGGGCTCGCACCGGTGATGGTTGCAAACACCCGGTACAGTTCCTGCTCAGCCGAAGGAATCTGTACTTGGGCAGTGCCGCCAACCGCGTCGGCCGTCCACGACTGGTCAGTGACGATGTTAAAGTCATCCACGACTTCCAACACCCGATGGCTGGTGTTGTAGCCGGACGTGGGGCTGCTGGCCACGACAACCACATCGCCTACCTTACAAGCCAGGGCGCTGTTGGGATTCATTTCAACGTAGCAATAGCCGTTGCCGTCGTTGGTGATCAGGTACACCGGCACGGCCACCAGCGGCGACGCGAACGCCCGGCTAAACAAATCGGCGGTCACGGTTCCGCCGCCGATCAGAATGATCGTGATGTAGTCCAACGTGCAGCGGCCGGGGTAAGACAAAGCCACGATCTGATTGGAGCCAACGGTGGTCACGGAAAATTCTTTTTCGTATGGCGTCACTTGTGCTGGCCTCCGTGCCAGTGAAAGTAAAATGCGTCGGCAGCTTCGATAAGCGGGCCGCGAATTTCAGGGTGCAAATCCTTGAGTCGTTTAGACGACTTCTGACAGTTACAGGCTCGACACAACCGGACAGCGTTACCGGGTTTCAAGCCGTTTCCTCGCGATAACGGTCGAACGTGATCGGTACAGGTCGCGGTTGCTTTGACGTATGACGGTCAAACGGCTGTACCTATCGTTGAGCAGGTCTAGTGCTTGCATGATCAGTCTCCAGATTCTTCCATATCTGGGTCTTGTATTTCGTCGAGTCGTGGCTCGATTGTCTTCTCCTTTAGGAATAACACTATATCTGCGAGGCTTTCAAAGGCATTTCGCAGCGAATCTTCCATCTCCGGCAAAGAATTTTTGCCATACCGCTCCTTGAAATCATCTTGATGCCAGTAAAAAAGGAAGAGCAACCGGCCCAGCTTGTCGACGGCTTTCATCAGGTCAGGCAAGTGGCGGTCCACCAGCGAGTCCTGCCGCACCGACTTGAGCATGCCGGAGATCATCGAAGTGTCGAACACCTCTTTCTGCCCTTCCTGGCCGGCTTGCTGGGCAGTCTGCACCGCCTTCTGGTCGGGCATCAGGAATGGATCATAGATCCGAGGATCAGTCTGCGAGCTGTCCAACCCCGACACCGGCACATGCTCGCTCTGGGGATAGATGGCGTTGACTGAATTGTAGCCGACCTGTTCACTACCGTACTCGGGAGCCGGCATGACTGGGGCGTAGGGGCCACCGGACTGCAGATCGCCGCTGGGATAGTAGCCTGCGGTCTTTTCTCGCGGATAGCTCTTGGCGTATACGACGCGGTACTGCACCGGCGATCCGCTCATGCCGTTGCTGTGAACCTGGGCTTGCTTGAGCATCGCGGCTGCTTCGCTTTCGCCGAGCCCGTGATCGCGAATCAGACAGAACAGACCATGCCGCCACGGCATGCGCTCGCAGCCTCGCTTGATGGTCTGAATGGACACTTCGCTGTGATCGCCCCACATCTTCATGGACGCGGTCTTGGTGGTGAACAGCAGTTGAATGTCACCGATGTCGCCGGGGACGATCGGCTTGGGGTCTGAGCCGTCTGAGTCCCAACCAACCGGGCCGCCGATACTGCTCTTGCTGGGACCGTCGCCGTCGTCTTTCTTGGGCTTGGGCGGATCTTTGAGCTTCATGAACTTGAAAGTATCGGGCACGTGCAACGTGCCGGCAGCCGCCCGCAACTTGGTGCCGGGGCGGTCGTTGATCACTAGCAAAGCATCGTAGTTGCTGACATAGCCGCCGTCGCCGGAATAGGACGAAGGCTCAGTCACCTTGGGCAAACCGCTGGCACGCCCGGCTTTCCAGTCCTCGTAGCCCTTGAAGTCGACCTTGTAACGCTTGTCCTCGTAAACCTTGCTGACAACAAACGGGACAGTGCCCTCTCCGGCCTGGTTGATCGCCAGGTAGGTGCCGCCCTTGGACAACGTCTCGGAGTTGCCCAGACCTTTGAACCATTCGCGGAAATCGTTCTCCGACTCGATTGTTTTGGTCCACAACGACGTGCGGTGACCGTTAAGCCACGACTTCTCGCCGTCGCCCAATCGCACCACCGTACAAAAGTTCTTTTGCCCGTCGTTGGCACTGGGGGCCTGGACCACCAGCATGCGGCCGAATTCGCCGGGCTTCTCCAGCACTTCGTAGATGCCGGTCTCGTGCGGATTTGTCAGTTCCGTTCGCACTTGAGTGTTGTACGCATGGCTGATTTCGTCGCCCTTGCGCTCGTCCTTGACCAGATAGCCGTGGTGCAGGAGCTTTTCTTTATCCTTCTCGGGAAGTTCCTTGTTGACCGTGAGGCTGACATCCGGGTCAGTGAGAATCTTGACCTTGGGCTTCTTGTCATCTTCGGGCGGCTGGGCTTCCTTAAGCAGCGAAAAATCCAGTTCACTTCGCGGCTTGTTCGGCGCAATGCGGGTTTCCCACTCGGCTCCTTTGATCAGGCAGTTGGCGGCTTCCTCGGCTGCCTGCTTGATTCGCAGGCCGACGCGATGGAAGAAATCGCTGCCATAGAACTTATCGAAGGCGACCTTGATGCCGGGGTAGCGCTGGGAGATGTTGTAGGCTCCTTCCAGCAGGCTGACATCGGTCGCCAGGAAGTCTTCCAGCGACAGTGGGACGTCGGCTAAGGCCGCCTTGACGGGGCTGGCGGGCAGCTTGCTGACGTCAACTTTGCGATCGGCCGGGGCGTTGGGCCATAGGAAGTTGGCTTGCTTGGTGGCAATGGCCGCCAGCAACGGCAGCGCCGGCACCGCCCAACCGGCCACGTCGCGATTGCCGACGCGGATGTAATCCGGCAGCGGTGATTCCGCAGACCGACCTTCGCGGGCGGCAGCAGCTTTGGCCTGTAGTCGCTCCAGAGCACTGCCGTATTTGTTGTGCGGCGGCGGATAGCTGAGACGTTCGATGTTGGGGGCAATGCCGCCCAGCTGCCAGGTATCCTTGGCCGAGCCTTCGCCCAGGACGTGCGGCTTGCGGCTGAGGATGTAGTTGACCCAGTTTTCCTTCATGGGCACGAAGGAGTCCTGATTCTTGATATACAAAAGCTCGTGGCCCTTGAGATCACCGTTGAGGAAGAAGATCGGGGCGTACAGCCACTGCTTGCCGATCTTGAAGCCGAACACGCCGACAGCCTTGGTGTTGTCGTCGTTGCGGTCGACCAGCTGGAAGCCGACGATGTAGTCGATCAGGCGGGGAGCCTTATCCTTGAGATAGGCATACCCAAGTGAAGAGAAGGATTGCTCAAAGCCCTGCTCCTGCTCGCCGCCGATGCTCGCCCATTTGATGCCGGGACCCTTGGCCAGTCCGCGAATGTGCATGACCAGCTGCAGCGGTGTCGCGTCGCTGGTGTAAAATTGACCGGCATCCGTAGCGTGCTTGATGAACGTAATGTGCTTCCGTGCAGTTGTAATTGCCATTGCTTTCCGTCCGTGAAAAGGGCATCAGTTTATTTCACTATAACAACCTACCGCCTAATGCTCCAAATATCACGGGTTGTTACTGGCGGCTGGGTTCGGACGAACGACTCGCCCAATTTGCTGCCCCATCGAGTTTTGAGCTGTCCAATCGATCCAGGCCCCTGGTGTTTTAGCTGCCTGCTCTTCCAACTTGGCGACGCGAAATCGGTCAAAATCCCACAATGTCTTGCGGGCAGCCTGTTGCCCGGCTCCGTGATCCGCCGATGCGAACATGTCTCGCGGGTCGGTTCCCCCGGACCATCCGCCGGCCGTGTCTTGTTGTATGCGATCAGTGACGCGACGGGCTCCGCCGAATAACGCTTCGCCTAGACCGCCTCCGATAGTCTTGACGCCGGTTGTTCCAGTCGGCGTAACATTGGCCAGCGCTTTTACACCGGCAGGGATTTCAACGACTGGATTAAACGAATGACGCGTAGGAGTCATTCGCTTACTCTCGTCGTTGATCTGCATACCGGTGCCGACTGCGTAGTTCACTCCCATGCGCAAAGGCATACCTTCGATCGACCCGTCCCAGTTGCTGACACCGGTATAGTCTGCTCCCCGATTCAACGCTACGCGGGCGTCTGTGCCGGCATCGCCGAAAACACGAGCAGGGATGAACGTCGTCGGCATGGCAGCTGTCATGCCAGTCATGCCCAAATTCATTCCATCACGCCAATTGAACTTGCTTGGATCTTTCCACGTCTCGTCGCTGATAGGATCGATCAATGAACGATTGACCTCCTCGTTGGCCGCCACCGCCCCTTCGGTCGAATTTATCTGGTTGACACCTTCCATAACCCACGGAATATACGGACTTAACTTGTTCAATGCAGCACCGGTACGTGAAACGCCTCTGGCGAAAGGCGTCATCTTGGCAAACTGTTCGACGTTTCTCGTAGCATTCCCTGTCCAGGCAAAACGACTCATCGGCATATATCCGCCGCTGGTGCCACGTGCCAGGTTGCTGCCTAACCGGTAAGTGTTGGCAGCTCCAGCCGCTGCCGGCGCTGCCATGCGATTCCATGCAACCAGACGAGCAGCGTCAACTGCGACAGGTGCCATCAATGTCATCCGACCGGCGTGCAACATTTGACTCGTGCGTTGATCGGATATACCGCGTTCACGCATCAGCTGATCGTATTTGGTAGACTTAGTCTGTTTCGTCAAATCCAGTAACTGCTCGGCCTGGTTTGTCGTCTGTGTAAGCTGATCCCACAGTTGTTTGCGTGTTTCGTAGTCAGCGCCGCTGGACTGGTTGTACTGCTGAATCAACTGATTTCGCTGTGCAACAGCGGCATTAAGCTGATTGTCCATGGCGACGATCTGAGGATCGGCTTTCATCTGCTGAGTCACCTCAGCCATAATTTTGAGAGTGTCCGGCGACGGCTGCGACTCTTCGGCGGCAGGAGTCGGAGTTGACGGAGTCGTAGCTGCCGGAGCAGGCGGTCCCATGACCGGGGCCGCCGGCGTCGGGGCCGGAGCCGCCGGCGCTACCACCGCAGGCTGCGGGGCAGGAACTGCAGGGACTGGCGTCGCGGGCGGGGTCGGACTTGCAGGAGCAACTGATGTCGACAACGGAGGTAGCTGAGGCCGAGATGGCTGCTTTGCCAGACTGCCGAGCCAGCGCTCGGGATTGTCGAGGTGACCGTCTGTTTCACGTTGCTGTCCTCCGAATAGTCCTTTTGTCAGCGAACCCAGAGCGCTGTAGTCCAAATTGCCAAAGATCGCCGCCGGAGCCAGCGGTCCCAGTTTGTTGATCAGCGGGGCTTCCATGCCCAGCATCTTGCCCCCCATCAGCGAATTAGGGCTGTAGCTGTCAAAGAAGTGTTGCGGCTTGTACGGCTCGGGCTTCGGCGCTGCAGAAGCTAGCGGCGATGCTGGAGCGGTCGGAGCCGTAGGAGCTGAGATCGATCCGCCAGCCGGCTTGCTGCCGTCCGTGGCAGATCCCCCGGAGCCGCCGCTTAACTCGGCGCTGACTTTGAGACCAGCCTCCGGCGTGTGAATCAAGCCCTGCCGCCCAAAGTCTACTGCCTTAGCCAGGCTGGGCACGAAGCTGGTGCCTTCTTCGTCGCTGACTGCGCCGCGATGGGCAGCGTCCAGCAACGAGCCCTTGAGACCCGATCCATACATACGGACCATCCAGTCCGGGTCTTGTGCCAGGTTAGCCATGCCCCGAACCATCTCGGCCTTGAAAGGCGGTGGCTTGTCGTGAACCTTGACCTTCTTGACGCCGAACTCCGCCAGATCCTTCTGCACGGACGGGCGGATCTTGGTGCCGATCGAGTAATGCAACACCGGCTTCTCAAGATACTTGTCGCGGGCCAGCGACGGCTCTACATCCTGAGCGTCTTTGCGGGGTTCGTAGATGTGCTCCAGCGTTGAGTACGGCACCATGTCGTCGGGAACGTATTCGCCCATCTCATCCGTCAGTCGAACGTGATTGATCAGTCCACGGCTCAGCAGCTCGACGTTGCGGCGGTGAGCCTTGATGCCGGCGTTGCTCATTGCGTCGCCAAACACCTTGGTGAAGTACCGCCGGCCTTCGCCAATGCCCTTGTGTTCTACCACCTTGGCGGGATTGGGCCAGCCCTCGGAGATCACGTCTCCGGCTTCCACCCGGTCACCGGGGTTGACAGTGAGGTTATGACCAGCCGCAACGTAGTGTCGCTCGCCGCCGATCCAGGCGTACTTGCCGCCGGCCGGAGCATCTTCGGATCGTCCCACTGGTCCGTCCACTTCACTGTGAGTGGCACCGCCCTTGAACACTTTAGGCACCTGGATCATCTGACTGATGGTATCAAAGCCGCTGACCGCCTTGCCCTCGCCGGCCACGCCGCCGGTGTGCTTGGAACTGAGCTGTGCCTGACTCAAAGGCTCGCTGAACGCCTGGACGGCGGCCAAGCCCGGCAACTCGCCCCTACCCGGCAGCGTACCGTTCTCCCGCACGCCGGCATCGCGGGCATAGATGCCACCTTCGATGCTGCCGCCAATGATCGGGCTACGCACCAGGATGCGACCCAGACCACGGTGTTTGAGGTCGGCGGCGATCTTGGGCGTGATAACCGTGTTGCGTTTATACGGCCCCGTGTCCTTGGCCAGCAGCGCTCCTTCATTGTCCGGATCTTCGGTGTCGACCGGCATCCCCCGCATGTTATCGCGGTTGTCGCCTTGATTCTCGTGATCATTGTCGACAACGACCAGCCGGTGAGCTACCTGGTTGAGCTGCTTAGAGTTCGAGACGATCGCCCCGTTGGCAAGGACGAACAGGTGGTCCGGGTGGTCTACTTCGATGTCGTAGGTTGGCACCACGCCGACGTACTCCTTCTCGACGTAGGAGTAAACAAAGTCGTCTTGACGGGTCTGCGGTTCCATCCCTTGCAGCAAATCAGCCAACACCTGGGCTTTGCGACCGGGCAGCGGGATGTATCGGGCGAACTTGAGGATCGAGTCGCGGTTGTTGATGACGATGCACCACCCGTCATGGTTTCCCTTTTCGGCGACATCGACCCGTCGTATCGGACAGGAGTGGATGCCGAACCGTAGGGCCAATAGATCGCGGACGGTATAGACCATGATCTCTGACGTCATCGTGAGGATGATCGCGGGGACCGTCGAGTTATTGGTCAGCGTGACGCATCCGTCCGATTCATAGACGCCAGCGATCATCGCCGCGACGGATGGGTTGTCCCATCGGTACGCCTCGGACGGGACGCACTTCTCGTGGGCGAACTTGCCGAGCACACCCAGTTTCCGCAACCAAGTTCGCAGCCGGTTCCGCTGTCCGTGCCCGGTACGTTGCCGATCTAGGACGGCGTATTCGTAGGGGTGGCCTTCGCCTCGCCATCGCAGTTCCAAACCCAAGGTGATCAAGTAATCGCGTAGGTAGTCGACGAGGACCTGATCGGCGGTCGACAGGTAGACCGTACTGCCCGTCAGGCCACCGTCCCCTAGCAATAAGCCCAGGAGCAATGCGCGAGGCTCGGACGAGCCTATGGCCCGGTCGTAACCGTCGGCAAGTCCTTGGATCGGAGTCAGGCGGAATCCGAATCCGGCCCGGCTCAAGGGTAGCTGCGTCGGCGTGAGAATCGAGTTCTTGTCACCATGTGTCGTGCCGGCCCGACCACGCCGCATTGTCGCCAAGACCTTATGGTTTTCGGTTGCCTCGACTGTGATAAATGAGTCACGGGCCTTGCCAACGCGGAAGCGATAACGCCACACGTCCTTCGGCCCGTTGTCGAATGCGGCTGTGACCTTGACGGGGAACGTATGACCGGAGGCATCGGCCCCCAAGACGAAATCACCTGATTTGAGCTGCTCAATGTTACAGGACTCGCCATACGGTAGTCGCACCTGTGTGCCACGGGCCAAACACAGAAAGCCCGCGTCCTGGGTGGCAAACTTGACGTCTATGACGCCCTTACGGGCACCGTAGGAGCCGGCCCAGTATTCCCAGGGGCGAAGACCCTCGCTGTAGCTCCGCATGACCGGCACCGGAATGACGTTGCCCCGGTGATCGGCGTAAAGCATATCCGAGCCCAGGAGGCTGGACAGGTTCATCTTGTTGCCCCGGCCAGCGCCGGCCAGCTGGTGAGCCAGGGGATTGTCGTTGGCCTTGGCTTCGTTGAAGACGGCTTCCTGCTGCTCTTTCTGTCTGTCGCCGACCGTGCGGATCAACAACTGCTCACGCTTGTTATCGTCCAGCGTGTCGTCGTCTAGAATGCGATGGATCTTGGGTTCAATCTGATTGCGAAAGTCGGTTGATGCCTGGCTCTTGCGCAGATGCCTGAGACCAAACGAAAAGCCTCCCGTATCCTGGGCCACCTGCCGGCCGATGTTGGCAATCTTGTGGGAGATATCGCGATAGCGGTCCGGGTACCGGCGGGCTACGTCGCCAAGAAGCTTGCCCAGCGATTTTTTATCCAAGGTGCGATCGTAGTCTCGCATGTCCTCGGGAAGGGCATCGTTGACCAGAAGTTGTCCCAGGGTCGTCTGCACCGTTCATTGCCTACTCTGCAAAAATTGATTTGTAATAGGCGACCGCCGTCTGGAGTCCGGCGGCCGCCTCATGGATTCCCCCGCAAATCATTTCTCGTCCATGTCATTGGACAAATCAGCCAACGGATCGTGCCGTTCAACCGCAACCGGCTCGGCGGATTCAGCTTTGGCGGCCGCCACCACCGGATCTTCGTCTGCCGCCGACTGCGTGGGCACCGTCTGCACCTGCACGGTTTCTTTCTTGCCCTTGGGCCGCTTGCCGCCCTTGCCGATCGGGCCGTGGGGCCTTTCGCCCTCCAAACCCATCGCGTTGTGGGCTGCCGTCACTACCGGGTCCAGTGACCGGCCCGTGCTGACCGGCACTGAGTCGTCTTCGGCCATCCCCTCACCGCCCTTGACGAAGGAGGAAAAGTCGCCCAGCTGCACTGCCGACGAATCGGGCTCTTCGACAATCGGGGGCGGCCGCACCTTGCCGAACATCTGCCGGGCCAGGTCGGCTCCGTCCTTAACCGCCGGCACCAGCTTGATGCGCTGGGCCTGCTCTTCGGTGGCCCGACTGCGAGCGATGCCCAAATCGATCGCCGCCTGAATGCGGCGCTCGCACTCAGGCGTGAACACTTCCACATAGATCGGATGCGTGCCGCCGTCTGCTAAGGCCGCGAAGATCGCGTCAGCGGCTGCCGTAACGCCGCTCTTATCCTTCACGCGGATCGGCGTGACCACGTCACCAGCCCCGGCAGCCTGGTATACCTGTCCGGCAATACGAGGATCGCGACGGGAGTCGGCCGGCACCAAGGTGCCATCCCGCATGCGCTTGAGGGGTTCCATGGGAACGTCCACCGGACCTTTGGGCTGCCCCATCTGGCTACGGGCCGAGCCTCCCGAGCGGTAATACTGATCCGTGTTGGTATCGCCGGCCAGCTGCACCGGCGTTCGGGCAGTCTGCAACGGACCACCGGGTCGACCACGTCGGGTCATGGCGTTTCGGTTGTTGATTGCCGACGCTCCTCGGGGAGCGTAGTAGGCGGCATCCGCCGTCATGTTCGGATTGCGGGGTGCCCCCGAGTCGGCGACTTGCACGACAGATGGGGCTTGTTGCTTGGCCATGAATGAACTCCTTAAAAACCGCCAGGCTTGCTGATCAGCGAAGCCCCGGATGGCGGCTGCGGCAGCGACAAGCGGTCAACGATGACCTTGTGCCGTCCGTAACCTAGATTATGAAGCGTACGATTAAACTTTTCCTGGCCTTCACCGGCATGGCAGACGCTTATAGCGCCCTGCGTGCCGTACTCCGCTGCAACGACAATTGGCGTACCGTCGTCGTTGAACGCCAGGAACTGGGATGCGTCCAGCTCCAACGGAGGTTCACCGATTCTGGAAATGACGTGCAGCTTCATGCCTACGCCGCCGGCTTGGTGTTTCGAGCATTCCAAAAGGCACGAATAGCTGACGCCCGATTGCTGACCTGACCCAGCTTCTCGGTGTCAAACGCCTGACCTTCGGCCGCATAGGAAGCGCTCTTGCCGCCGGCCAGTTGTGGGCTTGCGCCCTGCATCGGCTGAATCGGCGAGATGGCACTGCCTGGGCCTGCGCCGCCAGCTCCGCCGGCCCCGCCAGCTGGACCACCAGCCGCGCCGGTCTGTTGCTGCATGCCGAAGTTGGTCAAATCGCTCTGGGTCGCCACCATCTCACTGGCGGGGATCTGGACGCCCAGCGTGTCGGCGATCTTGGCCAGAATCTTGAGGATCTGCAACAATGTCACGTTGACGTCGATCTTGGGCTTGATCGGCTCCATGCCGCCACCGCCGCCGCCCATGCCTCCTTGCGACTGGATCAGCTGCATGACCTGCTGGACGATTGCTCCCGTGTCGGGAGGCGGAGGCGGCGGAGGTGCCCCGCCACCACCACCGCCGGAGGGATCGCCGCCGGGAGGGGGAGCAGCGCCGGGAGGAGCGCCACCACCGCCACCGGGAGGAGCGCCAGCGCCGCCACCTGCCGCTGACGGGTCCATTGCCGGATCTCCGGCCGGGACAAACGCCTGCTTAGAAAAACCAGCCACAGCCTGAATGGCCATGGCGATTGCTTCGGGATTGACAAGATGCTGGTTGCTCATGATTCGCTTCCTTGCGAAAGTTACCGTCCGTGGACGTATTTTAGTGTAACCGGCTCGGCGCAATCCGCCAAGCTCGTCTATTTTTGCTCTTCCAGAATGTGAACGGCGTCGCCGATTTCGATCTCTTTATTCAACCACGAGGCGATTGCATCCGCCTTGGACCGAAACGTGCGCTCAGGCCGTTTGCTCTTGTTGGTGCTGGCTGCGTAAATCCCGCCGACATACTCCTGACTGGGCACATGCACCGGCGACTTGAAATCCGCCGGGCTCAAAAGCGAATGGCTGGGCAGCATCCGTTCCAGGGCTTCGACGCGGGCGGCTTCGTCGGTGGGAACGTGATACTGCATGGCGTCGCCGTCGAAGTCGGCGTTGAATCCCTTAACCACCAGCGGAGAGATCTGCAGTGTGCTGCCTTTAGTCAGCCTGGGGCGAAACGCCATGATGCCAAAACGATGCAGCACCGGAGCCCGGTTGATGATGACCGGGCGTTCGCCCATTTCTTCTTCCAACGCCTTGCGGGCCAGCTTTCCTTTGTCCTTAATCTCCTGTAACGCTGCCATCATCGGCATGCCCTGTCGTTTGAGCCGCCGCACGACGAACCGGCTGTAGACGTCAAAAGCCCGATCCTCGGGCAAGCCGACGCTGTCCATGTCCAGGTCCGGGTTGGGCGTTATGACAGCCCGACCAACGTTGTCCACCGTGCTGGAAATCAACTTGCGCTGGACAGTGCCGAACTTGGGGCTGGAGCCGAAGATGCTTCTGAGAATGCCGTGAACTTCTTTGTCCCTGCTCTGCTGTGTAATCGGCTCCCCCAGACCGGTGACTGCCTTGAAGGCGTTATAGACAGCCAGCCGCTCAGCGCCGACACCTTCGTCGCCGAGCTGCTGCTTCATCTCGCCCAGATTCTTGTCAGCCTCGTGCAGTTCCTTGTAGAGAAAATTGGGATCGTCCACCAGCGGCACGTTGCTGCCGCTCATCAGACTGACGGGGCGAAACTGCGGCGGCAGCACCGGCACGCGGCTCATCATCCAGTCCTTGGGATGAATGCCCAGCCTCTTGGCGCTCTTGAGATAGCCCAGCTTGCGAATCGCCGCGTCACGACTGGATTTGCTGCCGTGCTCGATCGTCGCCCTGACCTTGGCCAGCTCGCTGTCGACGTTGACCTTGCCCAGCGCCTTGGCGATAGCCGAAGGTCCGGTCCCGTAGTCGGGCAGGGTGTGCTTGCCCGCCAGCGTGTCCTCGAATTCATTGCCGGTCAAACCCAGCACACGGCGGATGGGTTCTTCCATCACCGGGTTGGGCATCGCCTCGCTAAGCGGAACGGCTGCCCATTTAGTACCGTGATGGCCGCCGGTCAGCTCTGAGTCGAACAAGCCGCCTTCGATCGGTTCCAGTCCCTTGTCGAAATGCACCGTGTCGCCGTGCTTGAGGTTACGATCGCCGGCCAGAGTGTCGACGTCCTTGTCGGTCATCGCCATGACGTGCAGCTGCGAGCCGTCCCGCACGACGTTGATGCCGGAGGCTTTAAGCTGGGCGATGAACTTGTTGTACACCATCGGAACGCGGGGTTCCCTGGGCGTGAAGCCTTGCATGAACTGCAGCCAGTAGTCGTCGTTCTTCTGCCCGCGAATGGCCCCGGCGTCCCGCAGCACCTGTGTGGCCCCGTGGCTAAGCAATGCGTTGGAGTCCAGCAGGGAGATACGCTTAGAGCCTGTTTCGCCGCCTTTGGCCGGCGTCTCATCAGACGAGTAAGCGCCGCCGCCACGCCCCTGGCCTTTACTTTCGGCGGTGTGGTGCAGCTTCATGAAAAACCGGTTGCCGGTGTAGACTCCGTGGATCGCCTTGCCGCTCTTGGGATCGATTACGTCCTCGGTGTCGGGCAAGCCGTGCTGCTGCATCAGCTTTTCAACCCAGGCGATGCGATCGGGGATGTTCGGGTCCCAATCCTCCGCCTTGAACGATCGGCCGGTCTTGGCGGCAATGGCTCCCAGCTTGGCTTCCGCCCACTGAGCGGGGTTGGTGTTGCCGGCGATCAGCATTTTCCCGTTACGACGGGTGACGACGTACCCGGTCGGTACAGTGGGGCAGTACACCGTACCGTCGTATTGAACCTTCTTCCAATTCTGTGCCTCCAGTACCCGATGCTTTTTCAGGTAGATGGCCGTACGCCACATACTCGACGCAGGCTGCAACGCCACGTTAGACGATACGCCTTGATAAATCAGCAACCGTTGAAGATCCGCCGCAAGACGAGGCGACATCGTCCCTGCGCCAGTATAATCACGAGCACGCTCTGAGCTATCCTTGCAGCCGTCGCCGGCCAGGTAGCCATCAAGAAACCGCTGCCGCGTGGCTGGACTCTGCTTGAACACCCACTCCGGGATGAACTTGTCGGCACACAGTCCCAGTCCGAGCGACTTGATATAGTCACACAGCCGTTTTGAGGTAACGTGGAATTGCGTGTTATCTTCGTTGTAGTTCCACGCGAACGGCAGCCGCTTCAACAACTTGACGATGTGCCGGCAGTTAGCTGCATTAGCCGAATGACTTTGGGAGACGTGGACCTTGTCGTCGACGTTGCCCTCAGCGACGTACCATCCCAGGAACTCGGCCCAATCGCCGGGGTCGATCTCGATCAGGCTCCGGTCACTGCGGCTGTCCTTAGTTTGTCGGTCAATCTGCGGCAGCACGAACGGCTCGTCCGTGCCTTTGACCGGATTACCGGCAACGGGGACAACCCAGTCGTGGAACGCTATGCGGGAAGCGGGCACCTCTTGCCATGTTGCTCCAGGGTAGCCGCACTTGGCCCACATACGGTGGTTCGGCGTGACACAGAAGTCCATCAGCTTGTTCTGAAAACGTAACATCGGCCCCTTGTACGGGGCGGCGTGGAACGCCTCCAATTGGTCCAACAGGTAAAGATTGCCAGTCGGCGTGTGATAGCACGCGAACCGATCTGCGGTCGTGACGTCTTTCCCGAACACCCAGCCTCGTTCGGTAAGGAACTCCGTTTGGTCGTCGTAGCACCTGCTAATCACACCTAAAGGATTTAACAGAACCTCGTACGGCTTGCCGCCATTGTCGTGTGGCATCTGGGCGTCGGGGATGATCGAGGAGACGACACCTTTATCACCTCAGCCGTACCGGCCGCTATTTTGCGACCAGTACGTTTTGTCCCTCCTTTCCACGTAAAGGGTGTGATTCGGAACAGTGACGCAATACACCATGCCGTCATAAGCGACGACGGTCTCTTCGACACTCTCGTAAGTGTTAGCCTTGCCTTTCTTCCACCACGGTCGCAAGTGTCGACGGTTGATCCGGGCTCGCCAGTGCCGTTCTTTGGCCCAGTTGTCAGTCCGTGTGACTTCCTTGACGGACGCGCACCAGCCGAGCTTCAAGCAGATCAACTGCATGTCGTACGCTAAACGCTCGGACGACGTGCTGTATTCCCAGCAGTCACCTTTGTGCCCATCGCCTGCCAGGTAAGCGTCGAAGAAAACACCAAGCTGCCGTGGTGGAAGCTCTTGAACGTATTCAGGCACTCGCTCGGTGTAACTGTCGCCCAGCGGTGCGAGTTGTGCAGCCAGCCAGGCATTGCCGAGTTCAAAACGCTGGTCACCTTCGTTGTAGTAGAACGGTAAACCGAGTCGGTCGATGACATCACGAATCGCAGTAAAGTGCGGCGACTCACGAAACTGTGCAATCTTGACATAATTACCGACGCACCAGCCTTCGGCGATGTAGTAGCCTAAAAACTCCAGCCAGTCATCCATCGCAACGCGATCGAGTACGACGCGATCACTACGGTGCTTCACGTCAACGATGGGGAACGCGTAGAACGGCTGATCTTGTCCGACCCAAGCGCAGTCCTTCTTAAACTGCCATTCGCCCTTGGACGCATAAAACTCGCGGGCCGTCACCGCGCTGTATGGCTCGCCTGGACGTGACACCCACAAACGGTGGTCCATCGTCACCAGCATGTCAAGATGTTTGGTGACGAGCTTGTACATCTCACCTTTGTGCTCGTACGCCCAAACGTGTGTCGGTCGCTGCCACTCCAATTGTTCGGACGCGTTCAGCGTGGCTACCCAGTCATCGACCGTCACATCCGCCACGGAAACAAATCCACGGTTTTTCGTCAGCACTCGTGTCTCGGTGTCGAAGCACATCTTGTCACCGACCTGCGTCGGGTGCTTGCTCTTGACCACCACCACCGGGCCGTCCTTGCCGTCGACCACGTCGGTGACGACACCCTCGTCGTGATGATCCCAGGTGATGCTGGCGTCGGCGAAAGGAGCCTGCCGCTTCTTGTGAATCTTGTTGGCCGAGTGCTCGCGTTGTTCGGCGGCAATGATTAACGGATCGCCGTGTTTTACCGTGGTGCCGACCTTGATCACACCGCGATCGTCCATGTTGTCCAGTGTCTTGCGATCATAACGGCCGGGAAACAATGAGATGTAGTTGCTCTTGCCGATCTTGTGCTGGTCGCTGATTTCCAGACCGTGTTGATACATGTGCTCGGAGGTCATCCGCTTGGCCATCGACTCGCTGATGACCGTGGCATCCTCAAAGTTTTGCCCGCCCCACGGCAGATACGCCACACGGGCGTTAAGCCCCAACGCCGAAGCACCCTTCTTGTCGGTGAAGTTGGAGTGGGCCATCAACTGACCCTGCGAAAACCGGTCACCGGGTTTTACAGTCGGCGTCTGGTGGATGAACGTCTTGCGGTTGTACGGATGATTGTTGTACAGCTCCAGCGTGGCCGTCGTGCCATCGTCGTGCTTGACCTTTATGCCTTCGGGCGTCACGTCCAGCACCCGGCCGCCCTTGTCGGCGAACATGGCACCCATGTGCTTGCCGTACTCATCCTCGTAGCTGCGATTGCCGTTGCTGCCGGGCACGGCGTTCTGCACCAGCGGCGACTCAGCGCCAATCACCGGCAGGGCCTGAGTGCTCATACGGCTGGCCATGCTGGCACGTTGCCCCTTGAGCATGCTCTTGAGCGGAATGAAATGGTCCAGTGGGCTGAACGCATGCTCAAACTGCGGCAACGTCAACGTTACGTCGCGTTTCTTGACCCAGGTCAGCCGGCCGCCCTGCATGGCCGGAATGCGCTTGTAAGGCAAACCCATGGCTCCAGGAAACGTGACGGTGGTATCGGCAATCTCCTGCGGCGTTTTGTAGACCGTCTTGCCGGTGTTGACGTCAGTAAAGCTGCCGTACAGCTTGCCGTCTGAACCTTTGCGGGCATTGCCGGCCAGATAGGTGTCTACACCAGCCTTAAAACTTTCCGGGGTCCGCAAAGGATCGATAAATCCGTAGTGGCTGGGCTGCACCGACCGGGCTTCGTCCGGGATGGCGTCGTAGCTGGGAATGCCGCCTTCGCCCATGCGGCTGACCTGGGTGTTCTTGTCCAGGATCTCGGCGGGGTTGATTTCTTCCAGCGACCGGCCGAGCCCCGAGTCCAGCAGCGCCGAATCCAGTTGACCCTGCAGCGGGCGAGTCGGCATGGATTGCAGATCACCTTTGAAGCCGGCCTTGTATAGCAGCTGCCGCTGCACGCCGGCCCGATCCTTAGCCAACCGCTCGCGGAACAGATCCTCGGGGCCGAGAAACCGCTGGTAAGCCAGGTGATCGCGATCGTCGGGAGGTGATTCGCCGCGACTGACCGCCAACAGCCTGCGAGTAATCGACAGCATCGCATCTTTGTTGAGATTCTGATGCGGATGATCGAGTGTGTGCTTGGTGACCTCCGGGTCAAGCGTCATTCCTTCGAACGCTTTTCGGATGGCATCATCCAGCGAGCCTTCGACTTTGCCGCCCAGTACCTTGTCCTTGAGCTTGTGCAGCGCCTGCTCGTCCTTGCCCACGACAGAGTTGGTCTGATGCAGTTCCGGTCCCCAGGCATCACGAATTTCCTTGTCGCTGGCCCCCATGGTCTTAAGCAACGGCATCAATGGGATGTTGGCGTTGCCCATCTTAATGAAAAAGCGGCCCTTTTCCGGGTCCAGCCAATACCGATGGCTGGGTCCACCGGCCAACACGTTGGTGTGCGTCTCGATCTCGCCGTTTTCCTTGGTGCGAGTGAACGGGCCGGACAGCAGTCGCGACTGATGCACCAGGGCGTATTCGTTGCCCTTGTTGACGAACGTGCCGCCCTCAGTCAAATGCGGCACCTTAAACAATGTCATGGGCCGCCTGTCCATCTCCTTGCCGCTGTTGTTGTCGGTCAACACCCAGGTGCCCCGCAGACGACGTCCCAGCGTGTCACCTCGCAAGCTGGCTTCCTTGCGATCCTTTTTGCTGAACGTATCGCCATCCATCCACTGGACGTCTCGCAACGACAGCGTGTGCTTGAGATTGGACACTGGCTTGAGATTGAGAGCCGCGTCGTAGACGTTGTCGTATATCGCTTTGCGGGTGGCGTCGATGTCTCCGAAGTTCCGCAAGCCCGCCGGCTCCTTGGGCTTGGGCGATGCTGCCGGCGGCGCAATCGGCCCAGGTCCGCTAAGCAGATCGGGTTCACTGGGCATGAGGTTGTAAGGAGAATCATCCATGGCTAGTGAAACAAGTCGCCGATCGAATTGCGCACGTGTCCCAGCAACGACTTCTCGGACGGGTCGGCCTCGGCTTGCATGTCACGGTCAGCACCGCCGCCGGGCGACATGAAGTTTTCCGACACTGGAACGGGCTTGGGCATGGCCATGACTTCGCTGGGCCGCTGGGAATACATCCGGCGATTACGGCGATCAATTGCCTTCTGCAACACCTTTGGTCCACTCTGCTTCGTCTCCGCGTCGTACATCGCCTTGCCGGCGAGACCGCCGCTGCCCAGGCCGTATAACAGATAAAGCTGAGCCACGCGCTGGGTCATGTTGGGATCAGCCAGCCCGCCGAAATTCCAGCTCGCCAGACCGCTGGCCTGTTTCTCCTGCAGCTTGTCGTACAGGGCGTCCAGGGCGCTGCCCAGCTGCAAAGCCGTGTCCTGTTGATCTCCGGCCAGCTTTCCCGCATCAATAGACGTCACACCATGCGGCTTTCTCGCCTTGGGGTAGCTTTCCACCAGAGACCGCTCAAAATCCTGCCGGGCATCTTCCACATCCTGCTCGTTGGCGTCCTGCCGTCGTTTGGACAACAACGCATCCACGCCTTTCCAGCCGCCGTACAAACCCAAACCGCCGGCCACTGCCAGCGTCGGCGCGTAAGACCAGTGATTTTGGTAGCTGTCGACCATTCCGGCCTTGCCCATGGCCCCCGCCTCTACGGGGATGGGCACGCTGGTGAGCATGGCTCCGGGATACGGATTCTTCTTGCGCCTGGCCGTGGTGTTGTACAAGCCGGTCAGCCCGCGAGCGCCGGCTCCAATACCGAGACCCGCCAGGCCGAGTCCAGCTGCATCACGCAGGACTGCTTCCATGTTCAACTGGTTGACGGCATTGACCGCCGTGTTGTCTACTGCGGTCTTGGCCAACCGCGATGCCGTGGCAAAAGGATCAATCGTCATTGGGTCTCCCAACATAAGGCCGCTGGGCCAGGTTCGGTTTTCCGTCTTCCATGTAATACTCAGACCATTCCACATAGATTATCACCCGCAGGCGGGTTCGGACAATTCCATCGGTTCCCTTGATCTTTTCCACCAGATGTTCGTGATGGCGGTGCAGGCACTGTGCCCAGCCATTGGTGATCTTGTCCATGACCGCCATGTACTCTTTGTTCTCGCGGGGGTCACTGGTGTCAAAGATGCGATTGTGCGAGTCGCTGACGCGGGTCAGCCGCTGCTCAAGCTCTTCGGCTGTGCCGGTAATCGGAAAATGCCCACGATAAGGAGCCCCGTCCACGTCGGCGCGGTTCCAATGCAGGCGGCCACGCTCGCCGCCGTCGACCTGATTCATGAACTTGATGAGTGAAGACACGATCGCCTCGGTTAGAACATCGGACGCCCGGTGATCGATTTGGGTTTCGTCTGACGACGAATCACGCCTTCTCTGCGGGATCGTGCGGCTTCGCGGCCGTAAGCCTCGATCAACTCGTTGTTCTTGGCTTCGTCGACGTCCTGGTCGCTAATGTCCTGCGCCTTGGCCGCCAGATGACCAATGCCGGCTCCGAGCAGCGGCGGTGCCGCCAGGGCGAGCGGGATGCCCCATGACAATGCCGTATTGGCCAGACCGGTGGCACCGTTCCAGGCACTGCCCAACATCGGCATAAGACCCTCAGCCTGCTTGACCGGTGCGTCCAGGGCGGCTTCCGCCTGCTTGACCGCAGTCAGCATCTCGCCCGGCGTGGTCAGTCCATTGTCGATGCACTTGAGCATGAAGCCGAACTTGAAAGCTTGTCTGTCGTCCATGTGAATCTCCTTACCAGGCAATGTCCTTGAGGCCGGGAACAACGGTGCGGCTGCTGCGCTTTTCCCGAATCTCCCTGACCATCTGCTTAACGTGCCGCTTGTCGTCAGGCATGCCCTGACGCTTGGCCTTTTCGCACAATGCGATCATAGCGTCAATGTAGCCGCGATACGCGGTCATCTCGCTGGGATGGTTCCATCCCTTGCCGGTGCGATGATTGCCGATCATGTCGTTGATGCCTTTCAATCGAATCAGGCAATCCTGGACGGTCATCGAGCCGTACTTTTCATCGTCCCGACCGGTGGCGTCCAGATCGTTCCAGTGAATCAACCCGCCCTCAGCCCACCACAAGTGCATGTGAGCGTTTTCCTTGCATGGGTCCTTGAAACGAACCGCATCCGAACTAAGCAAAATGGCCGACATGGCTTCTCCATGAACGTTTAGAAAAGTTCTTTTGTAAACCCGTTAAAGTGCCAGCTTAAACTCATCGGCGTCCCAGACCACCGGGCAGCCAAACAAATCCTGAGCGAATCCTTTTTGCCGCAGACTGCTAACGTGGATGTCCTGACTGCGAGCCAGGTCGACGACGATAGCTGCTTCGACGGACCGGGGCATGTACAACAGTCGCGGACTGACCCGGTGATACTGCTTAAACGCAAGCAGCGCCTGCTTGACCAGATAGTGGACAACAAACTCACAGGCGTCGATTCCCGTTGCCTGCTCGCGAATTCGAGCTTTGACTGTAAGACCAGTTTTCGCTGCTTCCTTAACGGCCATTGCTGTCTCCTATCCAAACAACCTGGGTAGAACGGCTTTTACGATACCGAGGTAAACCCCGGTTTGCTTCAAGACATCCTGTGCGGACTCGGGCATGCCGGTCAACAACCCAAGCGTATTGCCGACCAGTGCGCCAGAAACGTATCCAGCGCCCATGTGCGCAGCTAAATTCGCCATCTGTACTGGAGTAACCCAGCTTGATCCTTCTTCTCCGCTTCTGCCGCCAGGCATCTGCCGAGCCGCCATCAAAGCCCCCATCGTCGCCCCGGCCAGCTGTGGGCTGGCCCCGATATCCCACAAAGTCTGCCCCAGTGAGTTGATGTTCACGTCCATGGGCGTCGGTCCCGGACGCGTGGCTGCTTCCCAGGGCATTGTCAGCGTGTCAAACGCCTCCTTGATGTGCTGCGTCGGCCAGGTAGCCTGCAGGTACGCCGCCACTGCCTGCTTATGCCATTGTCCGGGCTCAGGCAAAAGATCAATGTCGGATGCTGCTTTCCAGTTAATGTCAGGCGGGCCGCCTGGTGGAGCATACAACAGCGAATTGTCGTTTAGAGGCTTGCCGGCCGCATGGTTGGCTGCCATCCAGGCACCACCGGGAACGGCTCCGGCCAGCCCGCCGACTGCCGCCAGCGTATTTTTCAAACGTCCGCGACGCCAACTGTCAGGCAGGCGGGATTCAATCAGCGAGCCGGCACCGTAGCCCAGGCCAGCGCCGACCAGGCCGCTGGTGAGCATTGCCCGCACCGGGCTGGGGTTCATGCCGGTGAACTGCATCTTATCGGCATCGAAATGCGGGAAGAATCCCGCCCATTCGCCAGCAGTGCGCAGCGCCGGGCTGTAAGCAATCTTGACCCAGCCTTCATCTTCGAGCACCAGTCCGCTTTTCATCGTCGGCGACCAGACAAATCCCTCATCCGGCACGTCAGCTACGTCGGCCATGGCGGATTTGAGCAATGCAACGTCACGCGCCGGTGATTCATCCGGCACATAGAAAGCCACCTTGTGTGTGTCCGGATGCAGGTAGATGCCGATCGGCATGGAAGTATAAACGCCGGAAATGGCACCGCGAATGCCGTCAGCTTCCGCCGCCAGCTTCTCAGCCGTCGCAATCGCGTCACGGCCGACGCGATACCACGCTGTCATTTGTTCCACGGTGAGAAGAGGTTGTTCGACCTCCATGTCGTCTCCAGCTGTTCAGTTACGTGAATTTTAGCTCATAATGCACTCTGATTACAAATAGACATGAAATACACACCCTTAGCGCATAGAAAAGCGTCCGGTTTTGCCGGACGCTTTTCTATGTTAATTTCAGCCTCAATTCAACTTCGTGGTCACATGATACAGGAATCGCCGCTGCAAGCCAGCTCCTTGCGGACATTGGTGTGGTCGATGCCGTGCTCGTATCGCGGAAGCTTCTCCCACTCAATCTTGGGGAAGTTCGCGGTGAAGTCGGCAAACTGCTCAGGTGTCAACGGCGTGAAGGGAGCCTGGGGGTAAACGCCGCCATCAAGCGGCAGGAAAGCCAGGCCACCAACATCTTCCCAGTGAGCGTATACCCATCCGGCCACCTGCGGCCATTCGTCATCGCCGACGTAAATGGTCACGGACGGATTGTGCTCGGTGTAATGCTTCTTGAACGCCAGCCAGTCTTCCAGCTGACACATGGCGCTGCGGCGGCTCTTGGTCGCTACCACCTTGCCGCTGACATCAGTCACCAGATCGCTGACCACCATCGAGCCCTCGGGGGCTTTAAGCGGAAAGCTGAAAATAGTCGTGCCCGGATCACGGTAGCAGACTTCGTGCGGCACGCCCTGATCCTTAAGGAAGCGGCACATGGGGTTGATGTTGCCTACTTCGACGTTGCGGATCATGTGCTGAGCCAGCCAGCCGCCCATGCTCTGACCGACGCCGTAGCGGGCACCGGAGTTGCCACCAGGCTTGATGCAGGTGACAGCGTTGGACGGGTTGATGCCCAACCGCTTGGCCCACACACGGTTCTCCGACAGCGCTGTCTGCTTGAGGTGTTCCAACAGACGATGACGATCGGGATTGGAATCACGCAGCAGAGGAGAATCCAAAGCGCCCAGCAAGTCGACACCCAGCAGTCGCTCGGCTTCGCAGTTTTCCTTCCAGCGAGGCCGCAGATAACTGAAATCAGTCATGGTCGACTGAATGGTGCCGAAGATGGCAGCCAGCCGCACCTTGCGTTCCAGGATTACTCCGGTGTCCGTAGGCCGCACGATGGGAATCGACAGGTTACAGAACTGCCCATCGGGATGCAGGATGACTTCACCGCAATTCGACACCAGCATTCCGCCAGTCCAATAGGTGTGCTCGTCGGCGGCGACTGTGATGTCCCACACCGGCTGCGAACCCTCATCCGAGATACTGATAATTTCGAAGCTGTGTTTTCTGGTCGGCTGCTCGGTAAGCGCAGCTTGATTCGCCTTTTCCTGTTTGTAGCCCTGCACGAACCCGATCATCGTGGCGAACCTGCCCTTGCCCGTCGTGATGTTCAGATCGTAGCTCTCGCGGCATTCGTAAGTGCCGTTGTCAAAACGAACCGCTTTGGCAGCTTTGGGCGTGTAGTACGACGGGATGCCAAGACCAGACAGCATCTCCTGTACATCAGAGATTATCTTAAAAGACGTCGCCTTGAGTATGACTCGTCCCCCACACACCGATCCATTGGCCGAATACAAGCCACGGAGAAATCCACGGATCTTTAATTCGTCGCCGTGTTTGAATCGGGCCGGTACAGATCGCAGGTAGGTATAGGGCAGCTCGGCGGCCGTTACCGTCGCATCTTCTCCGATCGCGTAAGCGTGACTGCGAATACCCGGACGGTGCGAGAGGTGACTCGGAAAGCGGTCAAGTACGTCGCCATCATTTTCCCCGACGCAGAGATAAATGAGGTTGTCAGAAGCGGCGTGGACCGAGCCGTCGCCAATCAGTAGACCATCCAGCACGTCGCGGTCGCACGGCAGGGATTGCAATCCTAAGTAGCTGGCATCGTCCCGAGTGATGGGACCGACGCAGCGGTCGATCGTCTCAGCATCCTGTGCCTCGATCTTTTCACCGTGGCTGACAACGCGGTGGTTTTCAGTCCCGAGGAAGAATCCGGCCGTGGTCTGGTAGCGGAATACCGGCTTGACCCCGGTGTAGACCTTACGAGTCACTTCTGACCAGTGTTTACCTGTCCAGATCACGTCTCCTGTTTTCAGCTCGCCCATCGTGCGAATGCCGTCACGAGTCAATACCGTTGCATTGGCAGGCTGACAGGGATTGGTGCCCCAGAGAACGTCAAAGAATGAATCCCCGTACTGGTCGATACGTCGCTGGGGCATCTGCCGAGCCAACCCGCCTCGGTTAAAGATCCCACGTTCGCCGCTCTTGGATATCACCAGCGACAACCATTCAGCCAGAAAGACGTGAGCCTCGGGCTTCTCGTCGTACACCGCCGAGTTGTTGGACATGGCCCGTTGAACGTACAGCGGGTTCTCCCAGTATTTGCCGAACTTGGCTTCCCGCATCAACTGGCTTTTGAGATTGGACAGGCTGATCAGCGCTGCCCGCCGCACCCCGCCTAGCTGCCCCACCTGGCCGATGTAGCACATCGAATCATGCACGTCGATGTCACGCAGACGTTTGCCCTCGCGAGCCCGGAAGAGACGGCGGATGGCCGTATGCAAATCCGACAGCGGCTTGGGTCCGCTGGCCCGCCCGCCCTTGGTCATCAGCCGAGAACCCTCGGGGCGAATCTCGTGATACTTGATGTCCAGATCGTAGCCCTCGTAAAGCCGGTACATCAGATGCTTAACGCTGTCACACCAACCCTCAGTAGCGTCGGGCACCACGAACACGTCGGGTACGCTGTTACGACGCCGGCGCTGAATACGCGGTAGCTGCTCGACGAATTCACTCTCACACGAGAAACCGCAGCCGGCCCCGGCCATGGAGATGTACAGGTTCTCGGCGAAGTAGTCGACATCCCTGATACCGGAGTAGCTGCAGTTGTAGATGCCGACGTTGCAGCGGGTCGCCGCCGGCCCGGCCATCTGCATCAACCGCATGCTGGGGGTGGCTTCCTCGTTGATGATGGAATCCCGCAGCATCTGATAGTCCCCCGCTTCCAATGTGGGCATGCCGTGCTTGCGCAGGTGATACTGGATGAAACCCATCACGCGGTCGGTAGATTCGGGATAAGTCTCACGCCGCTTGAAGTCGTCGTTGAAGCGAGCGTACTTGTCGTAGTGCTGGAATCGCTGCAGATCGGTGGTGCCCCTGGTTTCGCACAGCCGGGTTTCCTCGCGGATCGCCTCGACCGCCTCGTCGGTGACGCCGGCCAGCGCCGACGCCTCGCGGATCTTACGCCGCTCATCACGGAAGAGAACGTACTTGCGTCCCGCGTCGGCTTCGCCAACGGCAAACAACGCCTCTTCCACGAAATTCTGAATTGCCTCGACAGCAATAGTTCCTCCGATAGATGCGATCAACCGTTCGACACGATCGGTTACCTTCGCGGCCAGCGCCCTCGTGTCGTCATCGAGCGCTCGACCACAATCGTTGACCAGACAAAGCATGACCACCTGGGTGATCTTACTGCGTTGGTATGTGACCAAATTGCCGGAACGTTTGCGTACCTGTAAAGCTGCAGGCACAACAGTAGAAATGCCAGTCGACATGGACTGTCTCCAAAACGTCAAACTATATGTGCTCCCGCCAAACAGAAGCATCGTTTGCCGGGATGCAACTGTCTGAGCACACTAACCTAAGTGTGCATCCCTATTTTCGTATAATTCGTTTTCAAAATCAATACCTGAAAATTCGCTGAAAATCAGGGCCTTCCTATCGGCTGACCTATAGTTGCTCCGACTGCTTTTCTTAGTTTGAAAAAAGTATCGACCGTCCGTTTCATTGCAGGTGGGATGTCGGGAATGGGCTTGCGCATCTTGACCAAGTCAATGATGGCTGCAGCGGGAATCGGATCGCCGCCGGCCACTTTCTTTGGTGTCTTGGGTGTCTTGCTTGGCTTGCTTTGAATGGTGCTCGAACTGGTGTCGTCGGTAATCCGCTCGACTTCTTGCGGAATGTCGATCGACACGGCCATGCCGCTGGTAACGTTGGATGTCGCAAACCGCCGGACCTGACTGCCGCTCAGTGACATGACTGTCTCCTATCTTAGATGTCCTCGTGGCGAGCTAAAAAAGAGGGGGCACGCAACGCCCCGCTGGCTAGTTGTTCCTGGGCACGAACGCGGGCGACACGGCCAATCCAGTCATCTGGATTAGCTGCCATGTCAGCCAGAGTCGCGTCGTCAAAGCCAGTGCCGACCTTGCCGACCGGTTCACCACCAGGCTGCAAGCTGTACTGAAATCCGCCGACCGTGCTGGCCCGCCGGCCTTCGCCAGGGAAAAAACTGTGAATGTGAACATCGTGGTCCTCGGTCAGCTTGCTCTTCATCGGCTTGCCGTGCGTCGGATGGATCACCACACCTTCACGGGTCAGGGGATTCTTGCCACCGGCGATGTCCTGCCACATCTGCATCGCCTTGCCCGGCTCAGCCTCCTGGCTCAGGTGGAATCGCCCCGGAGCTGCTGCTTCAAGAAGCGGCAGAATCTCGCCCAGCATAGCACGACGCTCAGCGTAAGACGTTTGATCAAAGTCAACCGGATGCTTCCCGACTTGCTGGACGTCAAAGAGGGCGTTTCGCAGTTGTATTTTCCGATCTCTTTGCTGGGCAATGGCATTCGCGGGAGTGGCATTGAGGATGCCACCGAGTTCGGACGGGTGTATGGCTGTTTGCACAGTGTCGGATAGTAATGGGTCTCCCGGATTATCTGCCCCAGCTTCTCCGCCACCGGGCTTGTCGCCTTGTCTAACGCCGTAAAGTTCACCCCTGAGGACTGATCCAACCAGATTCGGCGGGGTTTGTATTGCTGGTCTGCCATGAAAGAACCTCTCCGTGTGTAAAATGGGCCGGCCTGTCTGCTTGCTCTGTCGGTAACTGGTCAGCTCCACGCCATCCTTGAGCAACTTGATCAAACTAGAAGCCCCGTCAATCTTAGCCTGCACGCTGGCAGCCGGATCTAACTTGGACAACGTCTGCTCGATCTGGTCGGCGGGGATCTTGGTGTAGTGAATCTTCTGATACGGCAGTGACTGCGACGGCGTGGTGTTGATCATCAGCCAATCACGGTCACGCTGGCCGTGCCACTTGGTCAGCATGAAGCGCTCGGGGTGCTTCTTGTCCATCCGCGTGAAGTGAATCTCACCGGGGGACACCTTGGTCAACATGATCTGGCCGCTGTCGTGTTTCTTAACAGAGCCGCCGCCGTAGCGCCCCAGGGGAATGTCGCCCTCGAAGTCCTTGTAGCCGTAGCGATGCACGGGCTGCTGCACCGCCAGGATGCGCTGGCCCGGCTCTGGAAGCTCATTGCGGGTCGCCCACGAGTACAAGCCGGTATCCGGGGTGCCGAAGCGAAAGTCGTAATGCGGGCCAGCCTTCTGCGCCAGGTGATGCTGGATAACCAAGTCGTGGTTCTGACCCGGCTGCAAGGCGTCCCAGTCGCCAAAGTTCTGCCGGCTGGGCAGGCCGGGAGCGGCGTCGGCTTTCTTCTCGTGCTTTTCTTCGTCGTCCGGCTCGTCTTCCTCCAGCTTGACGTCAGCCTCACGTCGCATGATATCCGGCACGGGCGTCTTGGCCGGTACGTAGGGCTTGAATCCCAGCGACGTGTAGAACGCTGCTAACTCTGACGTGCCCAGCGCCTTGTCTTTGTACGGGCCGACGTGCAGCTCCAGCGGCTTGTGGCCGTAGGCGTCCAGAACGTGTTCCATCAGCTTGCGAGCCAGTCCCTTTTCACGATGACGCGGCGAAACGTACAAACCCCTGATCCATCCGGCGTCGTGGCCGGGGACGTCCATTACAGCGACACCGCCGATCTCCCGTCCGTTGCGGGTGATGTCAAACCGGTGCTCGGGTCCGTGCTGAGCGAAGTTGTCCCGGTAGTCTCCGAAGCGATATTCTTCCGCAAAAGTTGATTTGCTTTTGTCAGCAGCCACTTTCTGGTTTCCGGCGTCGGCGAAATCTTCAAGGTCGAAAAGATCTGATCCGCCATCGGTTCCAGCTGGTCCACACTGCCTGCCATATCCGCTATCACCTGAGGGATGTACATCTGCAGCCTTCTTCCTGTATTTGGCGAACATGCCGTCTTCGATTTCACGCGTCGTGTCGGCGTGCTCCAGCCACCATTTGAACTGCGGCATCGTCAGTGAGTAGATCGAACCCAGCCCCTTCCAGCCGTCCTCGTAGTTCTCCAAGTACAACCGGCGGGCCTGGTCCTCGTTGATAGCGCCGAAGATAACCTTGTGCTCGTCGAAGTCTTTGGTGCCGGGGTCAACCTGGTTGACGACGAACACCAGCTCGCAATGCGGGTGCTGATCGCCGATGAACACGTCGACATGATCCTTGTCCCGCCCCTCAGTGCCCAGGATGTAGCCATAGTGGCTTTTCATCTCCTGAGACCATTCCTTGCCGTCTCGGCTCTTGCCGCTGCGGGTGGAGCCCTTGGGATTTTCAATGGAGATGGTCAGCCCGTGAATGTTGAGCTTGCCCTTGGCGTAGTTGCCCGCCTCACGCTGAGCTTCGGTAGGCTCGGTGTCAGTCTTGGCAGCGGCCCGGTCGATGCGATCCAGGTAATCCGCCAGCTCGCGATTGGCGTGCTGGGCCTGGTCCACCGTGGTATCGGGCACAACCGTTACGCGAATAATACGATGTGAAACGCTCAGAATGCTGGTCGGCGAATCTTCCATGACTAAATCATCCAGCTCACCTTGACTTCACCTGTTCGGGTGATATCATACTGACCGTTCATCGAAGTCAAACCTCTATCGAAAGGAGTCGATCATGCTAGTTCTCAGTCGCAAGCGTGACCAGGCCGTCCGAATCGGAAAAGACATTCGCGTCATGGTCACCGACATTCGCGGTGACAAAGTTCGTATCGGTACGAACGCTCCACCGTGCTACAGAGTGTACCGCAAAGAGATCTACGATGGAATCCTCAGGGAAATCGCAGCCGGCGGCAGCCCTCCGGAAGAGCGGATCAAGTCCGGCGCTGGCCAATTGGTGCTAAGCCGCCAGCGTGACGAAAAGCTGTACGTCATCGATCCGGCCGACTGGAATAAGCCCCTGGTCAGCATCACGGTAGTGGATATTCGCGGCGATAAGATACGTCTCGGCTTTGAGGCAGACAGATCGCTTGACGTGGACCGCGAGGAGGTCTATAAGTTGAAATCAGCCGGAGCCGATGCGAAAGCAGGCCAAACGGCGGTCTGAGTCATTTGTACTACTCCAAGCAGATCACCCTGGCGCTTACAACGCCAGGGTGGTTTGTTTATGTAGACAGCTGCACAACCGTAAAGCCTCTGTCAATCCATTCTCCTTCGAGTCTTTCAAGGGGCTGAAATGGTGAAAAATCCCCGCCGGTCATGCAGCCGTCGTATCCTTGGCTGTATCCGTACGCCCCAGCACGCCCCTCTTCCTTATCGCAACTGTCACATGAAAATCGTATTTCCCCTCGTTAGGCAAACTGCTTAAGCCGTAGCTGCGCCGCAACTCCTGCAACTCCGGTGAATGCACCCGCAGTATCCAGCACTTAGCCACATCAGGCCAGCCAGCCGGCTCCAGCTCCATTAGACGGCCGATGGTGTAGGTGAACGTCTTGCCGCGATCGTTGAGCAGCTTGTCAGTCCCGCCGATGATGGAGATATCCTCGGGGCGGAACACAGTGATGTGGGCGTCCAGCTTGCCTTCGTGCAGCGGCAGCTCGATGCCGGTTTCGTCCATGGCATCAAAGATGCCGCGAACCATGGCATTGGGCACCGACAGCAGGCCGTAGGGCTTATCGCGGTGCTGGGCGACGTACAACCGGCCTGACAGGTTGTAGGCCGGCACCTGGTCATTGGCAATCTTCTCGCCCAGGCGGTACGCCTGGTTGTGCCAGTAACTGAAATTGTCGATGGGGCTCAGAACGCTCATTGCACTGCAGGTCCGAAAACGTGATAGCCGAGCAACGCAAGCAGGATGAAAACCACAAGCCAGGCGCTTGATCGCCGTTCAAACGGCCATAAGACTACGCCGCTGAAAACGACGGAAATCACGAAAATGATCCAAAACCAATTTCCAGCATTCATGGTAACTCTCCGGTGAAATTACTTGCCGCCAGTTCGACGCCTATCCTGTTCACTTCTGATCCATCGATAAGCGAGGATCGGGTCTGTCAGCCGACTGAACCTGACGAACCATGCGCTGACGAGTTTGCTGCACGTCAGGATTGCCGGCAATGGCAACCAGCTGGGCCGCTACCTCCGGGGGCAGCATCTGGTTAGCCATGTTGACCATGTTGGTGTTGTGTTCCTGCATGGCGGCTTGCAGCTGCTCGATGGACTTGCCGTGAGCATCGACCACGGGATTACCCCGTATCGCCTGGATGACCATGACAGCCACCTGACCGATGATCCATATCAAGATGGCGACGTTGGAAAGCGACCACTCACTGCCGCCAGTAGACGGAGGCAGCTGGCCGAGAACGACGAAGTATCCGAGGGGAATAAGAGAAAGAAGGAAAGCCATGGTCACTCCTTTGACCCAACCTCAGTTTGTACCCTGTCTTAGATTGCATAATACTCGACGATAGTCACTGGTACAAACGATACCCCTCGTACTGATCTCCCCTGTGATAGTTTGCCGGGCAGTCGCATGCTTCGGTCAACAGCGCCAGCGCCGCCCGCACGCTGGCTTGCGAATGGCCCCAAACAGGCCCGATCCTCTTGCCCGACGCCCGGCACTCCACCACGACGCAGGCTTGCTTCTTACTGACCTTGGGGTTTATCGCCGATCCAAAGTAAACCGTGGCTCCGGCAGTCTTGGAGCTGCCACCTCGGCTGGATGTGCGCTGGCGGGGACGACGCATGGACATATTATTGCTGCTCGCCGGATTTTCTCAGCTTGGTAATCCGTCGCTTGGGCCGGCGACTTAGCTTGTCAGCAAACGCCTTTCGCGGGTCAGGGTCATCAACAGGTTTGCTTTCGCTGGCATTGCCCAGCGCCAGAATCTTCTCGGCACCGGGAATCAGCTTGGCAATGATCAGTACGCTTCGCGGGTGCATCGGCGTGCCGCTCTTACTGTAAGCTTCCAGTTGGTCGTACACCTGCTGGGCCGTGGCGGCGATGGTGCCGGCTGGCATTTCCTGGAAGTCCGGGTCGACCGCCAGCTTGAGACGGATCTCGCTGACCGTGATACTGATCATGTGACCGGCAGCAACCGCCTGGCCGTCGCCCGGCGGAACGATCATGTTGTTCTGGGCTGCCCAGTTGGCGACGTTCCTGCTGAGCACAAGCCGGGGCATGGCGTTGTGTGCGCCGGGCACCAGGGCACATAGCTCCTGGATTCGCAGCAAGATGTCTTTCTCCAGGGCTTCCACCCGGCTGGTCTGCCCAGCCATCGACGCCGCATCCCGCTTGCGATACAGGGATGTCAGGTGATCCTCCAACGTCTTTTGCATCGTCGTCCGCTCGTGAGCCGACAAGCCGCCGACTGGCATGGGCGAATGGCCGGTTTCACGCCTGGACATCTCGCGGGCGAAATTGCTGGCAAAGAACCGGTCAACCCGGCAACCACACGGGTAAAGCCGCCAGATCTGCTGGGCGGGCACCGTCGAGGCATCACAGCCGGAGAAGCCCTGCACCGGCCTTTGACAGCTAGGGCAGGGAGTCTCCAACTGCGAAGTCAGCGACTTGGAGTAGATCTGGGGCCTGTTGTACGGCGAGGTGTCGCTCATGGTAACAGTTTAGCGTTCTTCATCGCCGGGACCATCACGCGGTTGACCTGCATGTCCAGGCGTCCGTTCATCTGTATCAGTCGGCGGATGGAGGCTTCGGCTGCCAGAAGCCGGGTCATGGGATCGTCAGCTGACAACGGCGCTGGATTGTCGGCCGGATGATTGACCACTTCCTGGGTCTTGACCTCCAGCGGGCCAAAGCAGCCGCCCAGCGCCTGCTGGGGAAGCGTAGTCCAGTTGACCGCCGCCTTGAACGTGCCGCTGGACGTAGACCAGCAGGCGGCACGCACTGACGGATTTCCGGAGTCCAACGGTTGGTAGATCGCCTTGTGATAGCCCGACGCCCAGCGGGCCACCGCGCAGTTGGCCTGCTCCATGGCATTGATCACGTCGGCCGGCACCAGGTCGTAGCTGACGCCCTGGTTGTTGGTGTCGTTGCAGTAGACTATGCCTCGAAGGCCGGCCGTCACCGCCAGCCAGACCTGGGCGTTGATTTCGGCCGCCGTGGCGTAACGACGATCGACTGCCCAGTTGTTGAACTGGTTGCCCAGGCCGATGCAGCCGATCTTGGGCTTGTTGGACCACTGATTCATGACCGACAGCACGTGGGTGACAATCTCCAGGCTGGAGCTGGCCGACCAGCCTGCCAGCGGATAAATGTCGTTGCCCAGCCAGTCAGCCGCCTTGATGTAGTGCTGGTAGATGGCCGGGGCCTGTCCGTTGGGCCAGCTCATCACGTAGTTGTTGCTGAACATGACGGCCACCGGCAGCTTGGGCGCTACCGTTTTCATCGTCGAGTAAGCCAGCTGTAACGTGTTGGGATCGATCTTGGACGAATCCGGCTCGTCGCCGTGCAGCCACGCCAGCAAGCCAACCGTCAAGGCATCCCGCGACAAGCCGGCCTGGTCGGTGAACTCAGCCAGGGGAGCCCGCATCTGCCACAATTCGTTGACAGTAGCCTCGGACGACCAGTGATTAACGTTGTAGCCCTGGGGGATCTCGACGACGGTGTTGATGCCGCGTCGCTTCCAACGGACAAAATCCTCGCTGGACGGCTGCCACACGCCAATCGGGAAGTACGGCGGCGTTGAGAGGGTGATTTGGGGCACGACTGTCTCGACGGCCAGTGTCGAAACATCTGGTCTCGTCGCAGATCCGGTTGTCATGAATTCTCCTGTAAAACAACTTTTACGGTTAGTCCTCGTTCGTTTCCAGCTGACTCAAAACGTCGTTGCCGTTCATGTTGGCCCGCTCCTTGATGGCAGCTGCGTCCCAGCGGTCGCAGTCGCTCAAAGCCTCAATCACGGCGTCCTGGGCCTGCTCGGCGCTCTGCCCGGCGGCATAGCCTTGAGAGTCGGGTCGCAGCGAACGCCAGATCGCCAGCAGGTTGGCCCGAACGTAGCGATTAAAGTTGACCTGGCTGCGTCCGGGGCCGGCGCTGGGCTGCTTCTTGGTGTGCCCGGCCACATTCAGCAACTGTTGAGCTTGCGATACGTAGACAAAGGCGTTGACGACGGAGTACAGGTGAGGCGAGTAGCTGCTGATCATGCACGGATACTCAGCCGGCTTACTCTTCCATTCGATCTGCTGCCATCCCCTTTCTTCCTCGTATTGGCGGCAGTACGACTCCCAGGCTTGCTCGGACGGGATGATTGTCCATCCCGATCCTGTTTCTTTTGTGTCCATGTCAATTGTTTCCGTTAAGGCGTTTTTGTTCTTTGACCAGCCATCTCTGGTTGCGATCGGCCCAGGCAGTCAGCAATGACTTTCGCCGGTAGCCGGTCTTGTCCCGCAGACGTTTGAGAATAGAGCGGATGGTCTCCGTGGGAATATCCAGCTCAATGCTCATCTCAATGCAGGTCGAGCCGACCGGCAGACGCATTGCCACGACAATTTCTTTGTAGCTAAGCTCCGGCTTTTCCGTCATCGTTATCATAGATTCTCCACGACTTGTTCAACTTCGCTGTTGTCTCCGATGGCGGGAATCTGCGGATAGTGCTGTTGCGTCGGGTTGTAGACAAATGCCCTGCCGTCGTGTCCGCAGACGTCGACCGGCCCATCCCAGATATACCTGTCCAAATTAGTCTCAATGAACGATAGGCGGCGTAGAAGCGTCAGCGATGATACGCACTGCGCGGTGTTGCCGGTCTTGCGACGAAGATTTTCGTACCCCTGCAAATTGTCGCCCCGGATGCCGACCTTCATCCACCACCACTCGTACGGGCAGTTGTACAGGTGTTTTTGCTTGTCCATCAAGCTGCGACCGATGGCGGCCGCCGGCTGGGTCTTACGCCGCAGCGCCCGAGGCAGATCCAACGCCCGCAGATCATCGGCATAGGCCACCATGCTGGTCTCGACAATCCGCGTCCACATATCCCTGTACCGCTCCTCATAGTCGATGGTGAACAGCTCGTTGCTGTCGAAGTAGTGATACATCGCCCCGCTTAGATAACACGGCGACAGCGGCATGCAGCCGCTGATCTGTCTGACCAGCCGGTCGGGATGGCTGACATCGTCGTCGTCCCAGAACATGACGTACTTGCCGCAATCCAGTGCCGCACGCAAACCGACAATTACCATGTCATGCAGGCTGACAGGCTGATGAACCATAAGCAAGGCGGCATTGCTCATGTCGTTTCTGGTGACGATTTCCCTCTCGTAGTTTTCGTCGTTGATGATGATCAACAGCTTTTTATTCAAATAGGTCTGGGCATTGAACGACCGGATCGATCGGCAGAGAAGCCCAAGCCGATCCGGACGGCTGATGCAGATCCCGATGATTGTTCCCGAGTCAGACATGGCTGTCCTTATTTGTTGATAGTGATAACGACGGGGCACTGGTCGATCCAAGGCCGCATGTTAAAGACGTCGGAAGGCATAGTCCCACCGAAGCCTATCTGCACGCTGGTCGGCTCGATGTGCAGCCGGGTAACCTGATCCAGCGTAAAATATTTACGTCGAATTGCCTGCACGCCGCAACGATAACAAGTTTCCGCGTGCGTAGTGATGATTCCCTCATCCTCCCAGCTTCTAAGTTCTGACGTGTCGTTGATGCGTGCCGGAAAAACCTGCATGTTGTCATTCAACACGAATGAAGCGCTGGCCTGCCAACAACTCGGACACGATCGCACACAAACAATTCGAGAATCCAGCCACGGTTTAAGCAACGGCAAGTCGACCTTAATCCACCCACGCAACGTTGCTTCGATCATGTTGCAGCCGCCGTGATGGACGACGGTCTTGGTCATCTCGTACGGCAGCATATACTGCTGGCCGTCGACCCAGGCGTAACACACGGACGGCTGACCATCCAGATGTCCGGTGATCTCCACGTTGGCCATCTTCGGCGAAATATTAGTGTGAATTGACGGGTTACCGCCCAAGGCAATCAGCGTGAAATATGTGTCGTGTAAATCGGCAGCATCGTGCTTGGTCAGGTCAACTTTAGCCTCGGTACATATCAAACCGATGTGCTCATCTGCACCGACCTTCAAGCGCATCTTGCTCTTGGCAGCTGTGAAGTCGGTGGTTAGCTCCACCCTGGCGGTTACGATCGGCTGCGCCCCGTGATGCTCGCTCCACGAACCTGACATGGCAGACATGGCAGTAGTATCATCCGGCAGCGACAGCAAGGCAGAAGGAGCGGCGGCAGAACCCAGGGCTAAACGCAGGAAATCTCGACGTGTGGACACGGTAAAACCTCCGATGAACTTAAGTGCTCGTCGGAGGTTTTACCCGAAAGGGTGAGCCAGCTCAAGAGTTAAGCCATCTCGACTAGACAATGTGTCGGGTCGATAAAAGGCTCTGCGACTAATAGACGGCAAGTGGGCGTCCCGTCGTTGACGGGCTCGGTGGGGTCCAAGTCAACGGCAATACGCCGCACGAAAGCTTCGTTGGGGATCATCTCGGAGAGATAAAACCCCAGTCCTCGAAGCTCGCGAGCGGTGATGTGCCGCCGCCGGCTGTAGGGCTGTTCCTGGTCGTTCTTCATTGGCGGGAACCTGCATGATACCGTTGGCCTCCATACCGTTTGCTGTATCCTGGATGCAATTAGGGTTGTACGCAATCGGTGTACCGTGAAAGATACTACCCAGACTACCGGGGGCAGGTAAAGAGAATTCTAGAAAAATCCACCAGGATCAGGCCATCGGGATGCTGATCGGCGGAATCAGGGCTCCGCCGCCGGGGATCAATACGTTGGCGGCGAACTTCAAGGCAAAGTTGAGAATCACCGGGACGACTGCCGCGAAGATAGCGTCGGCGTTGGCGGCAATCCGCAGCCGGTTGGCTTCCAGCAGCGCCAAAGCTTGATCATTAACCTGGTCGAGCGTGTCCTGGTCACCGGCAGCGCCGGCGTCGATAGCAATGCCGACGATGTTCAAGGCGTAGGTCTGCAGATCACTTTCGGCACCCTGGATGATCGGAGCCAAAGCCTCAGACAACGTCTGGGCGGTGATGGTCTTGAGATCGGTAATTCCGGCTGGGGTGATACGATAAAGCTGCATCATGGATTTTGCCCGCAGAAGAACCCACAGAAGAACACAGTTAGTTGGTCGCCGGCTTGGCTCCGCCAGCGGTGAGCACTTCACGTAGGATCTTGGTGTCGTTGAGGTTGGCTTGCAGCTTATAAGACGGCAGCTTGGCGTTGGCGTGGTCGTAAACGTCGGTGCGATTGCACACGTCGTTGAGCGGCGCTGAAATAGTGCTGGCCTGCACCGTGGGGTTGACCAGCTCACTGCGGACAAAGGACGACTGGCCCAGGTCGTGCGTCCGAGTAGCCATGTCCAGCGTAGTATCGGCGTTGATGTAGGCGTCGTGACGGTTCAGCACGCGGGTGGTAGTGCCGGAGATCTTGGTGGTGTCGATCTGGGTGCTCAAGACCGAGCAGCCGGCCAGCAAGCCGATACAGAGCAGTTGAAGTACGCGAAACGATGACTTGGCATGACGCATGGCCGGCTCCTTGAACAACTGAGGTTAGTCTGACGGGGCAAGCGTCCATTCTTGCCTGCGGCTCAGCCACGTTCTTCCGTCAGAAAACCCTCAGCCGACATCGCCGTGGCGCAAAACAACTTTTGTCATCCTTAACTTCTTCCGCCACACGGCGGGCAACGGAAGAACGGCAGCGCTTGAAAATCTAAATTAGCAGCTCACAGTTGTCAATAGCTTTCACTTGAGCACCGGGGTTTGTCTGCCGTCCATAATGTACCGGCGGCACCATTTGACCACGGCCGAGCGATGCTGCCCGTGAGCCTTGAACCTCGTGCTGATTGCCTGGGGATTGCCCCGGTCTTCGTTGGAGTACGCCAGCTTGTAGGTCCGGTTCAGCCGACCGCTTTCGGCCATCGCCGTGTAAGACAGGACGATGTCTTCGCCGTTGCCCGTGGGCACGCCGGGCAGCTCGCGGATGTGCTTGGTGCCCCAGGCCACCGCACGGCCGCACAGCCACGGGCTGGTGATCAGAGCACGAGTCAGGACGATCTCACACGGGCCAACCACCAGATGGGGCGTGTAGTTGCCGTCCAGCGTCGGCTGGCGTCCAATCAAGCCGTGAATCGTCAGCGGATCTTTCTTGTGATAATCGTGCAGCGCGTCAATGGTTGAAGCCGGCAACAGCAGGTCGTCGTCGACGATCATCACCGAGTTGCCTTCGGCGGCAGCGCCCATCATGTAGCGGGGGTACAGGCCAAAATCGTGATGAGACCTGACGTAATGCACCTTGTCCTTCAAGTCGTCGAACACGCCTGGCGGCAAAGGGCTGGCAACGCTGGCGTCCCAGACGATGATCTCGCCGATGTTGTGGCAGCCGTGATACTGCTTGACAAAACGGATCACGTTGGCGGATCTGGCCCAGTTCATGATCACCACGGAAATGCGGTCTGTTCTCACGATTAACTCCTGGCAACGGTCATCGGCATGAAGACAGTGTGGTCCTGCCAGTCGATCAGGGTTGCCTTGCCCCAGTCGCTGCCGTTGGGATTGATGCGATTGTGAAGAAGATTGTCGTTGCCGATGCAAATGTGGATCGCCCTGGACTTGCCGATAGTCGTGTCGACGTCCTGCTGGCCGGCCTCGCTGGGGCCGCAGTTAGGCAACACGCACCTGTGGTCGAGATTGACAAAACTGCACTTGATGTTCACGGCTTTCTCAGCCCGGAATATCAGATCGCAGTCCTCGTAGCCCCAGCCGGCGTTCATGTGCTCGTCATAGCCACCCAGCTGCGCCATCGCCGCCGCCGATGCAGCAATGCGGCCATTGCCGCCAGGGGAGGATATGACGCCCAACACGGCCTGAGGGTTACCGGGCAGGACGTGCCGCAAATTGCCCAGCTGCGACAGGTAGTCTTGATCCAGCAGACTGTCGGCATCGACGTTGACGATAATGTCGGCTTGCTCGGCCATCGCCAGGCGGATCGCCACGTTCTTGGCGTGCGACATGATGAATCGGGGGGCGGCGAACTCACGGTAAACCTTGACGATGCCGGCATGGATGTTGTTGACCATCGTGCGGCGCACCCAATCGAACGATCCCTGACTGCAGTTGTAGTCCAGGACGATAAACACGTAGTTGTCCTCGGGACGCGTCATCGCCACATTGTTCAGCAACGTAGTCTGCAGATTGGCCAGCCGGTCCCGGCACGTTGTGACAAAGGCAGTCTTCATGACAAAACCAGGTAGGACAGGCTCACTGACCGGGGTTATGCCCCGGCTTTCCTGAGCGTGTAAACAGGAGCGTTCGCAAAGATGCAAGGGCCGGGTTACCGGGGTATCTTTTACCCTTGAGTGAATCAAAGATCCACAAGTCATCCCTGCCAGCCTGTCCAGAAGACGTCGTTACGGGTTTTTTCCCCGGCATCTTCCACTGTTTATCGTGCCGGCTCATGAGACGTCATGACACGTCACCCGCTTCCGGCACGACCCTGATTTAACTCTTAGGAGCTGGGGTTGGACCCCACGGATTGCCTCCATGCCAGATGTCCCACTGTTTGCCACCGTACTCCGGTGCCAGCGCTGCGCTCAAGCCCAAGGCTCCAGCGCCGCCCAGTGCTCCGCCGATGCCCGGCGCTCCGCCGGCACCGAACGCCAGTCCGGCTAATGACATGATCAAACCTAACACTGCGGTGATCTTTTGTGCCGGCTCCCAACTGTTATTCTTATTGAAGCCAAGTTGCTTTAACATCGGGTCCAGAAAACTCATCAATCCGACAATAGCTGTCGCCCCGCCTGCACCGCCGGTCATTGCCTTCGCCATCAACTGCGTCATTTTCGGATCACTCTTGATGATGTTGGTAATTCGCTCTCCGGCTGCATCATCTCCACCACGATAAGCTGCAAGCTCTTTGCCTAAACTGGCGACAACCGGATCACTGCCTCCGGCAGATGCCATAATCTGAGGAGCTAGTTGTTTGACTAGCGAACTATTGGCGAGCCGTTTAATAGCTTCGGGGTCATTCTGTTGAGCTGCTGAAATATCGCTGGCCATCTGTCGTTTGGCTGGATCGGTGGCTAACGACCAGATATTCTTTACTCCGCTCATAAAATCACCAGCAGTCGGCTTGACCTTATCGAACGCATCGAACGCCGGACCGCCTGCCGCCTCTGTCATCCGAATCGGACCGTACGCCTGGTTGCGCACCGCCGTGGCAGCAGCATTGGGGTCTTCGCCGGGCAACGGCTTACCTTGCAAGGCGGTCTGCTGATCCTGTGCGTTTCGCCGTGCTGCCTCTAGCAGCTTGTTCGGATCGCCGTTGGCTTGCTGAATATCACCTGGCGTAAGCATGCCGCTGCTCATCGCCACTTGCGTCTTCATCTCGGGATTGACGCCAGGCCCGGAAGCGTTCTGAATATTTCCCAGCTGCTGAGTTACACTGTCGTTCCACTGTGCCGCTGACATGCCGTGCTGCTTGGCTACCTCGACAGCTCGTGCTGCTCGCTGATGCAAATCGTAAGCGCTGCCGACGCCAGTGGCCGTTAATGCAGCCAGGTTGGTGCCACGACCGAGGTTTCTCATCAAGCTGGTAGGCGTGCCTGCTTCCATTCCGCCAGTGCCAGCCCGAACCCAGTCCAATGTCTTAGCGACCGGACCTTCCGCCCCGATCGCCTTAGTGAAACCACTGTTTGGAGCAACTGCCTTACTGATCTGACCTAGTCCTCCTCGCAAACGGTTGGCGGAGCCGGCCAGTGTGGATGCAACTTCGGCCGGGTTGGTGTAGCCGAGCGTAGACCCCATCGCAAAGTCGTGTGTGGCCTGATTAAAACTCTGCAGCGCCTTATTTTCCGGCGCAAGCGCCCGCAGACCACTGGTGCCGGCACCGACCGCCAATCCGCCCAGCGTCATCGCCTTTTGTGCATTGCCGCCGGTCTGGTTGGGAAACAGCTTGTCCAGACTGCTGCCGGTAAAATTGCTGAGCATGGCTGTGTTGGCCGTGCGCAAATAAGGATTGGTCAGCATGCGACGTAATCCGCTCGCACCAGCTGCACCTTCCATCTGCCGGCCCACCGCCGGATTGAAAGCCGCCGCACCAGTCAAACCGCCCAGCCCTCGCCACATCAATTCGTGCTGCAGCTGTCCGGTGTTGGGATCGACGTCGCCGAAGTCCTTGCCCAGCTCAGCGCCAGTGCTCTGTCCGGCGTAACCGCCAAACAGCGTCTGGGCTGCAGACATGCCGACGTTGCCGACCTGCTTGGCCCGCTGCATTGCAGTCATTGGCGGCTTGACTGGCGTGCCGGGAGCGGGAGCCGGCGTTTCGCCGGCCGGCGTCGCTGCTGCCGCTGTTTCGCCGGCAGGAGCTGGAGCTGGAGCAGGAGCTGGAGCAGGCGGTGAACCCGGACTCGGTGGCAACTCTGCTTCACCAGGCATGCCCAGCCGGCCCGTGGAAGGCGCTGAGGGCCTGGATGGAGCAGGCATGACAGACTCAGCAACCGGTCGCGGCTGAGGCGAAGGTTGAGGCCGCATTCGCGGAGGCGTATACAATCCTCTGGAAGGTGCGACCGGTGGCTCAAGATTCATCTTGGGCAGCGGGTTGGCCCCGTATAACATTGAAGCCGGCGGCCGCGTTTTCAGCGCCTCCTGCATCCCGCTCGCCATACCCTTGCCGGCTTCGCCCATGCCGCCCAAGCCCTTGGTTTCCTCACCAGCGCCGAACAAGCCCTTGGCGCCTTCGACCAGCGCAGGGCCTTCCTTGGCAATTGCGCCGAACTCGCTGGCTGCCTTCTCCAGCTGCTCCAAGCCGTCAAGCAGCTCGTCGATGGCCGAGGGCTCCATCACGGCAGCCAGCTTGACGATCGTGTCGGCAGTCTGGTGCAGGCTCATGCCCCGCTCAAAACAGCCGTGCAGGAAGCCGGCGGCAAACGGGGACAGCGCAAAAGCTGATTTGCGATGCTCGGGCCACGGCTTGCCGCAGCGGTTGCAATTTCCGTCGTCGCCCCGTTCCATTGATGCCCCGCAATGCGGGCAATTCTCCCCCTCATGGCCGCCTGTCTTGAATCGGCTGGTCATCGCCGTGTCGAGCATCCGCTCATTGTCCAGATCACGCTTGGTCGATCCCGGTGGCATACGACGCATAACCTCAGTCAAATCGTCGTTCTTGTGGTGTTGGTCGAGATATCCTGTGCCCAGGCCGTACAAGCCGCCCAGGCCGCCGCCAATGGCAGCGCCAGCCCCGGTATGCCCGCCAGCGATGTTTCCGCCCAGGGCTCCCACGCCAGCGCCCAGGCCGCCCATCAGCAAAGCTTTGAGCAACCCCTGCTTGCCCGGACTGGCCATCATATTGGGAATGGGAGTGGCGTCGTCCTGGATGATATCCGGCATCCAGTTGCTCTGCCCCTGCTCAACGCGGGCCTTCTCCCACGGCTCCAGATCCTCGCGGCGGTCGCCAATGGGCACAAACGACCGCAGCAGGCGTCCGGGAATGCCGGGGCTTGCGCCGGCGGCGGCCTTGGCCAGGGTGTCGTATGACTTCTTGTACTGATGGCGTGGCAGCCGTGCAATGCGGACAGCCTGGCTGGTCTCGGGCATCCTTGCTCCTTTGCCGCCCATCCATGAGCGACACAGACCATATTACTCCCCAGACGGTTTCTCGACAATCACAGGACACGACACGGCGATTTGACTCGGTAGTTGATTATCGCCGGTCCGACGTATTACTGCTTGCGCATGCAACCCGAACTTCGGAATGGTCATAGCACTCAGTTTTACTTCGACGGGAAACGTATGCCCCTTGCGGTGTCGTCCGCGCAACGGAAGACCACTGCCCATTTCACGCACACGCGGCTCGTTCATGTAGCCGTCACGCAAAAGCGGATGACGCTTTTTAACGTCGTCGGGAATGAGAATCTCAATCTTCTCGCCGATAACTTCCGAGCGGGCATAACCGAACAAAAATTCGGCCTGGGCATTGAACACGACGATTTGTCCGTCGTCAGCGATGACCACAATGGCGTCGGCGCTGGCCTCCAATGCCTTAAGGTAAATCTGTTCGAGCGCTTCGACGGAATAGTACAGCTTGTTTCTTTGTTCATTGTCCATATGCCGCCTCTTGTCCGTGTGCAGCCTCAGCGTGACCTTCCGAAGCCACGGCGATGGCGGCTTCGATACATGATCCGGCTATCAACCCGTAAGGCACGCAAACGTTCTCCAGAATCCACGGACCGAAACGATGGTCTATCTCAAGAAACAATTCTTTGTTAGTAAAACTATGTCCAACCGTCCGGTAGAACTCACGCAGCTCATCGGCCTTGTCGCGGTACCACTGTTTCACTTCTTCGGTCAGTTGTAACGGTGACTCGTACTTACCCATGTGTCGCTGTAACACTTCGCTCTGGGCACGGCGCATCATGTAGTCCAGCATTTTATCGATTCGCTTATCGTGCTGGTGGACTAACGTCTCCAACACTCCGAACTTAGCCGCTTGCCGTACTAGAAACAATATAACGAGTACGAATCCAGCGAAAACCGAACCAGCCATACCGATAATTGTCAGACCGACTTCTATCGTCATTTCTGTACTCCTTTGCTTGCTGCTCGTCATTTTTGCTGCTCGTCCGTGAGCGGCACAGATCGATATTACTCCGCAGAAGGTTTATCGACCAGCGATCATGATTTGCGGTAGAAATGCTTGACCGGATCGCGGACTTCGATCATCCACCAGCGGTAGGCGACAAACCAGAAGGCCGTCATCGACCAGCCGAATATCGGCTCGCCGCATCCGCTCCAAATACGGCTGAGAAACCGCCGGCTCAGTCAGATGGACACCCATTCAACCATTTGCTCGATCATCTTTTTTCTCGACAAATACAGGAACGTAGTCGCCTCCTGTCCTGAGGCTCTGATCAAACTTCCGGCAGTTGCTGGCAAACTGTTCCGGGTCGGCGATCAGTTGCGGGCAGAATTCGATCCCGACGAGCTTGGCCAGATCCGTGTATATGTCACGCCAGCACAAATCGTCGGCTCGTCGGGTCACTACTTTGCGGATAGCGTGATGGAGCTTCAATATTTCGGCTTTAAGCTCCTGGTTGTTCATCGCGTCGATGTCTAAGTCTTTGCTCATAGGTTTATCTCCGCCGGCTTAGCCTTCTTGATTACATCCCTGAATAACGTCAGCTCGTACTTCTCGAACACAGAGTATTCGCCGTCGACGGGCATGTGGAATGGATCGCCGGGCTCGTACTGATCGACCCGGTACAGTGATTCATCAAAGTCACGAGATCCAGCCATGACGCGAAAGCGGAAGAAGATGTCCGGGCCGCCTTTGTATTCCGGGTACGACTCGACCTTCATGAACAGGCCGGCCTTGCTCTTCTCAGTGAACAGCACGCCGTTCGGCTGGTTGACCAGTTCGTAGAAACTCAGCTTGAGCATGATGCCTCACGTCAGGGTGCCAACAATGTTCTCCAGTTCGACGGCGACAGCCCGGTAGATCACCGACCGTGTTTCCTGCTGAGGAATTGACAGCGCATCGTTGGGAGTATCGGCCGACTCGCGGATAGCCTGGGCCAGCAACGCCAACACCAATCCTGGGCCGTGCTGATTTACGACACCAATCAGCACGTTCTTTAATTCCGCCGTGGTCATGTCAGTATCTCCTTTTCGCGAATGAAATGCTTGCAGACCTTGCCGCAGCCGTCATGATCACCTAACACGTCGCGAAAAATGAGGTCGCACTTGCCGCAGCGCTCACACCAACCGCCCGGCATGGACCAGCAATGCAACCCCAGCCAGCAAGGCGACCAGGGATGATGACCGGCAATGAACAGGTACAGCTGGTGAAACAGGTATCGCATGGCTCACATCATACAGCGGGCACGGCTGCCTGCCCATTACCGTTGTAACTTGGTGTTCCAGTATATCCCTCGGACAGCTTTGATCGTTGAAACGCAGAATCGGTCTTGCGCCGGTTAATCATCGCATCCCGCATCCTCTGTCGTCGCTCGGGAGTCCAGGAAGCCCGCTGCTTGGCCCGGCCGGCTTCCTTACGAGCTTGCTTATCCGCTGTCTCCTGCGCTGTTGGGTCACGCCGGGGTGATTCAGGCTCGGTCTCAGACTCACGCTCACGCGGAATAGGCGGCGAACGATACGGCAAATCAGGATGGGCCAGATGCCCGTTGATGGTGACCTGCCCGACCGACAGGTGCTTGCGGCTTCGCCCCAGCGCCAGCTCGTCAACCAGGGCGTCGTCGGCTTCCTGTCCGATACTGCCGGCTGCCTTCTCTATAGCCTGCTGTGCGCTGACCATCAGGCCGCGATCTTGAGGTGAGACCACCAGACGCTCCAGCAGGCAACTCAACACCTGCAAGCCGCCGTTGATCACCCGCAGAACGTTGGCCCCGGTCAGGCGAGTCAGCTCCAGTTGCGACCCGTCGTGGTAGTATCGCACGAGCATGTTGACGTCCAGCGGGATGTCGCCACGCTCGTCCGTGTAAGGCGGGGCTTCCAGCACCAGCTTGGCAGGCTCGGGCTCGTCCACCGCCTTTACCTCCACGGCAGCCGGCGGGTTGTACGGTGCAGCCAGCGGGTGGATTTCGCCCTTGGGCAAGGGAACCACGGCGGGAACCGGGGAACCGACAGGGAAGAAAGGGAACATCAGCGGCTCGTTGCGCTGGTTCTCTCGGGCAAAGCCGTGCAGCTCATTGACAAACTGCATCCACAGCGCTGCCAGCTGCATGGGCACCTGGCAGTCCACCTTCTGCATCAAGATGGTATAGGTGGCAATGACGTCTTCCAGCGTTTGATCTTCCTTGACCATGACGATCTTCCTTGCGTTACTGCCCGTTGGGCTGCATGGGGGTTGTCGGAATCAGCTCGAACGTGACATAGCGGCCCTGACTCGCGACATTCCACTGCACTTTCCAGTGCTCACTGTACGCCTTGGTGATCCGGTCCTGCAAGCACAAGTTGGGCACGATGCCGCACCGGACAATATCAAGAGTTCCGCTCAACGCTGGAATGGGATGATTGTCATCCTCGTTGAACAAGGCGTCCAGCTGAATGTCGATGAAGTTGGTGATGTGCTCGAAGGCGTCATCACCGGTGCATTGAAGTGGCGTGATCATGTTGTTCCTGATTAAACTGGTTAAGACTGCAAAAGAGGTTTAGAACTTACGGGTATCAGCTTGGTGACCTTGCGAACCGGCCGGCGGCGCAGCTCCTCGCTCAACGTGGGCTTTAGCTCGGCGGCAAGCTTGGTCACGCCGCCGGGCAGCAGATCGTTTAACACCGCTGCGACTATTTCCGGGGTAAGGTCATGGGCTTCGTCAAATAAAAGACTAACCCTATGGTTCAGCGGGTTCGACTGCTGATAATGACGCAAAACATCGGTCAGAGTAGCGCCGGCATCACCCAGGCTATCGTTGGATTCTACCGGCGGCGCGGGATTGGCGTCTGCATCGGCCACGGCGTCAGGCAGGGCAGCCGGCGGCATGATCGGCGGCACCCAGCTGTCTTCACGCATCCGGGCACGGGTGAAGTCATTGACTATCTGGTCTGCGGCGGCAGCCATGGAATCCTGCTCGGCCACCATCTCACGTATTTCTTGCGCTGGGTCGATGCCCATACTGTGCAGGATAGCTTGCTCGTTGTACTGCCGAAGGCGATCCACGTACTCCCGCGACGCTGCTCCGCCGTCGCGGTTAGGCATCCCGAGATATTCACGTACGAACGCATCGCCGTTTCGATTGATGTACGGCGTGCCGATATGGCTACCCTGACCGGTCGTTGAGACACCAACTGAACCCTCGGGACCTTGCGGGCCTGGATCTCCCGGCGGCGGCTCAATGTACGCAGTCGGCGATATTGACGAAAACGGGATAATCGTCTGTTCGGGTCTTGGCCGCATGCGAGTGGTCATCGTGCGGATGGCTGCCCCGCTGACGCCGTCGATGGCGTACTGGCGGATCTCGTTGAGAATGCTGCGGTAGTAGCCGGCGTAGTAGCTCACGTCGTCGGTGTCGACGCCGCTGTCCTGAACGCCGCAGCCTCGGGGAAGGTAAACCTGACGTCCACTGTCAGGCCGATCGTCGTTCTCCAGTGACATTGTCGCCGCCCGCCAGGGCAGCCAGTAATGCCGGTAGATCGGGCCGTTAGCCGACAGGTTGCAGTTGAACGCAGGACGCCACAGACGCGGCAGATCACGCGGCCCCCACAGCAGCTCGTGAAAGTTGCCGTTGAACCACAGATCAGGCACGCCCATCAGGTTGGTCATGGCCTGGTACAAGTTGGAAGCCGAGCCCGGCGCAACCGTTCGCAGACCCCACCACGGATTGAGATACAGATCATGGCCGACCTGGTTGCTGTACTCCGTAAGCGAGTCGTGTGTTTCAGACCGATACAGCAACGACTGAGCTGGTGATTGTCGAGCTGGGGGTGCTTCGCTCATACATCCTCCATGATAACTACATCCGGCAGGAGTCGAACCTGCGAACCCCTCGGTCTCGCCCTGCAGGGGGCACCTCGGGGTTTACCTGCGTACCATTAAGCCACTCTGGCACGGACGTACGTCATTCGCTTTCGGCCACCCGGATATTCTTGATCTCGTGCAGTGGCTGTTGGATGGTTGTCCCGTGATAGTCAAAGACCGCCACCGGGATCACACTGACCACCTCGGACTTGCGGCCCATGTCGCTGACCGTCTCGGTTACTATCTTGCTGGAGATCTTCACAGTTTGTTCGTGCCCGTCCGGAAACTTAACCAGCAGCTTGCCACTCTTAGGTATTTTGAACTCTACGCTGCCGACAAACACCTTGCGGCTGCCCCAGTCGTTCTCGTATTTAATCTTGGCCCATTTCATTGCTTCTCCCTAGCTTTGATATCCGGCGGGAATCACACACTTGAGAGCATACCGTTCGGTAGTTCCAGGGATCAGCTCGATACCAATAACCGTTACCGTCTTACCGGCGATCGTCCGCTGGTGGCCGATCGCCCCTTCCCAGATCCTTATATTGCTATTGCCGTCAACTTGCCAGCTCACGTATCTGGCCTCCGGCACCGGCCCAGGATCGGCGGTGGGAATCAGCTTGAAAATCTCCTCTTGATCCCGTTTGACCAGCAACTGCACCCGCGCGGGGTCTCGCCACGGGATAGCCTGAAAGGTCTTGTAAAAATCATCCAGGTTGGCGCAGTTCTTGGCCGCCACGTACACGGAGCACTCCATGTACTTGGTGCCGCCGGCCAGGTAATCGACGCGGACAAGGTCCACGCCGCTTTCCCTGGACAGCCGCTTGACCAACTCGTGAGGCTCGCCCTGCTTCTCGTTGCCGTCATCCTCGCTGCAGCTGAGGATTAGAACAAAGTTGGTGACCACGCTCATCGCTTCTCCCTTCGCGGGATTCGCAGCACCCGCAGAAACCAGTGAAACATCATCTCAAATACACCCCGGACCCGACCCATGTCCTGAGTCGGCCGGCCGCACCGGGGACAGAAGTTGGCTCTCTGCCGCACCTCGCAGCAGACCGGGCACCAGCGGACGTAGATCTTGTTCATGTGCTACCCCTTATGCCGAGGTATTGCCAGTAAGTCCTTTCGTCTTCGTCCATCATGTCCTTGATGGCGTTGTCGCTGAGCACTGCCCGGATATCCATTTTCCAGGTCCTCAACTCGTCGACGTCCTTGGTGAACCTGGGCGTCATGAGCTTGTGCCAAACCCGGCGAGGCTGGCACCACTTGCTCAGCCAGGCAAGACAGCGCTCCAAAAGCCCCGGCGTGGCAGCTAGCGGAGCCAAGGGCACAGCAACGAAGAAACGACTGAGGAATTGACGACGGCTAAGCATGACTGGCCTTCTGATAACTCTCTACAACGGCTAGAAGCTGTATGTACAGCGTCTCCTCGTCAGTCTGTTCTACTCTATCCATCACGTCCAGCACGAACTGACGGATGGACTCTATACGATCAACGGGCTCGGCGTCATCAAGACCGTCGACATATTCGTTGCGAAGTTGTCCAAGAGGAAGTTCCATGGCTACTCTGCTTTCTGTTCTTCCATCGCCGCGATCGCCGTCTTCTCCGCTTCCAGCTGCCCAATCCGCCGTTGCAGATACCAGACAGCCTTCTGTAGATCTTCCGACGTGTCAGCCGCCTTCTTGCCGGCCCTGGAAATGTATTTGACTGCGTTGCCCAGGCAAAAGTCCAAATCCCACGCCTCGATCACTTTGATCGCCTCGTAAGGATTGTCCTTGCCGCCGTAATGTGCCGGGTGGTTGACTCTGCTCATGATCAGGCTCCCGCGTCTCCGAATTCCTGTTTCAGCTTCAAGTACGTCTGGCGGCGAACTTCCAGCCGCTCCGCCTCCTCGGCCTTCGCTGCCTCGGCCTCTTCCTTCTCACGCACGGCGGTGAGGTTGAGCGTATGGCTGGCAGCTTTGACGAAGATGGTGGCCGTCTGCACGGACGGTCCAATACTGTCCTCGCTGGTGCCGCCGTGCGACTGGATGATCTCCATAGCCTCCTGGATTGCCGCCTGCGTGACCGTTGTGCAGTCGGGATGCTTGGCCCTGGTCTGCATCGGCACCAGCTTCTCGCCGCAGCTGATCGAATAGTCGCAGCCCTGGCCGAACTGCTTCATGTACAGGAAGAAGTCGGCCGACACGGCTTCTTCCTTGCGCTTCTCTTCCTGTGTAGGCGGGGCTTCCAGCCCGTGATGTCTTCGCCCGTATTGATCCACCTGATCGTTGACCACGATGAGGTTGGCCACGGCAGTACAGTTGACCACGATGAGGTTGGCCACGGCAGTACAGTCGGAGACCACCGAGGTGACCTTGCCTAACACGGACGGGTCGTAGACTTCCACCTTGCCGGTCAGCGAGCCGTCTGCCTCGCGGTCGATCCTGACAACGGCTTGATCCTTGGCGATACCGGCCAGCCGCAGCGCCGTGGTGATCTCCCGGCGGGCGTCCTCGGGTGTCTTGCCGTCGCCGGTCATGTCGATGGTCTTGTCGGTTTTGAGCATATCTTTCCTTTCAGTTGTGCCTGCTATTTTGCCCTGTTCGGGTGAAAGGTCAAGAGCCGATAAAATGAGCCGGCGGCGGGCCGGCTCAGGAGCGTTACAAATCAACTTTTGCGGTGAAGCCAACTTCTAAGGCTTGGGTATCGGACGGCTGACTGGCTGAGTGGCGGCCACCGACCGGGCTCCAGCCGTGACACCGTCATAATGCAGTAAATAACCTGTCTTGGGCAACGACAAATCTGTGAACTTGTCGTTGCGGACATTGAACAGGCTGTCCCACGACTGCGTAGTCATGAATCCGACTTTAGACAGATAGTTGACCGCGTTGGGAGACGGTGATCCCCTGTGTGTTCCGGGCCAGATGTTATGCACAATCAGGGAAAAACCCTTCGTGTCCACGGCGTTGATCCATACCGCAGAGTCCCAGCCGTAGCCAATGCGCAAATTAGGAGCCAGATAGGCATTGCTGGACAACAGGATGCTGCCCGCCGGAGCCGATCCAAAGACATTGATGAAATTACCGTCCGTGCCGGTGTTGATCCCGGTGTTATTGAAGATCATCAAATCTTCAATCGTACCGAACGGCCCGCTGGGCGTGACTGCGATCTGGCCGGTGCCGCTGATGTTAAACACATTGTCGCGAATCATGACGTGGTGGCCGACCTCGTCGATCACCAGCTGTGCGCCATCAACATAGTTGTTAGCGTAAACCACCCAAGTCGCCTGCTGATCCGGAGTCTGTCCGGGGCTGGGCGAGATTGCGAACGTGCTGGAATGCAGCAGGTTGTTGGTGACATAAACGAAATGCCCGATCCGGGTGTCGACCGTGGTCTTCTGTGCCTCCGCCTCATCGTCGTCCGGATACTGCTTGGTCAGATCATTGCCCGACACCAGAACGCCCACGACATCGTCATCGTTGATCCGTACACAATGCGCCCGAGTGGTGTTGGTCATCTGGTTGCCGGTGATGGTCCAGCCGCTGCCGTCCACCCAGGTCAAGTAGCCCCTCACGCCTTTAAGCAACGGAGCCTGGTTGTTCTCCACCACTACGCCTTGCGGCTGCAGGGTGCCGTTGATCGCGTCGCCGACATTAAGGAAGGTATTGCGCCGGACCACCAGGTTGGAGCCGCCCGCCCAGACCGCATAGCTGTTCAAGTCATCCGCCGGCCCGGCGGTCACTGCGTTGGGCGAATCAAACGCCAGGTCCTGTATCGTGATGTTCCAGCAGTCGGTGCCGACAAACAAAATGGCCTGTGAGCCATCGACGGGAGCAAACATCAAACTGGGAGCCGTGCCGACGCCGTAAGCGCCCAGCAGCTGATCGTGACCATTGAACCACAACGTCGTGGTCACCGGGTAAACCTGGTTACGGCAAAGAAAGATCTCGGTGTTGCTGCCGAACAACGAGAACCCCTTGTCGACAGTTTTCAACGGATGATCAGGTGATATGCCTGAATTGGCGTCCGATCCGTTGATTCCGTCCACGTAGTAGGCGACACGGGTGTCCGCAGCGATCGTGGCCTGGGTGGTGGCCGTGGATATCGCCCCATTGTCATCAGTTAGAGTCATGGTGATCGTGTAAATGCCGGCCTGGTCGTAAACATGCCCGGCGTTGAAACCGATCAGTGAATTATGTTGGCCGGCCGGGTCGCCAAAGTCCCAGCGGTAATCTGCGGTCAGCGGCGAGCCGTGATTGAGCGTGGACTGGATGGCGCTGACGTTAATCGCCTCGCCGGTTGTAACGCTAGTCTGCATGGCAGTCAGCACCGCCTTAGTCGGCTGAGCCAACATCCAGGCAGCCGGTCGGGTTGCCGGCCGGGTAGCAGTAGGTAAAGGTTTCGGAGCGGCCAAGACCATGACGGACATGAGCGATACGAGGATCGCAGATAGACAACGCATAGGAAACTCCTTGAACGTAAACGGCCTCCGGCCCGGAATGTTGGCAGTGAGGATGCCCCAGGCAGGCAGGTAAGTCAAACAAATAGATATATCCGGCTCGTTGGCGAGCC